CATACCCTGAATTTAAAGGCAGTTATATGTATATCTCAACTATATCTAATAAGCAAGGTTCATTTACCATCGAACAACTACCCCTCTACCCCGGCGCACTTGTCTTTGACGGAGTAGACGATTATGGTGTCTGTGATAACTTCCCTATTCTGACTAAGGAAAAGGGATATACGGTTGTGGTGTTGAGACAGTGGGATCAAGATTTCTTGAATACAACTTTGACAGGAGGACTGTTGTCAACTAGGAATTATTCCACGGGAGAAGGTGTAGCATTTGAAAAAATAGAATCCTCAAATAAGGGTTATTGGAATTTAGGTGCTGGAGGTATCATAGATTTTGCAAAATCACCATTTACATGGCAAACATCAAAACAATATAATAATGTTGGTATTTTAAAAGGTGACAAAAATCATGGAAAACCATTATGTGTAGGATGTGGATTGTCTGGAGGCCAACAGTGTGGTAGATTTGCTATCTGGGAACTTGTATTTCTCGACCACGATGCCACCGAAGAAGAACTGATCAAGATCAAAGACTACTTCGTCAAAACCTATCCCTGGCTCTTCCCCGACCAGGCATGGACAGTGGTAGGCAAAACCAACGAGGACGAAGATCGTGCTACTATTGCCAACATTACGGGCAATGGTAATGATCTTGTACTGTCGAATTTGGGGTTTGCAGAAGGGAGTGGGTATGGGTTGTATGCTGAGAATTATGCTGGTGGTAGATGGGTTCAATCTACTGATAGAGCGGATTTAACTTGGACGAGTTATTCTGTAAATATAACTTCAGTTAAAGTTGCGTCTACACAGTTATATTATCAATCCTATCCTGAACAACCTTCTTTTATAGTTCCTTCTTATAAGATAAAAGTTTATGGACTGAAAGATGGTCAAACCCTATCTTATAGACAAGCAACTTCTGAAGGGCAACAATTATATAAAATATCAGAAGATGGAACTTATACATTACCGTCTTTTCCATTTAAAGCAAATGGAGATTGGTATGGATTTACCTTAAATAAGGTACAAGAATCCTGTGACATTACTATAGAGCAAATCCCCGAATACGAAGGCTACCTGGTTACTGATGGGGTGGATGATAAGATAACTTCGTCTACATTTGAAATGGGTAATGATTGGACTGTAATAGGAGATTGGGAGCTTATAAATACAGGGAAAAATGACAATGCTGGTATTGTAAAATTTAATAGTATAGTCATTTATAATTATAATCCAATACTTATTAACATAAAAAATGGTAGAAATAATTTGATTCCCGATCAAAATACCGTTAATGCAATTTGTTCTGATGGCAGGATTTATTCAAAAGACTGGAAAGAATCTATTTATAATGAAGAAACGGAATCTACCAGTAAAAATCTCTTAACTATAGGATATTCAGGTAACGATTATACTAAAATTGCTTTCAGAAACTTAGCGATTTATCCTACAGTCCTCTCCAGGGAAGATTGTATCAAAGCATATAACTATTTACAAACTTTAAAAGCAAAATAATATGAAATTCATTATCATACCAAAAGAAGTATATGATTCCGTATCTGAAGAAAAGAAACGTGAATTAGGAACAGGTAGCCCAAGAGCGAGCGTAGACGGCTCTTGGGTTATTTTACACGTAGAACATTATGACCATCTATTTAAGTCTTTAGACGCGCAGGCTGATGACGATCCTCAATATCCGTATTCGGTATATGATAGCCCTTCTTCTGAGTTTGAATCTGTTCTTTCATCTAAAGAATGGGTGTCTGATGTTAATGACGAGTGTCTTTGATCTTGTTATGGTTGGGGCAATTACTATATTTGTAAAAAGTTGAATAATTAAAGCGTGTGGTAGCGTTATCTACCATATAATCATCATGTTTCAGATAATAATCGGATGCGTTTTGGCTAATATCCTTACGATAGCAATCATCGGTTTAGCCCTGTATTTAGTGTATCGTAAAAACGAAGATCGTTTAAAGGCTTTGGATTCTAAGATTGATCAGAAGGTTGAGGACGTAAAAAACAAGGTTGGTGCGGTGATGGACATCGTAGACCAGGTCAAGAAGTTGTTGGATAAAATTAACAAAAAATAAATATGGCAGAAATAGGTTATAACAGTAAATTCGAAGGCCAGGAGGTTGATTCCAGACTTGAGAATGTGGTGCAGGCTGCTCCTGGAACAGGTTCGGAGTCGGGGAAGGGAGGCCTCATCCCGGCTCCCCCTGCCGGAAGTCAGGACGGTAGCAAGACTCTTCTTAGTAATATGACATGGGGAGATCATGTAACAAAACAGTACATAGATGATGCTGTTTCGGCAGCAGGGTGGAAGAAACAGATTGTTAGCAAACTTCCTACTGTTGAAGAAGCGAAGGATAATGTCATGTATCTTGTAAAAGACGATGTGGCATCTACAGAAACTAAAAACGTGTATAACGAATATATTTTGGTTACTGAAGAAGGTGGAACTAAGGTGCTTGAATCACTTGGTATGGTAAGTACAGGAGTAGATTCATCTTATCTTGATTTATCCATATTTCCCAGTACTTCTGGAACTCTTGATGAGGATTCGTATGCAAAAGTTCTGAATGCTTACAATAACAATATTACATTAGGTAAGCTTAGTTTTTATTATTTTTCTTTGGATTATTTTTTAGACAATGATAATTCTGAATTAAAAATAATAGCTGTTTTATTTAATAACACCAACTCAAAGGAAGACGTATCTGGATCTTATATAGACATTGAGATGGTAACTTATGTTGTTTCCCAAGATAAGACATATAGAGCTATAGCTAATACGGCTACGTTGTCTAATGACATGTTATCTTATTTGAAGTTTATGGCTAAGACTCCTAATGTTGTCACAACATTAGCAAGTTTGCCAATAGATGCTCATAATATCATAGCCAACGTAGCTTCCGCTACGAACTTGTCTATGGCCGTATCTGCTGAGGATGCTGGGAGGGAATGGCAGGTGCGGGTCAACAACACTACCGGCACAGACATCACGCAGCCGCTTCCTACCTCTGGCCTGTTCCAGAGCATGTCAGGCGATAGCGTAGTAGTACCTAAAAATAGTTTTATAGAATTAAGTATCTGGTATATTAATGATAAGTTAGTTATCAGAGTAGGTGAACAAGCTTAACAGAAAGGATAGAGTATGGTTTATGTAAATAAAAACGTAAAAGGTTTTTACTGGGAAGGATACGAGTTGGATTCCTCTTCTTACGAAGTAGGGTATTCTTACCAAGATTTCTTAGATGGTAAATGGGTTCAACTTGACTCCGATCAAGAAAAATTCCATCAAGACAATCCTGATGCGAGTGTGAAAGAAGTTATTGCCATGCAGCTTGACCCGGAGCCTCCTGGACCAACTGAAGAGGAGTTGCTTGCCAAGGCTAAGGATAAGAAAGTTTCTGAGGCCAGGGAATATGCTTATTCTGATGCTGTCCGCTCTTATAGCTTGGATGGTAAACAGATATGGTATAACAGCAGCATGAGGCAGAAGGTTAAAAACGATATTGATGTAGCAAAAGGGAGCGGGATATACACCGTATCTGTAGCAGATTCAGAATACGAGCTTGATATTGCTAATACGGCAATGAATGAAATGCATGTATATGAATCTGAATGCGATGATCGTACTGCTGCCATAGAAAAGGAAATAGCTTCTAAAATTGACAGGAGTGAAGTTGAATCTATGAAAGTGGATGAAGGATATCCTGAGAAGTTGGTAAGGACAAAGGATCAGATCATAGAAAAAAATAAGATCCTTGAAGCTAACGATCCGGAGAAGGCTACAGCCATGTACATGAGGGCGATGATCAATACGCCGGCTATGTTGGAGAATACTGACCAGAGTCTTGCTCTTAAGATAAAAGGATTGTATCCTATTTGGGATAAGGATGGAGTTTATGGCGACAAAGGTCTTCCTATGGGAACTGCTGTTGTAAAGGGGCAGCGTTTTCGTAGTAAAAACCAGCCTTCAGATTTGGATTGGACTTTGTTTGAAGTAAGGCAAAATCACAATCTACAAGCTGATTGGGTTCCTGGTCAGGGAGGTGGAGCCGAAAGTCTGTATATGGTTGTTCAAGAAAAGCATTCAGGTACCGTAGACGATCCTATTCCTTGGGTATATAATTCTATTTTAGAGAACGGAAAGTATTACATAGACAAAGAAATTAAGTATCTTTGCATAAGAGATTCAGGCATCCCTTTGGCTTACGAGAATCTTTCTGATCTTGTATCAGCCGGATACGTAAGGGTTGTTTAGGTCGTAATTTGTTGTTAATGTTATGGATGGCCCCTGTATATTTATTTATGCAGGGGTTTTTCTTTAATCCAAACTCCGCTTATTTTAATATTTGGTAAGGTTCTGATTATCTTTGTGAAAAAGGTTAAGTTATGGAAAGAAGTGATATTATAAAAGAATTGAGTCAGTATTTTAGTATTGTTGAATTAGTTGGTCCTAAAGAATACGGTAGAGACAAAGATCTTTGCTGGAGGTATTTAAGAACTGAATTGCTTCACACGATACTGGTTTTAAGGAAAGACATATTGAAAACGCCGATGACGGTTAATACCTGGAAGTCGGGTGGAAGGTTTGATGAGCGTGGGTTTAGGAACAATATTTCGGATATAGTAAAATCTAAGACCGTATCAGGGTCTTTGTATGTCAGTCCTCATATGCTTGGGGCAGCCATCGATTTCGATGCTAAAGGTATGACGGCGGAGGAGGCAAGGAATAAAATAATTCAGTCGCAGGATTTACTTCCTTGTCCTATTAGATTAGAATCAGGTACCAATTGGGTCCATATTGACGTATATGACTCTCTTGGAAGTAGCAAGAAAGTAACTATGTTCTAATATGGCTTACAGATTTGTAGGAAGGATGAATTTAGAAAGTTTCTGGGCTTTTCTCATTTCCGGATTATCAGCATTGTGGATGAATTTCCAGGAGATTCACCACCTTATATATTCTATATTGTTTATATTAGCTATAAATCTTTTGTTAGCTACTATAAAAAGTATCAAGCACTGCTATATCCGAAGAAAGAGAAAGAGACCTTTTAAGATATTGACATGCATAAGCGAAATGGGAGTTTTGAAAATTCTTCTTGAGTTCGCGGCCTGTTCTTTCGGGTTGTTTACCATATCCGGAATGGACCTTATTATGTCTATGGGAGGGCATAAATCCCCAGAGTTTATAGACATGCTTCTTCAGTGGATTACAATATTTGCCTTAATATTATACGGTGGAATGGCATTCAAGCGCCTCGGCGACCTTGCACCTGATTTGATGATAGTAAAAGGCGTTAAGTACTTCTTTAGTAAAGTAAGTTGGTGGCAAAAAGTTCCATTCGGAGAGGAGTTAAAAGAAGGTATAAAAAATGGTGAAATACAAGATCTTTTAGATAATAAAAAGGAGGGTAAGAAATGTGTTTGCAAAAAATGAGGGTAGGGCATGTGTTAGGAGTTCTTCTACTGTGTTTTATATCTTTCTTGTTTGGTAAAACATGTAAGAAGAAAGAAATAATACACAATATAGAAATAGATACGGTAATAGATACCATTATCCAATCTATTCCTGTTCCTCAGTATATAGTTGACGTAGGGGAGGTAGAAATACCTTTCCCTATGGATGCTATAGTTGAAAAAGATACGATAAAAGACACTGTTTATATCAATATTCCTATACAAAGAAAAACATACAACACAGATGATTATCGGGCTGTTATAAGCGGATACAGACCTAATTTGGACACTATGATCATCTACCACAAAAAAGAAATAATATACGAAAAGAGCCGGCGCTGGGGCATAGGGCTGGCGGCGGGGTATGGGGTTGGGCGCGAGGGCTTCTCCCCCTACTTAGGCGCTGTGGTCTATTATCGGATATGGTGATAATCACCTCACCTTTTATTTAATGTCCAATAGTTTAAACTTTTATCACCTCATTTACTTATCTTTGTAGAAAAAGATAAGGTATGAACTATATCGATATTTTACCACAGATAAGAAATAACATTTTCTATGTCAGGATAGTAATGACCAATTATGATGTAGAAAATCAGATGGTTATTAGAATAGTAGCCAGAAGAAATGACGGTCTGTACAAGACGGAAGTAGTACAGTATCCAAATGAAGGAACTGATTACGGTGGAGAAATTATTGTTCCTATGTTTGGCATGGCTAAGTCGTTGGTGGCCCAAATAGTAGGAGTCAAGATAAATGGTACTGAGGTACGTGTTAATAGCACTGAGGTAGAGGGAGCCGATATAACAGCCAGATACGATGATTCCCTTACCAGAATGGGGTGGGAAGAGAGCATGAACAACATCCATCTTGATTTTGAGGTTGTAAGTACAAACAACCCTAAAACGCTTCGCATAGCCGATCAGTCGGAATGGGGGATATTGGCCGACAGACCGGCTATTATAGAGATTGTACCACCTGAAGATGAGAATAAGTATGTTTATTATCTTGGTAAGAATCAGCTGAATGTATTCAACAGTAAGACTCTTGGCATAAATCCGGGTCGCGGAAATGATTTTGAAAACCTGAAAGATGGTATATACGATATTACCATAAAAGGCAGTCCTTCCTCTTATTCATTTAACAGAAAGTATTTAAAAACAGATCTGATCCGTCTTAACATAGATAAGGTATGGGCCAGGTCAACTGTGTTATGTGATCATGAGGATGATGACGTTATTGACAAAATAAAAGAAATAGAGTTTCTTCTGGCTGCGGCTGAAGCTAATATGAGATTAGGGAATTTTGAAAACGTAAAACAATTATATGAAAAAGCATCTAAATTGATTTATGTTCTCAATAATTGTGAAAATTGTGGTTGTAAAATATAATCAATTAAATATAAGTGAATTATGGGATGCGGATGTGGAAGAAGCAACATTGCTTCTGTTAATAAAAGTCGGGCTATAAAGCCTCAGTCGAATACGACACCTAAAGCTGATTCTAATGTGGCTTGTATTCAGAAATATGATGAACTTGCTGTATTGGACAAGAAAATTATAGACCTTCATCGCAAGTTCAGGTTTGTAGGAGGTGTAAGTAAAAGGTATGCTGATATTCAAAAGCTGGTAAGAGGCTGGATCGTTAATTTGAAGAACGAGTGCCCGGATCCTGATGATCTTGCTACTTATTCTGAATACATAAATAAAGAATACGCCAGGTATTTTACCTCGAAGTGATATGGCAGCTACCGGAAGTACACAGCAAATTCTTTTCCCTTCATCTTACTTATGTGAGTGTGCTGATCGTTTTATAGCATGTAAGGCTGATCAGTATCTACAATATCATAAGTATAAGGTAGGTATCAAGCCTGATATGGATACGGTTCTTAAAATAGATCGTATGAGAAGAATCGTATGTGAAGGGGAATGCGGGTTGTGTCCGGATGAGATTCAGAAATTTAAAGAAGAACTTAATAAGATCTTGTCATGAAAAAGATGTATTACAACAAAGAATACAGAAAAGCTTTCAAGAAATCGGACTGTCCGGAAGATCTTGGTTCTGAAGAAATGTTTATCGTTCATGAGGCTGAATTTTGTTCGGATATAAGCCAAGATGATGCAGATAGGAAAGCGGAAGAGTTTGCGGATAAAGAAGGTCCGTTGTATGCTAATAAAGTAGGTGGCTGTTGCGAGGTATATTATAACACAAGACAGGAAGGTGATTTCTTTAAAAATGATTGTCCTGATGGTCAAAAACAAGAACAACCTACACATCATGTGATAGAGGCCGGGCGTGTATGGTCTAAGTTTAGTACCGAAATAGCCAACTACGAAGCTGCGAAGATTCTTGAGCAAGAAGGGCAGGCTGCCGCTAACGAATCTGGAGTATGTAAAACCGTTTATTACAACGAAGATCAACATGGTTGGTTTAGTAAACGTTGTAAGGAAGGATGGAAGGCTCCTGAGAAATACAGGAGGATATACGCTGGTACCGTAACGTCTTTCATTAGCGTTGATGATGCCAATGAAAAGGCTAAGAAGATACTGGAAGAAGAGGGCATGAAATGGGTTAATGAAAATACCAAATGCGAGCCTGTTGTTGATGAATGCAAATTTGATTTTTGAAAATGAGCAACGTAAAATTTAATCCGACAGAAGGTGAGAATGATAAACTGGTGTCGGTGTTTTCTGAAATAAATGAAGGTCTTGATACGACTTTGAATTACACTATTTCCGATGAAGGGAATAAGGCTAAGAAGAACATCGTCGTTAATCAAGTTGGTAAAAGGGAAAAGTTTTTATCGAAGAAAGGGGAGGAATCTGAGCCTTTTGTTTTGTCTGATGGTAATACTTTCAACGTTCTTAAAGAAGGTGCTTCAGGATCGGCATCCGCTTGGGCTGAGGATCAGCTTCCTCCAGAAGCCACAGAATCAGTTGGCGACAAAAGCCTTCTCCCTTCTTGGGATTTTTATCTTATAGACATGACTCAAAATACCGGAGACAAAGTGCGTCCGGTAGGAAAGCTTCGTAAGAATAATCTCCTTAGATTTGAAAACGGAGATTTTGCTCCTACGGTGGGCATAACCGAGGAAATGAGAGCCGAATGCGATGTGGAACTGTATTTGGATAGCGGTCATAAAAATAAGTATTGTGATGCCGGAGCATTTGACGCTAAGGCTTTTTACGAAGAGTATGGTATTGGTCAAAAACTTTATAATGTATCAGGGTCAGAGGTAAGGATTTTAAGACCTTGGGAGACTACTTCAAAGAATTATAGCATATTCTTAGGATGTAGCAAGAGCCTGTATGTAGCTGATAAAGTAGTTGGAAAAAGTGGAAAAATATGGTCTGGGGTGTACGACGCAGACACGGTCCCTATGCTGGACGGACTTGACCTGCGCCAGACGTGCCCCGTGCTGCCTCCCACAGCCTTATCTCCTGGACCGGTATGTACAGTAGACTCCAAGGCAAGATCTTTCTTTTTCTTGTATGAAGGAGAAACAAATTGTAAATCCGGAGCCGGAGTTGGTAACGCCTGCACAATGTTTCTAAATGGAAGAACTTATCCGAGATGCAATGATGTAAATCAAATCAATATAGCTAAGTATTCGAGGGCTAATAACGTAGATCCTGAATCTTCTTATCCTTTTTCTGAAGGTGGTTTTTTGACCTTGAATGCCTATATCATATACCTTGAAATGCTGTACGGTACTAAATACTTGGTTAATCCAGATACTTTTGGGGGTGGGATATCGAGCAACAATGGAATAGGTAATGATGTTAATTATAGGAAATATGGAGGGGTAAAATATCGTAAAAAAGGAGAAGAGATCTGGTTGTATGGCGCATGGGCTACAAATTCTCCTATTATCCATTATGAACCTACTAAAAAAACTCATTTCTCTAACCTCATAAATTCAGAGTATCCTAAAGAACAGTGCATGGAAAGCCAGATGGCGGCTTCTTTTGCATTTGAAACAGGAGTAGAGGAAGGATCAGAGTTTGATTTTTATGGAGGAAAATACTGGTATAAGAACGTCCAGGGAGCCAAGAGTATGGCTGAAGGTCATATGAATGTTATTGTGTTTAAGGAAATGACTGGTACCATATCGGCCTTAAACGAAAATGACGAACCGGCAGAATTTGATTTGGAAGTTATTTTAAGGATGTCTTTGTACGATGGCATGAATTTGTCTGGAGATGTCTTTAGGTATTGTGGAGGAGGATACGAACAGGTAGGGACTTGTTTAAATGATCCTAATGTCACTCGAATAGGTAATACTATTGATATTTATATAGAGCCAGATCAAAAGAAATGGACATATGAGAAAAGGTCTACTATAAATAATGGTGAGGTTTTTGATTTTGAATCCAAATATAAGAAGATAGCAACTACCCAAAATTTAGGAGATGGTCATGTTTTACATCGTATCCCTTATACCGGATGGAAGGGTAAAAAGGGAGGAAATTATAATTCAGGAGAATGTTTTTATACATGGGACAACTGCTACTGGGCCTCATCTGTTGGTATAAAGTCCAGAGTGGCTGCTCGTTTCGGCGGTCATGCGTACTATGGCTATTGCTCGCCTCGTGCTCTGATTGCGAATTCCGCCACTTCTAGTACGTCTCGCTACCATTGCGGCCTTGCCCAGTTGTTATTAGACGTCAGTCAGCCGCAGGCCTGAGGGGTTGCATCCCTCTGATGGCGCAGCCATCATAAGCGCAGCGCTAAGGCGCAGCCTTATATACTATATCACGGCGCAGCCGTATCTTGTTAATATAATATTTTATAGCTACAAAACAAAAATTTAAAATATTTAATATAAATTGTTTTGTAGCTATAAAATATTATACATACATTTGCAATGTCATTAGACAACAGAGATGGTTAACATTATAAACAATAAAAATCTATTCAATGAAATCCGTTAGTCTGCTAACAAGTCTTACATTGGGATCTGACCTCTGAAATAGCAAATAACGGTTGAGAAAAAGGTTAAAAAGAATTGGCTGCTCGTTTCGGCGGTAATGCGAACAATGGCAATTGCTCGCCTCGTAATCTGAATGCGAATAACACCACTTCTAATACGAATCGCAACAATTGCGGCCTTGCCCTGTGTGGGCTAAAAAATTGGGTATATTCTTTTTAATCTTTCCCAGGAGTGGAGAATCAATAAAAGACAAGCGTATGAGGTTATATGATAAAAATATGATAGAGATGCGCGACGGTCGTAAGCCCGTCATTAGCCCACAACTGAAATCAGTTTCAAACTATATAGATATAAGTTTGAATGATATTAGAGAAGCATGCGAAGCAGCATTTAAAAACCATTCTAAAAAGAATGATGTTGTTAATTTTAATTCTGATTTTGATATTAATTCGTTAAAATTGTATGAATGGTATTTAGATGGTACTTATGTTAGCAAAATCAAATATCGCAAACTTGTAAAAGAAAACAAGAATGGTAAGGTTCGTGAAATAAACAGCCCGGATCTTACCACCAGAATCTATCAGCATCTTGTTTTAGTAAAGTTAGGTCCTTTGTATTATGAGAAGGATAATATGAATGGTCTTAATTGTAAGCCTGGATTTGGCATAACAGCATCGTCTAAATCAAGGTCTCTTATTAAAAAGATGAAGCACGTTTATTATGATAGACTTGATTTGAAGTATTGCCTGGTTATAGATCAACGTAAATGTTATAACCATGTAAAAGACAAAGTATTTAGAAAAGTACTTAAGAACTTTATTTCAAATAAAAAGTTTATAGATTTTGTAATAGACGTAAGTTTCGTATCTGGAGAGTTACCTATAGGAACCCCTACAAGCCCTTTCATTCATCATCTCCTTATGAAAGATTTTGATGATCTTGCAAAAAGAATAGCTCCTTTTTCATTGAGATATGCCGACGATAATTTCCTTGCTTTCTATACTAAGGAGGATGCTAATACTGCCAAATGGAGGATTAAGAATTATTGGTGGTATGAGCTTAAGATAAGATCTAAAAGGCATACTTGTATTATAACAGACATGGATAGACCTCTTGATTTTTGCGGGTATGTTTTCCACCGTAATAACAAAGGCGTATCTGAACACAATAAAGGTTATGTGACAATAAGGAAGAGGGTAGCCAAAGACGCGAAGAAGTGTATTACAAATGAAAGCTGGTCTTCTTACTTCGGTCTTTTAAAACACTGTGACAGTTATTCATTAATGTCAAAAATAGAAAATATCATGAAATTACGAGATTTAACAAGCACGATTCGTATTGATAAGAAAATGGATGCGGACAACATCGATGTCAAGAACCTTGAAGGTATTGTATTTGATATTGTGAACTATGAAATACGAAGCAATAACAAGAATGAACCAAACTGGATAAAGTGCTTGATAGGTATTCCTGAAACCAATAAAGAAGGGATTCCTACTGGCAGGAAACTCGCAAGGGAATTTCATGGTAATTATCAAGGTATAGTAAATTTTATTTCAAAATGTGAACTTACTTATGGCAAAGATGCTATTCTCCCTATTACCGATGTAGAGATAGAAAACAGATGCGGATACGTTTTTAAAGGCAGCACTAACCGCTTGGAATACATTGATTGACTTCTTATTGTGATGGTGTGAATGAAAATTATTATCTTGCACCAAAAAAAAAGAAAGTCATGAATTGTAACACTTGTAAAGATGACAGACCTGATATTCTGAGATCTAATATCTGTATCGGGTCTGATCCGTGTAATGACTGTACGGACAATTGCGAAATTCTTCCAAAAGAATGCGATTGCCCGTATGGTCATTTAAGCGATCATTGCATTCATTATACAGGATGCAAGACATTCATATCCAAATTAACTCCAGGTATGCCTTATAATGAGGTTATGCATAATATAGAGCTGGTTTTTGAAAACATAGATAAGTTTTTGGATAGGATGGTTGAAGAAAATACGCTTCTAAAACAAAGGGTTGAACAACTTGAAAAACAGCTACAAAATGGAAAAGAGTGCACAAATTGGTAAGGACTTAAGTGGCAAACACGTATATGTTCCACATGTGGACGAGACGCCGGTGCCATGCCCGGACGGATACACCTGCACGAACTGCGTGTACTGCGCTGACGGCATTAACGCTGGCTACTTCAGTCTGGCTCAGAAATCTGATCTTACGGCTTTAATCAATGCAATGATATGCCGTATGGAATATCAGGATAGGGAAATAGAATTTTTAAAACAAAAAATAAATATTTTGAGTAACAATGGCAATAACAGGTAACGGTTGTTTTGGCAGTCATGGTGGGTGCGAACGCCCGCATCATTGCAATATTCCTTCTTCTAACATATTCTATGATGGAGAAACTATAGAAGAAGCTGGTTTGTATCATGGTATGCCTTTAGACGGGGCTTTGGCTAATTTAGCCAAATACGTTTCAAGGGCTATTAACGTAAGTGGATCTGTCAATACAGAAGTATTTGACGGTACTTCTCATGTGGTTCTCAAAAAAGATCCGGCAGAGATTTTGCTTGTATCTTATTGCGGGGGTGTCGTGCCTTCTGATATGTATAAAGTCCAGGGTCGTACTGTTAGGTTCTGCCGGGATATGTGTCAACAGGATGAATTTGCTGAAGTGAGGGTCGTGTACCGAGAAGAGGCAAATAGTTCTTATGGGTTCCATTGTTAATTTAGGAGGATGAGAAATGGCAGAAAAATGCAAAGGATTTATATGTGGGGGTAATCTCGTTGATGGCTCTGTGCCTTCTGATAAGTTAGATAAAGAAACCATTATCGAGCTTATTAAAGAGATTCTGAAAGAGGAAATGCACGAATCTTGGCTTAAGGAAATAATAGAAACCATACTTAAGGAATCTATTGATTCAGATTGGCTTCGTGAGTTCTTTAAAGAAGTTCTTAAAAAATACGCTAAAGAGGAATGGTTTAAGGATATTATCTGCGGCTTAGGATGTGTTGGCGTACAAGAGATATTTGATGTTATTCCTACTGACATAACATTTGAAGCCACAGGCGGTACGGCTACGGTACAGGTTGTGGTAGATGATGGCGTTGAATGGGAACTGACACTTTAATGAAGGAGGGTTATTATGAGCAAAGAAAGAATATATAAGATGGATGATGGTTCTTGGCTTACCTCAGATAAGAAGGAAGGTGTCGGTCGTGATAAAATGAATTTCGATGCTCCATCTTGGAAAGGAAGGGAAGATAGGATCACTATCCGAATTGTGAAGAAGTCCGATACCGAAAGCATGAAAGCCATTACTTTCAAGCAAAAAGGTATTAAGATCACAGAAGTGTCGGTTAGTAGGCTGGAGTTCCCTATATCTGGTGGAGATAAGCAGATCCTTATTACTACCAACGCCGCTTCTATCAATGCCCTTATTACAGGAGATAGTGGTATAAAGGGTGTTATAAAGGCATTTACCACCGCTTCTGGTCTAAATATTGATGTCAATGATATTAGGCTTGATTATGGTTTCCCTGGTGATCCGGGTCTTGAAGACACGTTCCAGGTTTCGATGATTGTTTCCATGCCTGGCAATGAGGATGGGAATGAAGTTAATGAGAACATAACTATAAATGGTGTACTGATTCCTATTTATCAGCCTGGAAAGGTCGTTCCTTACATTAAATTGGATAAGGAATTTGAACAAATTGAGGGTGATGAAACAAGCACGCAGTTAAGTATAGAAAGTAATATAAAAGATTATGTTATTGAAATAGTTGAATGCGAGTCTGTGGATAAGGAGGAAATCTACCTGGACAAGGATGTTGTTGATCTTGATTCAGATGGATCACCGGAGGTAATCAACGTAAGTACAACTCCCGAAAATTTAAGATGGAGGATTAGCGAATGAAAGTAGGTAATTGTTGGGCGAACATAGATAAGAAAGAAGGCAGTCTTAACAGTAAGGTTAATATTTACTTTGATGAAAATGATACTGGTGCCAACAGAAGTGTCAAGATAAGGGTGTCTTCCAGGGATGGTAGCGTATCTGAAGAATGTACGGTAGTTCATAAAAAAAAAGAACAGGTAGTTTATAGAAATAAAAGGCAGTCGGCTCTTTTCACAAAAGAAGGATGTAATCCTGAGACAGAGAAAGGGGAAGAGCTTGAGTACGTTGTTGAGGCCGGAAAATACACGTCTATCATATCTCAGTCTGATGCTGATGACAAGGCTATGAGAGACATTGAGCAAAATGGTCAGAACTGGGTTAATGAGCATGGTCGTTGTATAACCATATTATGGTACAATGTCAAGAAATCAAAGTCGTTTAGAAAGAACGACTGCGATCCTGATACCGAAGAAGGAAGTTTGGTTACGATGACGATCGAAGCCGGGCAGTTCTCTTCTTCCATAAGCCAAGAGGATGCTGACCGTAGGGCTGAAGCCGAGTTGAATGCCAAAGGTCAAGACTATGCTAATTCTCATGGCACTTGCAATACCATAAAATGGTACAACGACAGGAAATCCAAAATGTTCCAAAAGACAGATTGTGAGGTAACTGAAGTTGGATCTATGGTAGAGTACGTTGTAGAAGCCGGCCGTTTCTCTTCTTCTGTTTCTAAGGAAGATGCTAATCAGAAGGCTTTGGAAGCCTTGGAAGCTGAAGGTCCAGGGTATGCTAATGAGCATGGCACCTGTGAAACCAATTTATGGTATAACGTAGAGAAGTCGAAAGTATTTTATAAGAATGACTGCGAAGATGGGTTTATCGGAGCACCTTACACTTACACGGTAGAAGCCGGTAAATACACATCAGACGTAAGTCAAGAAGATGCTGATCAGAAAGCTCTTGATGATATAGAGAAAAATGGTCAGGATCAGGCAAACCTGAATGGAGAATGCGTTACTGATCCAAATTATTTCGTTGGAAAGGCTTCGGCTCGTGTTCAGAAAAATGATTGCGATGCTGAATCTCAGACCGGAAGCTTTGTCGATTTAACTGAAAAGGATCTTGCTGGATACCCGGATGCTTTTGTATCAAGGGAAAGCCAGGAGGCGGCTAACGCGCTCGCTCAGGCTGCTATGGAAGAACAGAAACAGGATCTTGCAAATAAGAAAGGCACTTGCATAGATAAAAACCAATTTGTTGGTGTATATAGCAAGGTATTCACAAAAGACAATTGCGACGGAGAAGGCGTAGGTTCGCAGGTAACAGTAGACCAAGATGATGTAACCGGTGGTCCTTTTACTTCATACGAAAGCCAGGAGGCGGCTAACGCGCTCGCTCAGGCTGCCGTCGAGCAGCAGGGCCAGGCCATAGCCAACCGGGACGGCCATTGCACGTGGACTGGTAAATACAGTGAAGAATTTACCAAAAACGATTGTAATGAAGGTCAGGTAGGGTCTAAGATTACCGTAACCGAACAAGATGTAGTGGGCGCCCCATTTACATCCACCGTGAGTCAAGATGATGCTAATAACAAGGCTAAAGCTGCTGTCAAAGAACAAGGACAGGCTATTGCTAACAGTAAGGGTAATTGTGAGAATATGACGGTCTATACCGGTCATTACAGCAAGAGATTCGTTCCTGAATGTAAAGCTTGCCATAAGGGTGTAGAAATGGAGGTTACGGCCGAAATGGTTAATGGTAGTCCTGTTACGTCTACAGAAAGCCAGGATGCGGCAGACGCAGAAGCTCGTAGGATCGTAGAAGAAGGAGGCCAGGCCTATGTTAATAAAAACGGCAACTGTACGCCACTTAGCACCGATCCTGTATGGGAAGGCGTTGTTCCTGAAGAACTTAGATGTAATGAAGGTAAGTCTCAGAAAAAGCAACGTGATACTAACGAATGTTCTGAAACTCACAATCAAGAACGTTGGGTAGATGGCGGGAATAAGGTCTGTAGCTGGACCGGTCATTACACAGAAACGTTCCAGAAGAACGACTGTGAGATACCAGATTCAGGAACGGAAGTAGAGGTAAGTGAAGCTGATGTTGAAGGCAATCCTTTTACTTCTTTCGTAAGTCAAGAGGATGCTGATAATAAGGCTAAGGAAGCTGTTAAAGCTCAAGGACAGGCTATTGCTAACCAAAAAGGTAAATGTAGGTTTGTAGGCGTATATAGCAAGCAGTTTACAAAAGACAATTGCGGATCATGTCATCATGGTGTTCCGATGAGTGTAACACAAGATATGGTAGGCGGACCGTTCTATTCCAATGAAAGTCAGGAAGAGGCAAATAGGTTGGCTCAGGCTGCCGTTGAGGCCCAAGGTCAGGCTTATGTTAACAAGAACGGGACATGCGAAATGGACAACACCGATCCTGTATGGGTAGATTCTGAACCGCTTGAAACCAAATGTGAAGGAGGTAAATCTTATAAGAAGCAAGTCAATACCAACGAATGTTATGGTGGAGCAGATGAACGCTGGGTAGAAGGTGGAGATAAGGTATGTACCTGGACCGGAACGTATAGCAAGCAATTTACAAAACAGTGTGCTGATGGAGGTGTCGGATCTGAGGTTACTATAGACCAAGATGATGTAACCGGCGGTCCTTTTACGTCTACCGTAAGTCAAGAAGATGCAAATAGTAAGGCTCAGGCTGCCGTTGAGGCCCAAGGTCAGGCTCTTGCTGACGCACAGGGCACTTGTACTTGGACCGGTAAAGCAAGTAAGGTCTTCACCAGAAACAATTGCGGAAGCTGTCAGCATGGTTCGTCTGTTACCGTAACCCAAGATCAGGTGGGTGGTCCATTTACGTCCAATATCAGTCAAGCTGATGCTAATAAGAAGGCTCAAGATGCTGTAAATGCTCAAGGTCAGGCAGTAGCTAATAAGAATGCTGATTGCTTGCCTGATAGCACAACACCTTCTTGGTCGGATACCGGAAGCACCCGTTGTGACGGGTGTACGTCTCAGAAGCAACAACGTGACACCAATCCATGCTCTTCTTCTTATAACGACACAAGATGGGTTAATGGAGGTGGAGAGTCTTGTACCGACTGGACTTACTACGGAACAGGAGACTGCGTAGGTCATACTCAGTACAATGCTTATCGTGATAGCTGCTCTGGTAGCATAGATAGACAATATTCTGTAAGTTGTAGAAATTGCTGTAATTGCGGATCTTACGGTTCTTGGCAAGAAAATGGATGTAATGGAACCAAAACTAAGTTTATTCGTTACGATGATTGCGGAAATTCTGATACTAAAGAAGAGTATGTTATTGGAAGTTGCGGATATGCACCATATGAATTTCAGTTCCATGATGGAAGAACGAGTAAGTCAAGGTCTGTAACTGGAGAATCTCAGGATATTGAAGAAGTTATCATAAGTACTAAGAATGATTCATATATAGGATATTCTGTTAAATCGAAACCTTCTTGGTGTTCTGTTGATTACAGAGACCAGACATCTGAAAGCATGAAGGCTGTGGTGACATTATCTGCCAATACAACATCTTCTTCCAGATCTGGTGACATTGTTTTTGTTCAAAATGAATCTGGAAAGACTGTTACTCTTAGCATCACACAAGATGTTGCAGTTACTTACGAATTTAGTACCAACCAAAGCACTTGGAATGCCGATGCAAATGGAGGTGCAAATAACTCATATTTATGTATTCAATTAAAAAGTAAAAAGAATGGAAGTAAGATAGGATACGCTGTATCATCTAAACCAAGTTGGGTTACAGAAGTTACAGAAAAACCATCAGGAGTAAGTTGTCCTGTTTTGTCAGGTTATGATTATTCATTTGTAATAATCTCATCCGCAAACAGCTCTTCATCTTCCAGAAGTGGCACTGTGACATTGAAGCAAAATGAGTCTGGGAAGACTGTTAACATAACAGTCAACCAAGAAGGCAAGGCAGAGGCTAAGCCTGTTCCGGCGCATATTACATTGAAAAACGGCTCTTGGGCTACATATAGGAGGGATAATGTTTCTTATAACCCTGGCGCCGGTAAGTGTATTGCCGGATTCGAATGGACTGGTGATGAAAATGGAAATATCCGAATCTACACCTGTGATATTAAGGTGGTGGATGCTAATTATCGTGAGATATCTGGGGCTACTATAAGCATCGGAACAACAACCCAGAGAAGACAATCCGGAAGCTCTTGTTCGTATTTCGGGGCCGTTAATGGAGGAATATTAGCCGGATATGTTCATTCTGGAGATGAGAATGGATATACTACATGGTATATACGAACTATAAACGTGTCTTACGAAGGCAAAGTGTATAAGACCGCTACTGTTAGGCAGTATGAAAAACAAAATATCTCCAAGAAAGGTGGTGTTTTCAATGTATATAATGAATCTCCTGCTTCTTACAACTTTATCGTAGATGGAGCTGAGTGTGGTGATGAAAATGGTACTTTGAAATACGCTTATTCTCAAATGGATCTTAATCCAGCATAATTAGCAAGGGGAGGGAATTTAGTTCTCTCCCCTTGAATATTTTAGATTATAATATTGTGTTTTAAGTATTGTCTATTAGAATAAAAATGATTAATATTGCACATCATTCAATTTTAAATTTTTAGTATCATGGCTTGTAAAAAGAAAGCTCGTCAGGGTGGGGAAGTTGATAAAAAGGACAAACCCAAAATGCGTCAAGGCGGTAGTGTTGGCGGTAAGATGAAAAGAAAGAAGACGAGCACTAAAAAGTGATTGAAAACCAGGGGAAGGTGCTGATCGCCTTCCCCATTTTAATAACATAACAACAACATATTATGAGCAACAAGTTTATTAGCAAAGGACAGAGGAATGTCTGTGTGACGTTTGTGAAGTATTATCCTGTGTTGATGCAGGTTATTATGTTAGCCAGCATTTTTGATGAGTTTTATCCTTTTAGTATCACTAATTGGCTGTATCCGATATTAGGTCATTCTCTATCATGGGACCTATTTCTCTTGGCTTTTTCAAGAATGTTCAGGTTTTGTATATGGCATAGGTTATTGATCTATAGTATGATTTTTAATATCTGTGTAGAATGGGTTACGGTTAATATTGAGATGCCTATTGAGCACAATATCGTAGTGTGGTCTGTTATGGCTGTTACTCTTCTGATAATCATTGCCTCTATTGTTTTAAGGTTTAAAACAGGATGTTTTGAAAATGAAAGAAATTCTGACAGAGACGCTGCGTAAAAGCGGTGCGGCGGTATGCGATAAGATAAAGGAGATGTTTTTAAGCGGGGAATGCGATCATCTTACAGCCAACGATCTTGAGACATGGACGCAGCTTGCTAATCCGGCTAAGTACTATACCGGAGAAGAGGCTGTTTCTTATCTTAATGTAACTTCTAAAAGATTTTATGAATATCGTAAGGCTAAGTTAGTTCCTGATCCGGTTAAGATAAAGGGATTCCCTAAGCCTTTATATACGAAAGTCATGTTGGATGAGGCTATAAAAACCATATCCGGTATGAGTGAAAGAGATATTTATATGAGGATATTGAATGCTAAATCAAGAGAATCAAGAGCAAAAGAAAGGAGGGGAGCATGATCACTAATGGTGAATTTGTATCAAGAGTCGTAAACGGTATTCATGCCCTTGACAAAGATTCGCATGTTAGTCGGAGATGGATATTGAATATCGGTAGAACTAAAGCCGAATCTTATACGGCCCAGAGGTGGGATGATGGGACGTTACTTGGCGACCACCGGCTCCTAACTTACGTTACTTGTCTGGAGATGATTGAAGTTGATAAAATAGTTTGCTGCGATGCCGAATTTGCGTTGTGTAATACACTTATGCGTTCAAAGCATAGGCTTCCAGGACTTCTTTATTCTGCCCTCAGACCGGCTATTACTAAGGTGACTAACGTAGATAACACTATATTTTTTAAGTTCGCTGAAATAAAGTCGTATCGCAATGAACAAAAAAGACCGTATGCTAAATATGTTAAAGAACGTCGTCCTTTTTATTATGTAGAAAACGACTATATTTATATACCGGATTTCCATATAGAGCTTATTAACGTAGAGTTCTTTACAACAAGAAGAAAGAAGGCGCTGGAGTTAATGGCTTGCGATCCTACACCTAAAGGGTGCGAATCTGAATGGGAATACGAATTTATTTGCCCTATTAAGCTGATTGAGTATGTAGTGGCAGAGACGATAAAGGAAGTAGCATTCAGGCTACAGATTCCTATTGATGAAAATCCGAATCTTGATTCCAACCAGAAAAGTCAAATTGTTCAATAATAAAATATTATTTATCTTTATTTGGGTCTTAGTTGTGAAACCAAGACCCATTTTTATATAACTTAGTAACATGAAAAGAACATCAATACAATCACCGTATTTTGCAGCCTACTACCATCGTCTTATGAAGAGAAAGAATGGTTTTAAGAAAGGCATGATAAGAGATAGAGGAGAGGTTTTAAGGCTGTTGTCTATTATATGGAAAACCGTATCAGAGCATTATGTGGAAGCTGATGCTGGTGTTTACGTAGATAACGTGGGCTACTTATGCCATGTGCTTATACCGGGCCAGCGCTTTACCGTCAGGCGGGACCTGGACATCGTGAGCAGGCTCGGCACCAACGGCTACCTCTACAACCACCTGGCTATGGATTTCGCAGACTCTAAAAGATATTACCATTTTGTAATACAGGATAGCTTAAAAAAGAAGTTAAGGGTTAAAATGAATAAAGGACGAAGATATCGATTTATGTACAATGAAATACTTGCTAAAAGAAGGGTGTTTAAAGACTTCCAGATTAAGAGAGTTTTCGAAGATAAAGAATTGGGACATAGAAGGTCGTAGAAAAAAAATAGCGATCACCCTTTGTAGATATAGGATAATCACTATTTTTGCATATCCGTCTACTTTCGCAAGCGGACGGATATAATGCTAACAAAATATCTTTATACAAATAAAGCTCTATGGAGGCAAAGGTAAACAATTTTCAAAACAATGCGAAGGGTAGTAACATTATTTTGACGTCAGAATCCAACGAAATGGATTTATCTGTAAAATTATCTAAAATTTTTAGCTATAATGGCCATAATGTTTCTTTTATAAAAACTTCTTATGGTATATTGTTAAATGCCACGCAGATGGCAAAAGCATTCAATAAGAAACCTGCCGAGTATCTAAGGTTGCCGTCTGTAAATCAATTAATTAAGTCAATGGTGGGATTTTCCCACCTTTCTGAGAATCAGATAGTTACAACCATGTTTGGAAGTCCTGAAAATGGAGGAGGTACATGGATGTTTGAAGATCTCGCCATAGATTTTGCGAGATGGTTGGATACTGATTTTAGATTATGGTGTAACTCGAAGATAAAAGAATTTTTAACATCAAACTTGGTTTCTATTCCAAATTTTACTGATCCGGCAGAAGCAGCCGAAGAATGGGCTAAGCAGTATCGTAGAGCTCAGCAAGCGGAATCCATTGCTTTGGCTGAACATAAAAGGGCGGAGCAAGAAAGAATGGAAAAAGAAATAGCTGTAAATACGTTAGAAGAAAAGAAAGGGGATATAGAGTTTTCTGAGTCATTTAAGAAGGTTGATCATGAAAATATGTGGCTAATCAGAGATGTGGCGAAGAAGCTTGAGCAGAATGGAATCATCATCGCAGAAAAGAATCTTCGTTTGTTTCTTGAGGAAGTCAAGTTCATGTTCAGAAATGGGCAGGGTAGATGGGAGCTGTACAGTGATATTGTCAAAAATAAGTTTGGTGTGTATAGATCATATTTTGTTGACAAATATTCCGGGGAAAGAGTTAATCAGCAAACCATCTACATGACTGGTGCCGGATATGAAGTCACACTTAAGGGGATAAAGGAAAAGTGTAGGAGCCTTTTCTTGAAGTATGGCAAGTTTGAAGGCCATAACTTTTGAATCTTCAAAATAGGGCGTTATACATATTATTCATATCTTTGTGGAGGTCAGGTTTGTTTCCTGTCCTCCATTTTTTTTAAGAGATGACAGTCGAAAATTATATCATAGAGTTAAAATCGTCTTTAAGATCATTTGACAAGCGTGATCTGATAGATGAGGTATCCATCTACAAATGGGTAGAAATTGCCCTGAAGAAGTTTGGAGGTGATATTACTATGCGCAAAGAAGCGGTAGTGGATGTCAAGCGAGGGCAGGCCCGTATGCCTGGTGATTACTTTGATCTTATTCTGGCTTTCAAATGCGATTTTAAAGGATATGAGGTGCCGGAAGGTGATAAGGTGATACCAGAACTTCAAAATACAATAGCCTGGAAAGAACGCACTGAAAGAAGTTATAGGTGGTGTTCTTGCGATGAATGTTGTAAAGAAGAATGCGAGAAGGTGATAGTTGAAAAATTTTATATCAACACCCACGATCGCGATCATGAAGTTCGTTGCTATTATGACCGGCCAGTAATGTTAGGTCTTGCCAAGCCTATGCTTCGTGATTCTTGTTTGAGTAGATGCCGGAATAAAGCAATAAAGGATAGTCCGTATGAGATAAATATCGTAAACGGATTCCTGTATGCTAATTTCGATGGACCTATTTACATGCAGTACCGGTCTCTTCCCTTTGACGGAGAATCTAATATAATTATACCAGATACGCCTCAAGGTCTGGTATTGGATTATGTAGATAATTTTGTAAAGATGAGATTCTTTGAGGAACTGATGTATAATGGAGAAGCACAAGGGGCTGCCGATTTGTTCAAGTTGTATGCACAGCAAGATTTGGTTAAGCTGAAAAATGCTAAGACCGAACTTAAGATGATGGGTATGACATTAAAAGGCATGTACGAACCTCTTAGGCGGCGCCGTGCTGAGTTTGAGATATATACTAAGGCGTATCCAGTTATTGACGATATACTTAAAATGGTATGATTGAGGTAGTTTTATTTATATACTTGTCTGGCGTTATTGCATCTATGATTGTTTGGTCAATCAGGCAATTTAAAGGAGATGCAAGTTTGGTAGAAACAATGTACTGCCCGGTAGTATTTTTGTTGAGTTGGATATATGTATTTGAAATTTTAAAGATTAAATAATATGTTGGAAGTTCAAGCAAGCGAAATAGTAACCGCCGACAAAATGAGAGGCGTAGGACCGGCAAACATCATTTTCACAGCCGGCCCTAATCCGGTAGCTGAAGATCGTAGAGGCGTAGCTAAGGTAACGGCTGGTGGAGAGAGTAAGAGTGTTACAATCACACAAGCTGCCGGCGAGCAGGTCGTTGTAATTCCTGAGTTCGATTATCTTGTTCTTAGATACGGATGGGAATCAGAAGACGGCTCCGATTTTGATACTGCAACCGGTTTCACCAATACAGGCATCTCGGATGTAGATAATAAGTACGTTGGATGGAGTAAGCAGTGGGCTACTACCCAACAACAGGTAGGTGATTACCTTATTTATGGTGGTGATAACATGCAGTCAGGACTCGAAGGGGCACTTATTAAGATGAAGACCTTGCTATCAGCGCCGGGCATGGACGAGTCTGAGCCTAATATCAATGCCGATATCTATGGTAATTGGTATGGGAATAGAGGGCGAGGAAATGTCGTTGTGTCTTTTACAGCCTACCTTGGAGGAGAGATGGTTAAACAAGGATTTAACTTTATTAACGAAGGCGGTGAGGAGGTTTACTCCGACAGTATCACTACCAACGTTTCGGCTCATGGGGAAACCAATTACCAAAATATAAAAGGTTTGTACACTAAGATGGGTACGATGGTTTATAATAAGGAAAAGCGTGATTGTGTTATTGTTATAGGTTAAGGTGATGGAAGGTCTTTGGGATAAATACAATAGGATTAAGGAGGTATTTTATCGGGATTTTGTTTATGATTCCAGCTACACAAAGCAGGCCTCGTGCATCCCACTGTCGTCGGTTAAGAACGGGGTAGGCTGGGTCGGCGACGGAACCATTAATCTGGCTCAGTATCTTCAGTTTCTATACACGGAAATAATTCTCGGCAATAAGACAGAAGATGATGTTCGTAATGCCATATTGGTACTTACTCGCCTTGCCGATACTACTTATGATCTATTTTTTAATAACAATAAAGGTATTTATTTCAAATTCGAAAAAGGATTTTTCTTAAGAGATGACATACATGGTGAAGACGCAAACAAATTTGGTCTTTCCAAAATAAGTTCCGGGTACACTAATGGTATAGAGTTAAAAGACGAAGATCCATGCTTCTCTCCATTCACTTCACAAGATCAGATCTGGAATCTGGCTCCTATATTAGCTTTCTTGTCAGAAAAAGGATTTGAAGAAGCCAGGCAAGTAGGATACGATATTTTTGAGTACGTTATTAGGAACAGACACAAGATATACAATCCTTATTACAGTGCCTTGCTTCATCATTGGACATTCCTTCCTGATATGGATACCGATAAGGTCAAGCCGTGGGATAGGGTTAGCAACCGTAACAAGAATCTTAAATACAAAGTTAAGGTTAAGAGAGGAGCCAACAACTGGTATTTTTCAGGAGGATTCAGATGGGCTTTTAAGAAGTTCGGAGGCGAGTGTAGTACATTCTGGCATTGCCTATGGTATAAGCCATTTATATTCTTAGCAGATAGAGTATATCATCCATACGTATGTAAATGGTTTGGTATTAAAGTTAAGAACAATTCTTACTATTGTCTTGGATCCACAAATGAAAAATCATGGTACGGTCCTGGATTTAATAAGAGGCTGGTTAAGTTCTTTAATAAGTCTTTGGAAGGATCGGAGTTATTTATGCCTCATCTTGTCTTCTTGCAAGAAGCCGAATGCGTTGAAGGAGATAAACTCAGGGCCTATTTAGATAAATGGGAATGGGATGGTGTTAATTCACCTATTGAATTTTTGATATTGTGTAACTGGTACAAAATTAAATTCGGAAAATGAAAATCTATTACAATTCTAAGATAGCTAAGTTGTTTACGTTCATTGACGGCTATAAAACAATTATGCTTTTTGGAGCCGTATTTACCGAACGTGATGCCATATCATTAAAGGCAGAATATCATGAAGGGACGCATTGTAATCAATATCAGGCGTTGTTTGCTACGGGCTTTATAATCATCTCAATCATAGCATTAGTATCTGGTCTTAACGGCCATGCAGGATGGTGGATGTTGTGGCTGCTTACTATCCCGGTATTTTTGTACTATGTATGGTATCTGGTTGAATACCTAATAAGATTGTGTATATACCGGAATCACAAGAAAGCATATCACAATATCGTATTTGAAAGAGAGGCCTTCGATCTTGAAAATGACTGGAACAAACCTGGTATATTTAGAAGAGAGTCTGAAGGGTTTAGTTTCTTGAAATATTACAGAAAGGAGTATTATCGTGAGTAGGAGAAGATATTTTGAAGAACAAAGATCTGGTAATGGAGCTATTTATCATTGTGTAAAAACAGAAATAGAACCTGGAGATAAAATCAGATTATTTAATTTAATGAATAAAGTCAAATCCGATACAATTAGCCAGGATAAGATAAATAGTGTACTGAATCAACTTAGAGAAGGTACGGCTTTTAATATTCATACCCAGAGTCCAGTTTCTTTTTCGTTTTCAAGCACCTCTACCGGTTATGAACCAATGTCAATACGGATTACATTTGACCCGTATCCTACAAGTGAACAACAGGGTATTATATACAAGTTTCAGATAAATGACCAGAGGTACGTTTTTATGTTTTCTAATAGATACGATGGAATGAGAGATCTTATTAATAATGCAGATGAAGATGTTGATTGTATTACTTCTGCAACAGAGAAGAGTAGTATGTATCGCAATGATTCTTTCTTTGTATTTGTTTGATTATCTATATTAAATATAATTATATGATTTACAATAAGTTATTATATATAGGGGGGGGGTAATTCCTGATATATTATGAGGCGTCGTTTTTTTGATAAAAATAGGGAGCTTGAGGACTTTCTTATAAGGTTTTATCCGGCCGGTAATTACACATGGGTAGTGCCGGCAGGATGCACGGAAGTAGATGTTTTTCTTGTTGGTGGAGGTGGTGGAAGTGGAAACGGTTCTGGCGCCGGAAGTGGATATACCAAGACTTACAAAAGAAACAATATAGGAATAAAACAAGGTTCTCAAATATCTGTAACACCAGGTCAAGAAATTAATATCATAGTAGGAAAAGGTGGAGCAGGTTTGTATTATGGCTATCCTGAGAAGGGAGGATTCTCTCAATTTATGAACTCATCTTACAGAGCAGAGGGTGGAAATCCTTCTGGTAATGGTCTTCTTAACGGAGAAAACTCAACAGGTGGTCCTTATACTGGAGGAAATGGTGGAAGTGGAGGATCTGTAGATCAATCAGGTGATGAGTTTTACGCTGGATCGGATGGATCTGATGCCCCTGGAATAACAGACGGTAATGGGATATATCACCCACCTGGAACGAAATATGGAGGAGGAAAAGGTCAAGGATATACAACCAGAGATTTTGGAGAACCGACGGGTAAAAGAAATGCCGGAGGTGGTGGAGCTGATAGAAATAGGGATGGTGGTATGGGAGGTGAATCCGATTATGATGAAGGATGTGGAATCGGAAGAGGAAACAGAAAAAGTGGTGGTTACGGAGGAGGCGGATGCGGCTCGGAAGGAACCGGCGGTGATGGAACTGTGTTAATTAGGGGTAAAAGATATAAATCGTAAGTAGATGTTATGAGACGAAGATTTGAAAATGTTAATATGGCGATGGGTAATTGTTTCTCCCCTGTAATGGAAGGGAGTCAATTTCAATGGAATAATATTGTAGTTAATAGTCCAGTATATATAACTCCAATAAGAAGAAAGAAATTCAAGATAAGTTTTGGAGAATTTGATTTATCCAAGGTTTTGTCTAATGTATCATCTAATTGTGATATTATAATAAGAGATAAATCTGCATATACATTTCTATTGTTACTTCTGTCTGCTGATCATTCTAAATGCAGTTTGTTTAATAATCATCTAACAGTTAATACCCAGGATTTACCAAGATATATTTTTTACATTGATTCCGAACATGAGGAACTGTATTCATACAAAGACGGGGTTTTAGAAAGTAATGTGACGATAATGGATCCAGTTGATGATTATTTCTATAATTATATTGATATTCAAATAAGAAATTTCAATGATAATCCTATCCCCGATTTTTATGTAGGTGTGGTCGATAAAGTAGGAGATTGAAAATGTATTTCTTTTCTTCACCTACTTTAGAAATCCATGATTAAATCTCTTTTGCTATCTTTGTGACAAACAGTTATAAAATGGCAGCAGAAGATAACAGAAACATAGCGGTTCCTCAAACAGGTATGAACCGAGATCTGCATCCGTCGAGTCTTACGGATCAGCATTATACGTTTGCCTTGAATGCCAACATCGAATCCGAGGACGGTAATGTTGGGATGAGATCTAATGAGCACAGTAATCTTAAATGCATTGATTTCGATGGATTTAAAGTTATTGGTTACAAGAATGATCTTACTTCAGGCAATATCTATTTTTTTATAACAAATCCTGAAACAGGCGTATCTAAAATAACTTATTTCAAGCCTGAATCCGATACAAGTATCTTATCCGATTCCGATATAGAATCTATGGTAGAAGGATCGGAGTCGTTGTGTTCTGGCATGAAGACCTTGCTGGAAGACAACGAGCAAGATCCGTGCCTTAATTTCTCTATCTATCATCCTATAAAAACCATAGAAATAAAGACAGAGAAATGTGGGAAATGTATTTACTGGACTGACGATTATAATCCTCCCAGGTATGTTATTGTAGACAAGGCTCTGACTCCTGATGATGAAGGTGATATATGGTATCATTATCATGGGTATAAGATATGCGATAAAGAATACGATAGGGATAAATTCATGCAGGAGAATGGTTGTTTTCTGGCATGTGAGAAACTTAGGGTATTTCCGCTACTGGACCAGCCATGCGTAGAGCCGGTACAGATAGAGTACGGGGGCAGCCTACGTGCGGGCGTGTATCAGTTTGCTGTGGCCTTGTGCGATGAATTTGGTAACGAGAAAACTAACTATACTTCATTGACTAACCCTGTTCATGTATTTGATGAGCAATATATTAGGATAAATGATGGTAAATGGGGAGAAAGAACTAATCTTGGTATAAGACTTAAGGTGTCTAATCTGGATAGGCAAGTCAGCCATTACAAGGTGGCTGTTATTCAGAATACTGTAGGATACAATGGCGAAACACAACCTGTAGTGGATTATTTTATAGAAGGTATTCATCCTATTACAGAGAAGACCATATACTATTATTCTGATCTTAATAATAAGAGGACAACATTTGAACATATTTCTTTAAAAAGAGCCATATATAATACATCAAGAGGAATAGTGTCAGTCGGAAACCGTCTTCTTCAATATGGTCTTACGGCGGAAAAAGAATGGAATTTACAGCCTGTAGTTTCTCTTATGGGGCATTTTCTAAAATGGCAGGCATCGGTAGCCCACGAGGATCTGTATAAGGATGGTAATGCCTGTTCGTTGTATGTGGGATACATGAGGAATGAAGTATATCCTTTTTCTATATCATTTAAGACATCCACCGGATATAAAACTCCAGCATTCGTTCTTGTTCCCCCACCTTATGATAAGGCGAGAGAGGAAATGAATAAAGACAGTATCCCATACCAGTCTATAAACGCATATGCTCCGGATTGCTCGGGTGTTGATAGGAAATATGTATGGCAGTATAGCAATACAGCAGGAGATGGAGTATTGATTGACGACGATGCGGTTGTTATAGATGAAGAACAGAAAGAGTGTAACAACCCGGCTACCGTAGGTCAAACTGTTATAGTGGAAAGCAATTTTGCCACTTTTAAAGGTAAATCAAGATTTATTATCGATTATGATGATATTGTAGGAACCCCTATAAATTATTTGTCTGAAAATATAGGTCTTGTAGCTTGTAATAATAAGGAGAATGGAAACAATGAAAGACAGATATGTGATATAGCTACCAAATACAGAGAAGACGGAACACAGGATTATATGGAGCCAATTGATCATATTAGGTTACCAGAAATGGAAGGAGACTGCGAAGTCCCTCATCGTCAAGAATCTATATTGTCAGCTCCAGTTCCTTTAATAACTGGTATTGTAGAGGATTATATATATAAAGAATTAGAAGACATGGAGCACGTGTCTACCGACTATTTATATACAACCGGAGGTGAGAACCAGAATAAGTATTCTGTTCTATTCAATTACGATACAATGGATTCTTTGTCTGAATGGATGGATGAAGCATTTTTTGGTGACGACGCAGGTAAGGTATCCGGCGATGGCGAACGGCATCTTTGTTCTGAGTTCTATCCGTATTTACAACCAGGGAGTATATTAAAAACAGTGTCAGATGCAATATATATTCTTGATACAATGCCTTGTACATGTGGTTGTTATATTGAAAATTATTGTTCGGATCCTACTGTTTCAAGGTCTGATTATAATAACTTTCAAAACAATAATTACATCCTTGGAGGATATATTTTACATATAGATGGGTGGAGTCAAGAGATAAATGGAAAAGGTAATTGGAGGGCTGGAAGATCAACGAGTACGGTAATAAATGATCAATACCGATCAAAGAACGGACCGAAATATTGCATTGAACAGTTCTGGCCTGACGCTTCCAAGAAGCTCCAGGATATGATATACAAAAATGCGGACACTGGCATACCTGAAACGGATTGGGAATTTGAGGGGTATGTAAATAATGCAACATTTGAAAATCCTACTGGAGATAAACTTAATATAGGATTTGCTTCTGAATTTGTAGTACGCAAGTTCGTGAGGAATGTAATGACCAATGCCAGGTTTATTAGAATCAATAGGCCGGAGGAATGGGATATAGAAGGATATAAGGAAGAAAATAAGGTCCTTTATCTTGAAGCCCTTGGGAAGATAGATGGTATAATGGATGCTGTGTCTACCAATTACGTTCGTGTTTCTTTTTGGAAGGATATAGAGACATGGAATCCACTTGGCATAATACCAGTAGATTTCGATAGGCCGGAACATGCTTCAGGACATTCGGTTATTATCAATATAGCAAGACCCGCATGGGGAACTATAGATGATAAATTCTTTAAAGAAACGATAAAACAAGATTATTTTTATGTAACAATAGAATCTCCGGTTGTAGCTGTTCCTTGGATAATGACATTCAGACAAATACAATTTTGTGAATATAAGAATAAGGATACTCCAGACGAGGAGGAGGAACCAAGCAAGAAACCGTCTCGTGCTATTTTAGGCGTTTCTTTTGCTACAGGTAAAACTATATATCCGTATATTTTTGGTATAAGAGAAAAGGAGGTAAATAAGATTGATTTGTCTGTGGATTCTATAACACTTAGATCAACTGTCTTATTTGCATCAAAATGTCAGACATGTGGAGATAGGCCTATTAATTGCAAGCCTCGTCCTTATAAATACGGGGATTTTGCATATTGGGAATCATCTGAGAAATATCCTGCTAATTTTGAACTTTATGATAGTAGTAGGATGAAAATAGACACAGGTAGATCTTATGATGATCCAAAAAAAACAGAAGCTTATTCTAATATTATGAATAAGTTAACAGAATATTATGGTGCTCCTTTGTCAGACAAAAATGGATTATCTTATTTCAAGGGCCATTCTTATGGAGGAGTAGATACTTCTACCGTATTTTGCCAACAACCTATACGTCATTACCGGTTCCCAGATAATAAGCATATACCGTTCATGAACAGTGACGAACGTGGATATGACATAGCTTCTGAAATATATCCGGTAGGTATTATGGTAGATGAGAATACCATACAAGTGTTTTTGGATTTTGCGGTAGATTCTGGTTTGATTACGCAACAACAAAGAGATACGATCGTAGGATATGAACTGTATCGTGGAGATAGGAGGCTAAATAGGTCGGTTGTGGCCTCAGGATTGGCCTACGATATGCTTAGATACATAGGAGACGATGGTAATGTAAATATCTATCCTAATTACCCATATAATGACCTATCACAAGATCAATATAATTATACGTCTGGCAAAAGAGACGAGTTTATATCCCATCCTTTCGACAAAGGAGGAAACGTGTGGTATTCATTTTGTTCGCCTGATATTTATTTCAACAAGCCCGAACTTCCAAATGAAGTATGTATAGACGGGTTTCAAAGAGGAATGTCTGTAGGCAGTTTTATACCTGTCGAAGATCATCCAAAATGGACTATCTTAGGTCCTGCCGCTTATACGATGGCTGCGTCACTTGCCGCAGTTGAATCAAGTGCCACAATAGCCGCTATGATAGCAGAAGAGCTTCAGATAAGGGCTCAGTCTGGATACATAGGAGGGTCGGCTGGTCTTACCGGAGGAGGATTCCTAACGAATCTAAGTGTGGCCATGCTGTTTTCTTCAATGGTGTCAACCATCAGTCAAACTCTTGCTAAGGGCCCGATATTGTACGGTAAGTACCGTTATGATTGGCTTAATACGTTTATAAACAATGGACCGAGACGTAATCATGCATGGTATTATACTTCTGTAGGATTATATAATTCAATGATAGGTATAACAGACCAGGATAAGTATGAACGAAATTTTGCTCGTGGTTTATCTTCTGTTAAGTACATGAAGTCTGGTGTATATCCTATGATGGATGCCAGTATGTCATCTAAATGGGGAACCGGTAAAAACGATAATGAGGGACGATTCTTATTTGTTAATAATATAGATCGTGAATCTTCGTTATTTTTATCATTTGGTGATCCAGGTGAAAAAGGAGATGGTAAATCGAAATATTTATTGGAATATCCGAACTATGTCTACAACTACGACAGTAGCCGTATAGATGATTCGGTTATTGCTGGAAGAGATGTTATAGCAGGAAGAACATTCGAGCAATCCAAATCAGTTTCATACATCTGTTCTCCGTATATGAGGCTTATGAGATATAGGCCGGATCAATATGGTCAAATAGAAGATATAAAATGGATTTCCATAGGTGGATGTGGATTTTTCACTAATGAAAAGAAACTGATGTTCGGTGGTGATACGGTGATAACCAGATTTTCATTAAAGAGAAAATTTCCTGTTTTTTATAATAGTGCTTTTGGTATTGGAGATATGATACCTTTCCCTTACATGGATTATAGAAATGTAGGATATCCAAGATATTTTGTTAATTATGATACAGGGGAAGATGCGCTTGAAACCACGGATAACGAACGTTTCAATAGTTGGACATCTTCTAATAAAGGAAGATATGCTTTTTACCCAAATAGGAAGAGCTTGTATGAATTGAACGGTGACACCTCCGGTAAGTATGTAGATGGCAGATTTTATACATGGTTCTATGGTATTCCTCAGTTCCTTGTAGAGTCTGAAATAAATTGTAATTTCAGATTAGAGGGCCCTCAGCCTCATGAATTATTCTATCCAAAAGTAGGAGATTTTGTTTGGTGGACACAAGAAAAGAACGTATCTATCCATAGGGACAATGATTACAAGATAAGTCCTATCTATTCATCAAGAATGACATTGACACCTAATATATTGCCGGCAACATACGAACGTCGTTTTTATGATTGTGCTTACCAGCGACCTAATGGTGTTATATGGAGTAGGGCTGACGTATCTGAAAACAGTCAAACAGATCCGTGGCTAACGTACAAGCCTATGGACTATCATGAGTTCCCAACCAGCAACGGGAAGCTTATTCACATGAAGCGTATTGAATCCGATCAGATTCTTGTCAGGTTCGAGGACCAGGTTTCACTCCATAACGCCATAGACGTAATCAAGGAGCGCACCTCCCCAGGGCAGGCTGAGATGGGCACCGGCGGTCTGTTCGCGTCCAGGCCTCTGGAGTACAACACGACCGACCTCGGTTATTCTGGAACACAGAGCACTGAAATAATTAGTTCAGAATTTGGTCACTTCTGGGTAGATACTAAAAGAGCACAGGTGTTTATGACCGATCCGAACGGACGTAATCTCAAGGAACTTAGTGTAGGTATCAGGCATTGGCTTAAGCGTCATCTTCCGTTTAAGATCCTTAGATACGGAATAACTAATATCTTAACCGGTACAGAAATGACAGAAGAAGATACGGATAATAAATTTATCGGTCTTGGTCTGTCTCTTGGATGGGATAATAGGTATAAGAGGGTACTTATCACGAAAAAAGATTATATACCTGTTAAGAACCCGGCATATTACAAATATGATGGTGGAAGGTTCTTGTACAATGAAACAGAGGTGTTGTCAAACGATAAAGAAATATCCTTAAAAGACGAACAGTATTTCAAGGATGTGTCGTTCACTATCGGATATTCGTGTCTGAAGCAAGAATGGATTTCTTATTATTCGTTCTGCCCTGACTATTATATAGAGCAGCAACAATATTTCCAGACAGGAATAAACTTCCCGGCATCAGACGAAGAAGGCGGCTTATGGAGTCATTTACTGACGAATAAGAGCTTCCAGACATTCTACGGAGCAACATATCCATTTATATTAGAAGTGCCGATAAAAGAGAAATATAATGGCTCTACGCTGGCTTCTGTAGAATACGAGCTTGATGCAAGGAAATACGTTGATGATGTGAATTACACTCTTGACAGGAAAGTAGGTTTAGATACGATAACTATCTACAACGACACAAACAACTCAGGTGAAATTCATCTTGTTCCAGAAGAAAAGAATAATTTAGCGCAACGTATATCGTATCCGAAGATCGTAGGCGACCATACCGAGGTCCTGGATACTGAGGTATATAGAAGACATAAGTTAAATGACTTCTTCAACAGGGTTGACGATGACCGGTCAGAGACCCCTATTTGGATCAAGGACGATAACGATATAAATAAGTCAGTTAATCCTGATGCTCTTAATTTCAGACGATCATGGCTGGATAGATTAAGAGGAAGTTGGATGCTGATGAGGATAAAGAAAGTAATTAGCAACCGGAAAATCATATTCCAGTGGTTGATTTCTGAAGATAAGATTAAAAATAGATAATATGAGAAGGAAAGTTAGCATAGGGGGGGGGTAAACTCCAACTTTTTCATAAGTGATTTTATCCGGCTGGCAATCGGAGGAAACAAGCGTCGAACCGCCAGCCGGAAAAGCCACAGGTCTATCACTGAAAAAAAAAGAACATGGGATAATTGTCATGAGAGTATAATGAAAGGAGGTGAGAGATGAGGAGAAGGGTGATGATGGGAAAGAGAGAATTGGTAGAAGTTGTGGAAGAGTTAAAATCATCCGGTACATGGATGGTGCCAGCTGGTTGTAAATTTGTTGATGTATTCATTGTTGGTGGCGGTGGCTCTGGTGCATCGTCAGGCCCTGAAAGAGGTGGTGGAGGGGGCGGATCGGGGTATGTTAAAACATATCTTGATGTGCCTGTTACTCCAGAAAGTGTTGTTAGCTATTCAATAGGGAAAGGGGGAGATCGTGTAGTTTCGATGTCTGCTTACGATGATCAGAAGAATGGTCTTCCGGGGTCAGAGTCCTGGTTTAAATCTAATTCAATAAAAGCTCTTGGCGGAAATGGAGGTCGATATTCCGGAAGAGGGGGCGATGGGGGATCAGGTGGTGGTAGTGGAAGACCTACAGAAAAGACGGCAGGATATATTGGTGGAAGTGATGGTTCTAATGGAGCAGGTGATATGCCTGGGATCGGTCAAGGGAGTACTACCAGATGTCCGTTCAATAATAAATTGTACGCCGGAGGTGGTGGAGGGGGCGGAGAATATAGCTCCGGATCGTCACAAGGAGGAGGAGGAATAGGTATAGGGGGAGGATCGTTAGGCAACCCTACTAATGGGAAACCCAATACGGGCTCAGGAGGAGGTTCTTTTTATATAAGTGGTTCCAATGTCTCAGGAGGATGCTATTCTGGCGCAGGCGGTTCCGGTATCATAATACTTCGTTACATGAAATATAAATAAGACAATATGCTGTATATTCAAAAAAAACATTCAGTTTTTGGAATTGGAACAAGAATTGCCTGATTCCTATCTTGTTGGCGACAATATCGAAAATTACGAAGATGGCGCTTATCTCCTGCTTAGTGAAGAGCAGGAACAGTATCATAACGACTATCCGGAGGCATCACCGCTCGAGTGTTGGTATATGGCACTGACACCGGAACCACAGCCGACACCGGAAGAACTGCTCTGGCGTGCCCGTGATGCCAAACGGCAAGAAATCTACGACAAAGACATCCATCATTATTATATTGATGAACAGGATGCATATGTCTCATTCGATGAATTAAGAATGTATTTAGGTAAAGAGTGGAAAAAGAGATGGGGCAATCCAATTATGGCTCTAAAATGATTTATTCAAATTAATCTATTTTAAATCATTTTAATTTGTAAATCATATTTTAGTGTCTATATTTGCATTGTAATCAAGAGAGATTATAATATAAGACAGTGGTGATGGAAGGTGATACTTCGGTTTGTGTCACAGGTTCGAGTCCTGTATTTTTCATGTAAGAAAGATTAGATCAGTTGGTAGATCAAAACCTCCTTTAAAACACCTTCCAAGTTATCCCTGTTTTAATAAAATATACAGATGGTGAGGAGTCCGGTTACTTCGAAAATTAGCGTAGTGGTTTAACGCAGCATCAGGTACATTTGCTTTTCATCGGTTCGAATCCGATATTTTCATTTTAGATCCGGCTCCGCTTTTCCTCTGTTTGGAAGACATAAGAAACTAATGAGTGGTGATGGGGTTAGTTACTTCGAATTTAGCTCAGATGGATAGAGCGATACTCTTTTAAAGTATAGGTCGATGGTTCAAATCCATTATTTCATTGTTTACACTAACTTCAGCTTTTCCCTCATTGAGTATTCATTTTGATATATATTTTTTTCAAGCAGTGGTAGTAATATCACTGCTTTTTTTTGTATAACACTTTAAAGAAAACAACAACAAATGGGAAAGTTTAACAAAAAGGATGAAGGTGTTAAACCTACGATCGTGAATCACATGGGAGAGAAGGCGTATAAGCCTAACGCAGAAGAAGAGTTGGTATCTACGGTAATGACTACCATGTTGTCTGATTCTTATTATGAGAAAGAAAAAGACAAGGTGAACAGGATTAAGGACCTTATGGATCAAGTAGATCCATATTTCGCAGCACAAACAGCATTGTATGTCAGGAAAGAAGGAAAGCTTAGGTCGGTAACGCATCTTATGGCTTCTGTCCTTGCCAGCAAAGCATCGGGTAAGGAATGGGCTTCAAGGTTCTATAACAAGATCGTTATGCGTCCTGATGATATGAGCGAAATCCTTGGCTGTTATGCGGCTCTTAACGGCAAAAATCCAAAGAAGTTAAGAGGTATATCCAGTGCTATTAAGAAAGGATTTAAGACGGCTTTGGAAGGTCTTGATCCGTATCGGATTGATAAGTATAAGATGGACAGTAGGGTCATTGCTATGGTTGACCTCGTAAACTTATTTCACCCCAAAGGCAATCAGGCTAACAAAACGGCTTTCCAGTACCTTATAGAAGGTAGGTCTTTGTCTGGATTATACGAAAGCAAGATTCTTGAAAAAGAAATGTCTAAAGCCGGACAGGATAAGAAAGACAATAAGGAAAAGAAAGAAGCTTTAGGTGACGCTATTCGGGACGTGGTTTCCAATGTAAAAGGTATGCCTATTTTTAATATGGTTCGTAACCTTGTAAACATAATCAAATACGCGCCTGATCAAATAGATGAAGTTTGTAGGCAGCTTACAATAGAAGAGAAGGTACTTAATTCGAAGATGCTTCCTTTCCGCTTTGCTTCAGCTTTCAAAGAGGTTGAAAATATAGGCACTGATAGTTCCGATAATGATATTGTATTTGAGTCGGATAAAAAACGTGCTAAATTAACAGCGCGTAATAAATATAAGATTTTAGATGCGTTGGAAAAAGCCATAACCATATCCTGCAAAAACCTGCCGGTGCTGGAGGGGCGGTCGGCTATCCTGATTGACCACTCTGGCTCTGTACGTGGAGATATGGGAGGATCTTCTGAAGTGTCTGCCTTTAGCAAAACAAATACGGCTGTCATTGGTAACTTATTTGGCTGTATGATCGCATCTGTGCTTCCTGACGTATTTATTGGCATGTTTGGTGATAAACTTATCAATTACGAATATGATAGAAGTAAAGGTGTTTTATGGAATAACAAAAAATCTTTTACTGCCGGAGTAAAATGCGGTGGTGCCACTGAAAACGGTCTTTTTGCATTCTTGGATAAGTGCGTTAAAGATAAGATCAAGGTAGATAACTTGTACATTATTTCAGATATGCAGATAGGAGACGGTGAATCTGTTGTATGGGAGAAAAGCTCCAGTTATGGATATGGCAAATTCGCCGAACTTTTGAAAGAGTTCAAGAAAGTAAATCCAAATTGCAAGATCGTTTCTATTTCTATTCAAGGATATGGAAGTGAGATGTTTTACAGAGGATCTAATATCTTGAACATAGCTGGCTGGTCAGAATCTATCTTCGATGTTATTAACAGCAAGTTCTGCGGATATAAGAATATGATTGAAGAAATTAAGAAAATAAAAATATAATCATTGATTTTGCTTCAATTGTAATTTCCATAGTAAACAAGTTTTAGCTTTAAAGGTATAGCCGAAGAAGTACGTGAGTATATCTTCGGCTTTTTTATTTACCTTTGTTGAAAAACAGTTTGTTATGAAACAAGTATTATATAAAAATGATATATACCCCTATAATGTAAGGGTATTGCTTGGAGCAGATGAAGAGTATATAGCAAAGACGTTCGCCAACCTGGAAGTAGAAGATCAGAGCTGGGAGGGGTGGACTGATGATTATGGTGGCAGAACTATTTTCGTAGGAAACCGAACCAATCACAGGAAAGAAATATGTTTCTTATTTCATTCACTATCTGATATGGATGTTAGAACCATAGGACACGAATGCCTGCACGGTCTTTCTATTTATTGTAAGTATCTTAATATGGATTACGGTTTTGAAGTCGGAGGAGATGAGCATGCCGCCTGTCTGATGGGATGGTTAGTTGATAAGGTTTGTGGTGCTTACCACAAATTTAAGAAGGAGGAAGAAAAAAATGGCAAAGAAGACTAAAAATTATGTAAGAGACAAACAACCAAAAACATTATGGAGTAAAATTGGTCCGTTTGTAAAACTTAGAGAATATCTGGCATCTAATATAACACCTGACGTGTATGCTAATGAAAGAGGATTAAAAACCAAAATAATGGAATTTTTTGGTCAAGATGTTCCGAAAGCCAATGTAGATGATTTTAGTCAGAATCTTTGGTTTAGATTCTTAAACCAACCAAATAATCTGAAAGAAGAAAATGGGATTGTCAGAATACCAGACAATATCAAATCCATTATATCTGACAGGATAAATGGTGGGTGGGAGAAAATGACTAAAAAATATGGAAGGGAGCTTGATTCCTTAGATAATAAGATAATTGATGGAAAAGTTGCAGGCAAGGACGTATCTGATTTGGAGGAGTTAAGGGATGTAACAAGTAGGAAACTTGGAATGGTGGAAGAGGGAATAGATCTCTTAAAAAAAGCCAGAACTGGAGAACATCAGGTATTTAACGAATACAATTTTATACCAGATGCTTACGGCGATTTAAATGATTTATCAGGCTTATCAAGTTTCACTATGTACCGTGATGATAGAGGTAGGATGGTCGTAAAAGATAAGTATGATTTTTATAGAAGCGATCAACCTCTTGGTGTAGGGATTGTTACTAAGATTCTTGATACAATAGGATACCCGTTTGATATTCTGGATTATGTAGAAGATAAGAATCCATATGAAGAGAATGATCCAAACAAGGTTTTGTTGAAATCCGCCATTGATTCCAAGAATGATCTGGATAAAAAAATGAAGATAAGATCTAAAAAACAAGGAGGGGATTCTTCTAAGCCGGAAATAGATTGGGATTTATTCAAATCCAAATATGAAAATATGAAGCGCGTGGGTAAGGGTACGCACCGCACTATGGACGTAGATGGAATGAATATGATCTATGATGCTTTATATGATAAAGGTTTCAATCAACGCCAGATAGAAGCCGTACTTGGAAATATTATTGAAGAATCTGGTGGTAATCCCTATGCCGTATCTGATTATGGAGGGTTTAAGGGACTTTTCCAAGAATCCGATAAAAGATATCCACCCAAAGAGTTTGAGAAAGATAAAGAGCGATTTAAGGGGGATAAGCGTGGATATATCAATTACATGATAGACAGATTTTATGATCATGTTCAAGATGCTGGGATGTATAGTATAAAGGATACTAAATACAATAAAGCCATTCATGCAGTAAGCGAATTTATGTCAGAAGATCCAGATACGGATTATTCGTATCCACTTGTGTATGCTTTTGAAGCTCCATCAGATAAAGAAGGAACTTATAAAAATAGAAAAAGCGTATCAAATTTAATAAGCCAATCTTACGTTTCGAATAATGTTGATAAATTAGATGATGATGATAAAAAGGATGATAATATTATTAATGCCATTCTTGGTATAAAAAACGATCTTGAATTACAAGACCCGATTTCCACTACAAGAGGCGAAGCCTTTAAAGAAGCCAGGAAAAGAGGTCTTAAGGAATTTACGTGGAATGGAAAGAGATACAATACCAATATCAAGAAAGAAGGTGGCGTGGTTGGTAAACAGCGTGAAGCATATGAATATTTTACTAATAAAAGAGGCATGTCTAAGATACAGGCGCTTGCTATCATAGGTAATCTCATGGCTGAATCCGGTCTTAAAGATGACATATACGGAGACAACAGAACATCATACGGCATACAGCAATGGCATAATGAGCGCATGGATAAGCTATTCAAGCACGCCAAAAAGAAAGGTCATTCTACACCAACATTCAAAGACCAACTTGAGTTCTTAGCTGATGAATACGAAGGGAAAACCGGATATTCTAATTTCTTATACACAAGAAAAGGAAAAGAAGGACCAGGGTATTACAACTACAGCCGGCAGGACTTCATGAACGCCGATAACCTTAAAGATGCTGTAGTAGCTTGGAACCAAGGAGCAGGACGTCCTCATAAGAGTGTTATAAGAAACGATGACCGTTATAATTATGCTATGGAGGTTGCTAAAAATCTTGGTTTGGAAATTGAAGAAAATTCCGTATCTTCGTATGGTCAAATGGGATTCGGAGATGATGCTGAAATAGCAGCATCGGTAACACTTCCAGAGGTAGAAGTGGCAGCCGCCCTTCCTAACCCGGAAGCCCCGTCCCAGGAGGGACAGTCCGAGGAAGAGAGATTCCGTACATGGACTGAAACGTATGGTAAGGACATCGTAAATCATTTACTGACGTTAGACGGGAAAAAGGATGGTGATGACAGTGATTACAGCATGATGTATAAACAGCATGAAAAAGAAAGCGAAGAGGATAAGAAAATGGCTTTGATTAATGCCGTGCTTCCCAATATACAACTTCGCATTAAAGGCGTCACTGACAATTAGAACAATTATTTTATTTCTCATATTAATAAAGCGAAGCCGGATTTGAGACTCGTTATGCGGATACCGGAGGTTGAAGAACGATATCAAGATAATCCGGCTTTTTTGTGCGATTTCGTGAAGGATGGAACTATCATCGCCTTGGTTTAACAGAACAGACCTACGTACCTCCACTGTCCTGACGGGCATGGACGCCCGTCTCGCCTACCAGCCTGCCTAATTCTCCACTGGCTACCTAATATAACTATTAACGTCACTCCATCACCTATCTCCCTTCAGTCGATAGGTTCAGTCGTTTTTAAATATTATAAGTTCTTTCGCATCGTTCCCTTTGGTCACGATACTCAATCTTTTAACACAATTAGGCGAACAATACAATGACGGAAAAAGTAATTTGTCAATCCGTTCACTCACTTAACTCCCTTCGGTCGTTAAGTTCATTCACTATAAACAATTATATGAATAAATGGTAAAGTATATAAAATAATATAAATAATATAATGAGTAAGATCATTGAAAATGGTCTTAATATTAAGGAAAACGGAGACTATTCATAGGCGTAGTTTTAATTCAAGATTTGTTGTCCCACCACTGACGGTCAGTCGGTTACGTTCAGAGTCGTTTTCCTGTCTCTTATCCAAACCGTCATAAAATAAAAAACCTTGTATCCTATTTCTCTCAAACCGGATACAAGGCAGTGCATTTTCTTCTTTTTATATAAAATCATATATTTGCACTAAACAACAAAAACAATATGGAGACAAAAATAACTGAAATAATGAATCCTCACAAGTTACACGACAAGCTCTTCAAGAAAGAGCAGGTCTCTCCGATAGAAGTTATATACAATAGCTTCAGCAACTTAGGGTACAATGTAGTACGCCGTCCAGCCGGTCAGTGTTTAGGCAATTTGAGATATTTTAATCTATTTTATGACAAACATACTCATCATTTCTATCAGAAAAACAGGAAGTTGAGATATTGTAGTAATTTTCTCATATCTGATTACTGGAAAGATAGAGTGCGATGTTTCATAGTTTGGAACTTTGGATTTGGAAGATTCTTTCCGTACAATGACTTTATTGAGGCTATGGTTTATGATTATCTTCGATATGGGAGAAAGTCAGTTCCTTATCTTAAAAGCGTGCAAGAGGCTGAAGAAAAGTGTGTAAGGTTCTATATCCGGTCTCAGATAGATATGCTTCGTAAGGAAGGATATGCCGCTTATCGGGCTAAGTTCAAGGAAGAACGTCCTCAGTATTTCATCGGAGACGATAGGACGGTGTTTAGATGCCTTGACAGCTCTTTAAAAAGAGAAGAGAAGATTGCTGCATGCGTAGCCCACAAAAGGGCTTTAAAAGAAGGGATAATGACTTCCTTCATCAATCACCTTAAGAAACATCCTACCACTTTATATTCGTGGTTTTCATCAGAGGTAGATAGCGAAGGAAAGAATAGGCTCTGTCTATCTGAAAAGGCTGTTTCGTATTTGAATAAGAGACTGGTTCGCAATGGGTTAAAGTCTCTTTCTGCATCATATCTTTTTAGAACGTTTAGAAAAATGGTGAAGATCTTGTTCGGTTCCAATGTCAGGTCGTTTTTGAATAGCTGTCTGATGTCTGTTTCAACAGAAGAGGTTTTAACCAAATCTATGAAGAAAATAGTTTCCAAGACAGTGCTGTTTTTGTACAAGAGAGCGCTTAAGAACTATCGCCGGGCATGCGGTCTTAAGTACGACCCTGATTCGGGCGGTTTGTCTGCCGTACATGATTGATTTTTAAACGTATCCCATAACGTTGGATTTTCTCGTTCGTTTCTCTTATCTTTGTGAAAAAAGATAGTATGAAATTACGAATCATAAAAAATCGTCCGATATTCGCTCCTGGCGGTAGTGTTCAGGATAAGAAACAGGATATTAATGTATCCTCTACTCAGCCTATTCTTGATTATGGAACGCCTGTTAATAAATGGGGTGAATCTGATATTCAGAATATATATATGCCTTCTGATGTGATTTTAGAAACAGAGGAGGGGGAGATAAATCCATTTAGTAGTATGCCTACATCCGATCCGTTTTTTGAAAACAATGATGCAGGATATGCAGGATATGCAGGATATCTCGCTGATAATAGGGGTATGGTTAAAAACGTAGAGAAATCAGTCGTTGATAATGCAATGAATGTAGGTGGTGTTGATGCTGATTCCTCTAAAGAAAAACGTTCCCAAGATGGTAATCCTCTTGATCCTATGACTACCCCATATTATTCACCCGATCTAACCGGCAGAGCTCAAATGTTCGGTACAAGTCTTGGCCGGATAAGAGCCGGTAATAAGGTCGGTGCTAATGTGGCTCAAGCTGCCTTGTCTGGTGTTAGTTTAGGATTAGGTCTTACCCGTAATATCATGGGAGCTTCATCTGCTGCGTATGCAGCCAGCAGAGACGAGCAGGCAGCGAGGGAAAAACTTGCCAAGGAGCGTCGTCAGCAATTCATCAAGTGGGAACGTGAAGGTGGTGGCGTGAATTTAGGTAACGGTCAGAAGATGGATACGTCTGATATGACCGGCGAATATATTTATCCTCTTCCCAAGTCTATGGAAGATGCTGCGAATGTAGAGATAGAGAAAGGCGAGTACGTGCTGACTCCTGACTCCGTAGGGCCTATGGAAGCCAAAGGGAACAGACATGAAAATGGTGGCACTCCGGTTGATTTGCCAGAGGCTTATATTGTTTCCGATTATCGTAAGATAGATGATGAGTTTGCCTCTTACGTTAGAGAAAATTATGGTATTAAGGCAACGTCAAAAGATACGTATGCTACACTCCTTGATCGATATAAGAAGAAGATTGGTTTGTCTGATAAGTACGAAGATCAGGAGCGTGTATATAAGAGATTAGAGAAAAATGAAGATGTAAAAGACAAAAACACATCTAATCTTAATGTTTCTATTCTTTCCAAGTACGTCAATGAAAACCAGAAAGAGATAGACGAGCTTGAAGCACAATTTCGTTCTTTCGCTGAAATCGTTTATGGCAAACAGGAAGAATCTAAGCGTAACGAGAAGATGGATGCTTTTTTCAGGGATGGCGGGGTTGTTGATCTGAATCAGGTAAAGAAACAAGCTAAGGCTTTTAATATTGCAGAATCAGATGCTAAGAACTGGATATATGACGAGTATGTTAAGCAAACCAGAAAAATGGCTGAAGGTGGACCTACTCAGAAGGAGCTGGAGGAACTTAGAAAGAATGCTATCGGCTACAATAAGCTTATCAATCAGTTATTTGGACGAACTCTTAATATGACTGTATCTGATGTTAGTGGTCGTGAGCAGATTCTTAATCCTGATTCCAGTGTCAATGCCAACCAGAATCTCCAACATAGAAGCAATTTAGGATACGGCAGGGTAAATGATAAGGCGGTATCTAATTTGCTCGACATAAACCGATGGGCTAACAAGTACAATACGGATGGTGATTTTGATACAGAAGGTTTCCAGAAAGGATACAACAGGCAATTAAATGCATTGTGGGCGTTAGCTGATGTAGGCGCTATTACGAATGCTGATGCAGCCAAGAAATTCAGAGATGAATACGGATTCTGGGGCCAGGACGCCGGAAGCTACGGAGGGAATCAGGCTTATAATTCATTTGCCGTAGATGATAAGTTTGGTCAGACAACAGCTACTCGTTCTTATTATGGGTTGGATGTTGTTTCGGCAGAGCAAAAAAGATTGTTAAACGAAAAAGGGATAAAGAATTATGTTGACTTATTTGGTGATAAATCTGATGCCGCTAAGAAGATTCTGGGCTCCGATTATAATAAGTTTGTTGCTTTAAGAGATAGTGGGTTAATGCCGGAAATAGACTTCGTTCTTGAGTCTGTTAAACCAGAAATGAAGCCTATTGAGGCCGGTCCCATAGCACCAGGCCTTACACCGCCTAAGATTGGATCTCCTGGAAGGATAGAGGTAAAACCGAAAGCAAGTACGCCTACGACTGCAACCGACACCGATACAGAGGAGGTGGTTGAAGACAACGGACCTAAAGGACAGGACAGACCGGCGGCGTTCGGTCCTATCTTCCCGGAGATGCTGAGAACACTCGATACAGGCTTGGAGATAGAGGGATTGGAAAGGCATCAGGCTCCGAGAATAGATCCGGTTCTGCAATCTGCTGATCAGTATATCAACGAGCTCAACCGCGCGACATCGGCTCAGTTGGACGCAGTAGGTGACGTGCCCGACTCCCAGCGCTCTGCTATTCTGGCTAATATGAACGCCATAGCCGGAAGCAATATAGCCAAGTACATTAACGAAGTAAATTTCAATAACGCAAGGCAAATAAACGAAGCTGATAGATTCAATGAAATGGCTTATGTTCAGACAGACGATAAGAACATAGTGGAAAGGCAACGTTATGAATCTGGGTTATTGAAGGCTATGGCTATAAGGGATGAAAATCTTGCTCGTTATTATGACAGCATAAACAGTGAGATACAGAATAAGTTCAATGTTCGTACATCGTTGAATACCATAGCTTCCATAGCTCCGAATATGAGAATGCTTCCAAGTGGTCAAATTATTTACGTTCGAGGTAATCAGGATGTGATGAATATGGGTGATTATTCTACACCTTACTTGAGAAGTTTAAATGAAGAAGATGACGAAAATAAAAGAAGAAGGAGGACCAAATAGTGGCTTCACAGTATAGTATTTTAAGGCAATATGCCCCGTATGTTAGTCCTTACAACATAGATCTTGTTAAGGACGTCATGATGTACAAACAGCAGAAGGTTGATGCTGCTCGTGAAAAGATCTATACCCAGGTAGATTATCTTATGGGTCAAGAGATAGATAAGCCTGAAGCCCGCGCTTATATGGAAGATAAGATGTCAGGTGTGATTGCTAACATCAATCAAAAATTCAAAGGCGTGGATCTTTCTTCTGATGGTGTTACGAGAGCCATACAAGGAGAGATCAGTTCGGTGTTGGATGATACGGTCATTAACGCGATTGCCGGCACAAAAGAAGGCAAGAGGGTTATGAAGGAAATAGAATCTATAAAACAGAATCATCCTGAACTTTATTCTCCTATTAATGAATGGCATGCTTTGGACCCTTATTACAAATGGAGGTCAGATGGTAAAGCAGGATCAAGGTTGGGAGGTCTTCATTATTCTCCTTATGTCGATTATACTAAGGAGATAAATAAGCTGGTCAGTGATTTTAGGAAAAACAACGAAGGCAAGAAGATTCAGACAACAGAATATGATGTTAAAGGTAATCCTACTGGTGGAATCATAGAAGTCAACGTAGATGAGCTTACTGATTCCCAGATAAGGAATTTTGTGTCTGCTAACTTATCTGAAAACATGAGGAATCAGATGAGAATAGAAGCATCATACATGGCAGCTACCAATCCGGTGTTCAGTAATCCGGATTTGGTTAGTCAATACATTGGGTCTTATGTCGAAAGATACGATAGGCACATAGGAGCATTGGAAGCAAAAAAGAAATCAGTAGGGGATAATAAGGATATTATTGATCGTATTGACAGTCAGATACAGGAAGCTAAAAATCAGAAAGCAGAAGCCAAGAGGGAGGCAGATATGATAATAGCTTCATCAGATCCGGTAGCGGCTGCTAATTTTGTTGTTACCAATAATCTTTTCGATAAGATGACTGATGCATGGAGATACGACAATACAAGTTTTGAAAGGAAGAAAGATGATCTTTATTTTGCAAGGTTGGCAGAGGATAGGGCTCAGCAAAAGTTTTTGACTGATAATGCTAAGTCTATGGTTGAAATATCGTTGGCAAAAGAGCAACTTGCACAGGCTAAGATTGAAACCGAATACATGCGTACTTACGGTTCCAAGATGGGCACTGAAAGCTCATCCGGAGGCACAAGAGGAGCAGGCGGTGTAGGAGTGCCGATGGCTCCTATGGACGGGCCTACGGCTATCAATTCTGGAACGGGTAAGATAGGATCTGTTAATTTGGCTAATATCCCTTATGAACAACTCACATCTTCTTCCACAGAGCGTAGAGCAAATTTATTGAAATTATATAATTCATTATCTCCTACAGACAGAAGTAATATCGTTGCAGCATCATACGAAGAAGAAAAAACTGACCCAGGATTGTATGCTAATATGACTCCTGAAGAACGGATATATTCTTATTTAAAAAATAATGGAGGTCAGAAAAACGGATATTTTGGACAAGGAAATAACAGATTGTCTGAAGCTTATGATGCTTTACTTCTTTCTGATTCTAAGGCAAATGGAGCTACAAAGGCTATAAATAACATAACTGATTATCAAATAGATAATATAGTTACTAAAAAAAATAAGGATATTATCAGTAAAGTTCGTAATGCTAAGTTTATGAAAGGAAATTCTTTTATAAATCTTACCGATACAGATGATAAGGCTGGAGCCTTCCTGCTCGCCACAGCCATAACAACTGGTGTATCTGATGCCGTAGGGTTCAGAGAATACATGATGGACCCTTCAAGAGGAATAGATATTCTTAGTGCTATATCTCCGTCATTAGGAGCTAAGGCGAGTGCCGGCAAGTTGGGGAAAAACATATCTGATGCTATTACAAGCGAGAATAATGGTTCTTCTACTGGTACATTGGCTCTTATTAATGGAATGAAGAAACTCAACGGCGATCCTGATTTTAATATATCAGATTATATGACCATAGATAAGGATGGTGATATAGATTTAAAAGATTATCAGGAAGGTGAACCATTAACTATTACCCAGCTAAGATATGCTGAGAAAAACAGTAGAGTGTCTGATATGATAGCAGGTCAGATGCAGGATGAGATAAAAATGTCTGTATCTCCCGATCAGATTTCTGATAAGTTATCTCAGTATCATTACCTTGATTCTTACAAAAGATACAATTGGAATGCCGATTCGCCGGAAAAGTCTTTGCAGAAGGCTCAGTTTAGAAGATTGTCTGGTTACATGGCAGGAAAGGTAAATAATCTGGATCCTACTGCTATTAATGCCATTAATATGGATGCCGAGATAGATAATGGCACCGTTAGAAGATTCTTGACTGCTCAAGTAGGTTCCGGTAAAAATTCTTATGTTACAGAAAGGGTTGAGATTACGAATGACGAGCTTCTTAAGGCGGGTATAGATCCTTCGGTCGAGGAGCGTAATTATCCGGTGGATGGTTACAAATCAAGTTTTGGAACCTGTGATTTTGTAGATACCGGAAAGAAGGAAGGTTATTCTTATGATAAGTATCTTATACGTAATGGTCTTCCCCGTTTGGCTTCTAAGGCTGATGTTAAGAATGATCTTTATGATATAGTAAAGGTTCATGGTTCTTACCTTAAGCCAGAAGAAATGAATGTTGTTAAAACCCTTGTTGATAATTTTATTGACATGTCTGATAACATATCAGTTCAGTTGGAGGGAATGGATGACAGGGGTTCAAGAGAGGTAGCGGTCAATTTCTATGACAAAAGGACTAAAAATTCTAAAAATCCTGCATTGTTGTTCTCGGATTTTGTTCCTTTGGATCCAGGTAATGATGAGTATGCGGATTACTGGAATAGCATTCACCAGAAGTGTCCTCAGTACTTCTTTGTAAAATACGTGAAGGAGGCTGTTCAAGAACGTCTTGATCAGATGAGGGATCCGTATATGAGAGGAATAAATATCACGCCCAATATGAATGACAAGTTTAGTAAGTTGAACGATTTTTTGCAGAAAATTTATGGCTGACAATAATATAGATAGATATAATCCTGCTGCTAAAACCACTTACGAAGATGTGGCAAGGCAAAGGAAATTAGCCGAAGAAGAGAATTACACTCCGGCTACATTACCAGAGACGACAACGCCTCTGGTTCCTAATTATATGCCTGGTGAAGGTGTGTATGCCCAACCTAAATTTCCGGATTACGCATCAAGGATAGCTGCTGCCGAATACGAAGAACCGTATATAGCCAAGGAGATAAGCAACAGCTACTCAGAGGCACTGGCTCGTAACAGCTACAGGGGGGCTACACCTGCCCCGCCGCCTCTTAATCCCTATGGACCGAAGGTAAGTATCCGTGAAAGTCATCAGATGGGTAATGATGGGGTATGGCGTACAAAATATCCCAACTATATTCCGGGTATAAACAATGAGGATTATTATGCCAGGAGACAGAGCGGATGGAGTAAGTTTTGGAATGGTGTAGGCAAATTCGCTTTAAAATCCGCATTGTACGGTGCGCAAGGAGTTGTGTCACTGCCTGACAAACTTATCAATATGGCATCTGAGGGAAGTTACAAAGCCGCGTTAAACACTAACATGGATAAGTTTGTAGGTGATCTTGACCAGCAAATAGACATGCTTCTTCCCCATTATTACAAGAAAGAGGTAGAAGATTATAATTTTGGTCAGAAGCTTTTTAAGGATACCGGTAATTTCTTGTGGAATGACGTCCTTGGTAATGGTATGTCTTTTACCGTAGGAGCCATGATATCAGCGTACATGACCGGAGGACTTGGAGTTGGATCATTGGGTAATATAGGCGCTAAATTAGGTGGAAGAATCGGAGCTAAGTTAGCAGCAAGGCAAGCTGCCAATAGGGGCATAGGAAGCCTTAAAAGCGTGTTTAACGACTATGTAAGAAAAGGGGTTGCTACTGGGAGGAATGTAGGAGAGGCGGCTAAGACCTTAACGTTGTTAGCTACCAGTGCCGGATTCGAGTCATCGGTTGAAGCAAATTCTTTTATGAAGCAATCCGAGTCTGATTTCAAGGATTATTATCGTAAGATTTATGGTCGTGATCCTAATGCTGAGGAAATGACTGTTTTTCGTAATTCTAATGCTGATGTAGGTAGTGCTATATTTGCCGCCAATATGGGTATAGTAGGATTATCCAACTGGCTTCTTTTTGGTAAGTATATAGGGTTAGGAGGCAAGGCTATACCTGGGTTGGAAAAGAAGCTCAACAAGCATTTATTTGGATTAGGGACGGAAGTTGCGAAGCCGGGAGAGATGGCTATTAAAATAACCAATCCCAATATAGGACAGAAGATAGCAGGCAATGTTTTCAATATCATGAAAAGACCGGTATCTGAAGGATTATGGGAAGAAGGATCTCAAGGTGCTGTCCAGAATACGGCTGAGGAATATGTTAAGTCAAGATATGACAATGTTGCTATGAACGGGGCCGTTGATGTTCTTGATGCTATTTCTGAAGGATTTAAAAAACAATATACGTCTAAAGAAGGATGGACTGAAATAGGAATCGGTGCTATTATCGGTTCTTTGTTTGGTATGAGGGAAGGCTTCTTTGGAGTGAAAGAGTATAGTAATAATCAGATATTGCTGGAAAGGCAAGTAAATGAATATAACAAAGCATCTTCTAATCTTAATACGGCGGCTTTGAATACGTTGAAAAAGTCAATGAGTTTAGGGCCTCAAGTTCGTTCCGACGCTCAGTCTATGACCGGTAAGGAGCTTGATGATGCTATGTTTGAAAAGATGTCTATTGACAATCAAATGGGGACCTTAGAGGATTCGGCTGAAAATTTCAGGCAGATGGTTGATATGATGCCTATTTCGGAAATAGCCGAAGCTAACGGAATGTCTTTGGAAGAGGCGAAGAAATACAAGGATTCTATTATCGATAATTATAATAATCGTCTTTCTGATTTCAGATCTGCTCAAGGTTTTGCCGAAGATCTTATAGGTGATGATTCTAAGATCGAATTTAGAAAATACGTAGCTCGTAATGCCTTCCTTGGCCTTCAATCAGAATCAAGGATGAAAGACATAGCTTCTGTCATAGAAACTCTTTCGGGGCAGCCTCGCGTGGCGGATGCGCTAAGTACGTTTTCCCGGCTGTCGGGTAGAGCGAGGGAGCGGGCTATGGCTATCCGTGGCATACGGTCAAGAATAGAAGAACTTGAATCCGAAATAGAAGATCTTGCTACTCGTTCTCGTAACGTAGATGGAAAAGACCCACAAGCTGAATCCATACAACGAAAAACTAAAGAATTGGAAGATCTTAGAACCAATTACAATAATTCGTTGTCTGAGTTATCAACGTTAATAGGAAAAGAGTTTTCGATAGAAGAGTTGGTAAGTAGAACCGAATCTGTTTTATCATCGCCTCTTTCTCCTATAAGTTCACAAGATGTAATAGAAGCCTATGATACGCTTGTGGCTTTTGATGATTATTTTAATGTAAAATCAAGACAGGAAAAGAAGTTTACAGCCAAAGACAAAGCCATGAGATCCTTAGTAAACGAATACCGCAGGAGTTTGATGGACTATAGGAATATGAATAACTTCTTGTCTAAGATGCTTGATAAAAGATTCTTGGCTGAGGAAAACAGGGGATTTTCAAAAGCGCTGTCTTCTCTATGGTCTACTCCTTATAAGGGGGATGACAAGGTTTCTGATTTTGCAGAGCCTAATAAAGTTGGTGAATATGACACTGATGAGGTAGTAGATCAAGCTGTGTCAGAAGGTAAGATTTCGGAAGACGAAGCTTGGACTATCAAGGCTTTTATGCATGCTCTTGATAGAGTAAGGGAAGATAGGATGAAGGAGGCAGAAGATGATACAAAAGAGTCACCGCTTACGGAGTCTGTATCGGATGAAGATTATGAGGCTGCTATGGATAATCCTATTATGGTTCCGGTAGTAAGGCAGTCTATAATTGATAAACTATATACAGGTAATGCCGATCTTCTTACTGCGAGAGAAAAAGATGTGTATGATAAATACAAACAAGATTTTGATGATTATGTATCGTCTTTAGGTGATAGTCCTGTTAATCTCATTAAATCATTATCTGAAAAGGCTGACAGGCTTACAAGTCCGAGATCAGTATATGAGGAAAATAAAGCTATTATTGATATGGCTAAGTCTAATTTGGAGCCAGATCAAAGAAAGGAGCTTGATGATGCTATTTCTTCGTATGTTGATATAATGAACAGGCGGGACAAAGGAGAGAAAGTTGACGAAGATAAACTTGCAGATTCGGTATTTACCATAGAAGATCTTGGCCAGGTTGGAAATATCACTGACCTCCTTCCTTATATCGAGCAAAACAGAATTATTGACAAAGGTCGTATTTCCGAATCTACGTTAAGTAATTTTGGGAAGGATGATGCTAATATAGATTCTCTTGTAAATGAGTTAGACGAATCCGATAATACGCCTGGAGCTAACATAGATAGTGCCCAGAATCCAGAGACGTTGATGGTAAGAAGAATCTCCAACGACGGCAATGAAAGGTATGAAATTGCCGGTCTTAGAGCCGATAAATTTATATCTTCTATAAAATCATTGGTTCCTATTCAAATAAGCTCTGAAACGAACGCTAATGGCACTAAAAGGTATTCTCTTAACATAGGTGGAGAAACGGCTACCGTGATAGAACTGCCTTATCATGCGAGATGGTCTATAGACAAAGAATCGGCTCGTGTTCTTAATCGCTACACAGATGTGTCTATTCAGGACGTGGGTAATTCCTATTCTTTGGTTTATAAGCGTCTTGATTCAGATGAGTTGGTTCCGTACAGAACAGGTGTCGGATTCGGAGAGAATGAGGTAGATAAAATAGATCAGGAAGCATTATCTTCTTTGAAAAAAGGAGATAAGGTTAATCTCGAAATAGATGTAAATGATACCTATAATCAGTCTCTTTTTGCCGAATACAATGATGCTGTTCAGTCCGGCGATAAAAAAAGAATAGAATCTGCTGAGAATAAACTGGTGTCCAATATGGTTATCAAGGTCATGAGTGGGAGCCGATTCGTTTCTGTCGTAAAAGCTGATACAGGAGGCATAGATGGTATAAGTAAGATAAGAAGAACGGCTTTTAACAAGTGGAAGAAGGACGCCGGCCGGTCGGCTACCATCGGCGTCGGCACGCATGTTGTTGCCCAGACCCTTCCCGGAAGACCGGTGTTTAACATGAAGGTGAACGGTCAAGGATATGGCCAGATAGAAAATCTCCCTATTACCGAAAAAGGTGCTGAAAAAGTATCTGATGTCGGATATGTATTAAATGGCAAAGTCGTGCTTAAGAACGGATCTAAATACACAGGCTTCCCATTTGCTTATTCTATATTAAATGACAAGGGGAATAATTACAAAAATGTAAGAGTTCCGGTAGTTGTCATCAAAGGTAAAAACGGTCTTAATTATCTTTTCCCAGTTAGCCTACGTTCTGTGGAATCAGAGGAAGGGCGGAAATGGATGTCTTTTATAGATATGCTGCTTGAATCCGGTGATTCTGAATTGCTACAGATGGGTCAAGATGATATACAAGATCTTAATGCGTATCTAACCAAGTTAGGTCTTGATCCGGCTTCGTATCAAGTATCGTATTTGAATCCTATTTCAGGTCTTAGAAAAGCTCGTGAGGCTATAGAAGAATTATCTACAGTTCCTGATGTTGTTAAGTGGGTAGAAGATGGAAGTAGGAGTGTGAAAGACATTGTGACGTCTGAAGTAGAATCTGGAATAGATTTCGAAGGTGAGATGTTTGTTGCTCCTAAGATCAGGATTCAGTTTGGTAAATCATCTTCCAGACCTAAATCACTTATAGAGGATGATCTTCCTTTCTCTGATGAGGGTAAGACCGTTACTTCTAAAGAAGACGTGGATGTTTATGAAGAGGAAATGCCAGAGGAAGGGACTATCCTGGGGACTCAGCCGGCGCCATTAGCTCAGCCGGCTCCTGCGGCACAAGCCGCGCAGTCTTTACCTGGCAAGAAGCGTACCTCCAGGAAAAATTTCTCTATTATGTTGAGTGAAATAGAATCTCATATAGAAAAAGAAGGATTGCCGTCTTATGCTAATATTTTTGATTTTATAGCAAGGAAGATTGTAGGAGGTGATTTGAGGTTTCTTCGTGAGAGAGGTAATCCTAAAAGCCTTAAGGAAGAAATGGGATTAGAACCTAAAGGAACAGTAGGTGATAAAATATCCACTCCTTCCAGTAAAGGTGGTAAGACCTTAGAAGAATACGTTTCTTGGCTTCGTTCTCAAACAGATCAGGTGGTGGTTGATTATGTTGGGCCAAGATCTGACGAACAAATTATATCAGAGTTGAAAAACTTTTTGAAATATATTAATTTTGTTCCAAGCAAGGCTTTGAATTATTCTCTTAGAGTCAATGGCATGGATACCCTAAAAGAATATGGCACAAAAGAGGAAGTAGAAAAAATGGAATCTGATATCAATAGTTTGGTTTCTAAAGTTTTGCCTACGGTGGATAATAAAACTGTAGAAGATGTTTCTACTGCAATAAAATCAAACAACTTGCCTGCCATATGGGAGCCCGTGGAAAGCCTTGATATGACAAACGAGGAAAAAATAGAGTTTTTGAATAACGTAGCAGATTTCCTTAGCGGCATACCAGAGTATGATGCTGTCGTGGAGTCTATAGAATCAGAATCAGATAATATTTTAAATGATGGAAAAGAAGGAAGTGCAGAAGGCGGTGCAGTACGCACTGAGGAAGATGGCGATAAAAAGGGAGATGGAGAAGGCAAAGGACAATCCAGAACAAATGTCGAAGTTGAAGGAAATGTCGAATTACCTGGATCTACAAAAGGAGAAATAGAAAAAGACGAACCTCGTATATCCGAAGAGTCGCTTACTCACATATCAAGGGTGACAACCCCTTATTTCCTGTACGGCGGTGACGAAGCATATACATCTGTTCCGGCTAAAGTAGAACCTATACCGGAGAAGATAATGGGTCGTAATGGTATTAAATTTGGTATGAGTGTAGTCGAGCTAACCAAATTAGGATACAAAAAAGCTGGTGGAAACTGGATATATAAATTCTATATGAACTCAGGTGTGTATGATTTGTATAATATCAGTACCGGTGAAGCGTTTAGGGCAAAACCGGATCTTGGAGTTAAGATAAGTTCCAGTGCATTCATCCGCTCTTTATCTCAATCTGGTAGAAAAATACAAAATATGATGAGTAACATGAGTCAGGAAGAGATAGATAGGAATAAGAATCTCGTAGAAGGTTCTGATAATTCGGATTCGATAAATGAGTTAAATAAAGAGTGTTGAGTATGAGAAGGAGATTTTTTAATGCCGCGGATAATTTCGTGGGAGGATGTTATAATAAGTTATCTAATGAGGATATAAAAAGGCTTGGAGGAAAAAGACCTTATGTATGTCAGTTTAATAAAATTCATATACATATAGGACCTGTATTAAAAGATCATGATTCTGATGTTAGTTACATAATGTTTAATAGTAATTGGAATCATGGTGGTTATGAGTCTATGGTTTATAATCATAGCAATAATGGTATTTTTATATTAGGTGAAAACAAAATTGGTAACATAGAAGATCATATACAAGATCTAACATATTGGTACGAATATGATCCAAGCATTAATGAAAATTATTGTTATTTTTATTATGAGGCTAATAACAGCGGAAATGCTATCAAGTTGAATGGTGAGTTTGGTGATACCAGTACTGTTTTCAACATTCCCAGCTTGGAAGTCACCACTCTTCGTGATGGCAGTTTGAGTTTTCCGGAGATTTATATAGAAGGAATTTGGGATCCGTCATTGTATAAGTCGGTTTTATAATTAACTTTGCAAAAAAGTTAATTACAATGGGTGTCAAATGTCAGATAGAAAAAAAGGAAAATGAAATAAAACGGGTTAAGGCTCCTAACGGGGAGCCTTCCGTTCTTTACGAAAGTGCTTTAAAAGTATTAGGAAACAGCGAGCGGGCCCTTCAGGTATGGGCTAAGGCTTACACTCCTGGTTTTTTGTCGTATTACGGTCATTGGAATAACCCGGCTCCAGGGGAGATGTTTAATACCGATCCCAATGGCGAACCTCTTTTAGAAGATGTGCTGTCGTATATGAAGCGTCAGACTTATTTTGCTGATCCTTTAACGGCTCAGGACATTAAGGATGTAAGGGATTTCCTTTTGTCTACTCATTATTTTTTCAATGCGTCTTCATTGTCTAATGCTATTCTCTTCGATTTTTATGTAGATGGCAGTTTGATACTGAATGAGCAGAAATTAAGGAGATCCGGTTTGTATGATGAAACAGAAATAAGTCGTATTTTATCCGATCCTTCTGTTTTAAACGAGGTTTCGACTTCCATGAGAAAGTTAATAGATTCTTCTATTAACGAACATGATAGGGAAAAGGATAATTATTTTATGTCTGTTGACTATCAGTATGGTCCTATTGTTTACAAGGAGGGAGTGTTTAACCAATTTGGTAAAAAAGTGCCATATAATCCTTCTGAGCTTTATTATGCTATGCGTAAAACAGTAGCCGGCATAAAAAACTTTTCTGAATTTTCATCTGCTTTTGAATCGTTGAGAAACTCATACCCTGAACTGGTTGAGAAATTCGTTTCTGATAAAGAATTTGCCGAATCTATGTTTGATGAGTTCTCATCTACGAATAAGATTCCGGTAATAAACATAGAAGGGGATGATGTGGTAGAAGGCAAGAGAAGATCCTTGTCTAAGCTACAAGATCTGTCTTATTACAATCCTGGCAAAATAGAGTTCCTAAGAGCTCGTATATCAGCTTATTTACATAGGGCTAATGCCGACACCGAATCCGATTTAAGAAGCATGATATGGGATATAGAAGAGGCTTGTACGTGGTTTGGCATAGATATAATAGGGACATCGGAAACTTATGATGGCACAGAAGAATCTTTGAACAAGATAGATAATTTGATGCTGGATCTTGATATTTATGTGGCCAGGCATAATGATGTAAATTATGCTCCAACGCTGGCATCTTCTATAGATGATGTTCTTGGTGATAGCACAGATTATTATTCTGAATTATTGCCGGAGTATATGGATAATTTGAATATCGTTTATTCTGAATCCGATATAGACCCAGTAGAGGCATTTGAGAAACATTCATTGCTTAAGGTAGGAGATAATCTATATCAAAGGATCAGCAAAGATGATATTAATGAGATGTATCAAATATCAACAGTGTTAGCCAAGCACGACCTAACTCATTTTTCTACTAAAATATATCCTGAATCTTGTTTTAAGAACGGCGTTTTGGATAAAGAGAAAGTACGGAACGTAGATAATAATACGCTCATGGATTCCATTAAAAAATACGTCAGATCGTTCATGGATTCTCAGAACACGGAGGACATGATAATGACCAGGATGGCGTTTGGGCACCCGGCGGTACTTGACGTTCCTTACGTGGATGTGGATCGGGAGTATAGTCGATACATGAACAAAAAACAAGATAGCGAAAACCCATTATCCTTATTCGATTTATACCAATCTTACCTTGACAACAAACTCCATAAAACAAAATTATATGATAATGCCTATAAGTATCTTGACTTCAAACCTGGTCCATCTTTGGGTCTTATTTCTGATGATCCTGATATTTTGAAATCAATAGAATTATCTTTATCTGGAAAAGACAGGTTGATGTTGTTTGATTATAGCATGACCAGTACCGACCCTTCTTTATCAGAATTGTTTTATTTGGAGAGGTATGACCCTTCGTATGCTGGGAATGATTTTGAACACTATTTTTACACCAGGCACCCGTATTTGTTAAAAGAAAAATCGGGTTCTAATATCGTAGAGCAAGATGGTGTTATAACAGCCGAAGGTATTTATGATAATTTTATAAGAGTAGGTAATAAGATATGGTCTAAAGTAAGCGAGAGTAGTTCCGGCTCTATCTACCAAAATCTGACAGGAACCGAATCAGAGGTGAAATACGATTCTACTCAGAAGGCTAAGACGGTAGAAACCGATTACGCTCCATACCAAAACAGATCTGGCTTGACGCAAGACATGACCGTAAGCAAGTCTGAATTGGATGATCTTAATAAATTGGAATGCAAATAATTTTTGTATATATATAATATAGTTTTTTTCATAATTACGATTTGGGAAGTGAGGCTTGTGAAAGTCTCACTTTTCTTGCATATGCACGTATATCAACAACATACAAGAAAAGTTAGATTTTCATTGTTTATGAATTATTTTTATTAAGTTTGCAATATTAGTTTCAGGAAGGGATTATAGAAAATAGGGAAAAGTAAGAACAGAACGTAACTAATAACGGTAGGAAATGAGAATCAGTACCATCAAACGTAATAACAGCATTCATCTTATGTATAAAAACATTATGAATGATTTAGGTCAATTAAGAACTGTAGTTTCAAAATCCTATATTTATAATCTGATACAAAATCAAACCGGATTAAGTATCAGAACTATATCCCATGTCTTGAATCACACAAAAGAACAGGATACAGATTCTTTGTGAAAACCATACATTTTCATACATTTGTGTGTTCTTTAGTTTTTAGATTTAAGTTTTTCATGGTATTAGTTTAGATTAGTGTAGATCAGGGTTCGCAGTGATGCGGGCCCTGGTTTGTTTTAAAAAGTATTAAAATATTTGTTATTTAAAATCCTGTTCCTATCTTTGTTCCAGAAACAATGAACAACGAGATCCCACCTCTGGTTGTTTGATGTTGAAAGATATTTTTGGCTCATTAGGGTTTGTCATAGTGGGATCTGACATTCTCTTTTGGGCCTATTTTTTTATTATGGATAATACTTGTATTCCTTTTGTGTTAATAAACGACAGAAAAATGATTGACGCAAAACATGTTCATAAATTGTTAGAATGTAAGTATGATTTTAAACATTGGATTAAGGATGTAATATCATCTTTTAATTTTAAGGATGGAATAGATTATATATCATATAGATATGATAATAATGGAGAACAAATAATAGATAATAATAGTCATGTATTTAGGCATGACTATTATTTATTCCCCAAATCGATTCTGTGTATCATCTATATGAAGTGTGATAGATCTTTATTTAAAGATTTTATTTATGATATATTTGATTGTTGTAATATTAAAAATGACGATCGGGTATTAGATATAATACATAGATCTATCGATAGGTATAATAAAAAATGTATAAAATATTTTACATATATAATAAGAAATAATAATAATGGTTTTTATAAAATAGGTAAAAGCTCTGATGTAAAAAGAAGGCTATCTGGGTTGTCTATTGTAGAAGATAACTTAACATTAATAGCTTATGTGAATAAAGATATAGAGAGCGAGCTTCATGCAAGATTTGATATCAAAGGGATATACAGAGAATGGTTCAACTTATCAGATTGCGATTTGAATGATATAATTGATAAATATAAATTCAAGTTGTGTGACATGGCTTGAATTTTATTACAATAAAAAGTGATTAAGAGATGAGTCTATGGTGATATTTACTCATCTCTTCTTATTTTTCTGAAAATACTTCTCTTCTATAGGAAATAAACACACCCATATTCCACCCTGCAATCATGATCTTTGTTACGTGCTTAATGCACATATGTTTAACAATTAAATACTATAAAATTATGGGTGGTGATAAAATCGTCCTTTTAGATGGAGCCGGGGCTAACGGTGGTGGTGCAGCCACTAACGGTCTTCTTTCAATGATTCCCGGCATGTTTGCTAATTTGATAGGTGGTAATAAAATGGATCCGAATCTGGTGGCGGCTTTGATGAACGGTCGTAACAACCAGGACGGTTTCGGTGGGGCTAACGGTTGGTGGCTCTGGATAATTGTTTTGTTCTGGCTGTGGGGTGGACGCGGCTTCGGTAACGGTTTTGGAAATGGCGGTGATTGTTGTGCCAATGGTTTGCCGGATCAGTTGAATAACGATTACGGTCGTGAACTTTTGATGCAGGCAATTCAAGGTAATCGTAGCGCCATAGATCAGATTGCTTCTGCTTTGAACTGTTCTACTACTCAACTTCAGAACGCTATCTGCAACGTACAGGGTGCTATTGATAAAGTAGCTGGTCAGGTAGGTATGACTTCTCAGGCTGTTATCAACGCAGTTCAACAACAAGGTTGTGAAATAGGAAATCAAATCAGCTCTTGCTGCTGCAATCTGAGTTCGTTGATCAATCAAAGCACTTGCCAGACTCAGGGAATGATTACTCAGCAAGGTTTTGATAACCAGCTTCGCACGTTGGAACAAACCAATATCTTGCAGAACGGTCTCAACCAAGGTCTGGCTAACAATCGTGAGCAAGCTACAAGCCAATTCAATATCTTGTCTGCGAAACTTGACGCTCAAACCGTTATGATCAACGACAAATTCTGTCAGTTGGAAATGAGGGAGATGCAGAACACTATTGCTCAACTTCGTGAAGAAAAAGCGGCTTTGACGGCTTCGGCATTATCTCAGCAACAAACCCAGAATATCGTTGGTCAATTACGCCCGACGGCCGTCCCAGCCTACCCCTCTTGTTCTCCTTACCAGGCTTATTCTTGGGGACAGGTATTCGGAGGAGGTTACTGCAATAACGGATGTGGATGTAACAACGGATGTTGCAATAACAACGCTGCTGTCTGATTTTATTAAGAGAGGAGGCTAATATGGCTTGTGTTTCTAAAATAGGATCGTTGTATGAGATGGTTACGAAGAATGTTATTGTCAGTACGACAAATACAATCTTCGGTATTAACCCACGGGCTTGGATCGCCCTTCCGTGTGAGGGTCTTATCCTTCTTAAGATAAGGCAAGTAGTCCCCACAGCCGGAAGTGCTCTACCGGTACAGATTGCGGTCCCGGCAAACAGCACAGTTTCAACAGTAGGAGCCGACACCTGTTGCTCGGTTACGGGAGTGAATGTCGTGAACCCTATTAACGTAGCTGTAACGGGTGCTGCTATGGTAAATGGCACAGAACGCCTTCTGTACTTCAATAAAGTTCGTGGCGTGTTAAGATTAATGGATTGCTGTGTTCCAGTAGCGGCAGCCCAGGCGTCTGAAGTTAAAGCAGGTAAATGATTTCAGTAGGGTGATGGAGATCATCACCCTATTTTCACCTAAATAATATTTTGATCATGTTTTCAGATTTGAAGAAAGGGTTTCAGGTACATACCCTTGATACTAATACAGTACCTAAATACGAATTGGGAAAGGTAGTAGCCGTATCCGAACCCAGGTATCTTCCTCCTCAGCCGGGTCAGTATCAGGCGATGCAGACCCGCGTGGTGGATCTGACGGTAGAGCTCACTGGCGAAACCAAGACCTATACGGTTCCGGAATCCCAGAATGTGGCTAAGGCTATGGGTATAACATTATCTACCAGCATAGATCCGATTATGAACGAACTGAATGCTATAAAAAGCACCAGTCAAGACATAATAGACAGCGTAGATACCCATCGTGCCAAGATAGAGGCTTGTGAATCTATATTAGAAGACATCAATCCGGCATTCAAACAAACGAGAGAGCAGGATCGTAAAATAGCTGGTATAGAAAATAAGGTGAATGACCTTACTGATTCATTCGAAGATTTAAAGAAGTTAATTGTAGAACGTTTGAAATAAGTATAATATGATAGTATATGATTTAAATTCAGGACACAGAGAATATCCTGGATATGATGAGATAGAAGACAGGCGAGGTGGAGGCAGAGGCAGAAGCCGTCGTTCTGATGGGACGTACATGGAGTACGGACATGGGTTCCTTCCTCCTTATGATCATTACGGTATGCATGAGAAGATGAAGGAAATGGAAGAACGCGAAAACGAGCTGGAAGAAAGGGAAAGAAGGCTCGAAGAGCGCGAACGTCGTCATGAAATGGAGGACCGGGAATACCGGAGGATGGGTTACGAATCCTACCCGACCGATTACTATGGAGACGACAGATACTACGGTGACGGACCTCAGATGCGTAGAGGTCGCGGACGTGGCAGAGGTCGTTCTTATTGAGGAGCAGACGCAGAGGATCCAGCTTATCAGAAATATGTAGATACTTACGGCTACCATTTTTCTAATGCTCTTGCTGATGAGGCGGTAAAGAAGATGGTCAACGTCGATGGATCCAAGAGGATCTGGAAGCAGCCGGAAATAAAAGATATTTTTGAAAAGTGCGGAGCGAAGAAGCCGGATAAAGCGACATGGGGCGATGTCCAATATGTCTTTGCAATGTACTATTCGGATGGTTTTCCGAAGGTCTTCAAATGTGAGAACGAGTTGGTGAAAGCTACGTTAATGTATTTGGATGATCCGGATGCTCCCGAAGGAGTAGCCTTTATAAGATGGCTTGCCGTGCAAGATTACCTCGGCGAAAAAATAAACTGGAAGGATCTGACCTGAGATCCAGGCCCAGGCCCTTCCGGTGGTGCGGGAGCCATAGTAAAAAATATGATTCCCGCATTCCCGTTTTTCCCGTTTGGAAAAAAAGGAATAAAAAAAATGTTATACCGGTCGGCGGGCAATAGAATACCCGTGGCCGGTTTGTTTCACATAACTTTTTTTTGGATATGAATATGGCACACGAATCTAAATCAAATAAAACCCCATTGTATTTAATAGGAGAGTTGATTGGCGTACCGAATACGGTTATGGACTCAGCATTGCATGAACTGAGAGATAGAATAGACAAAGACCCTAAATATAAAGATGTTAAAAATTGGATCGAGTCTTTACCCAAGATCTGAACCTATTTTTTCAATACCAGGCCCGATGCGATTTTAACGTATCGGGTTTTTATTTTAATTTATATTGTTTTATTTTAAATCTAATTAATTCATGAATGTCGTACATTTGTTGAAAAACTATTCTATATGGAAAATAAGGAAGATTACGTTGGTTACGAAGATCAAGAACTGTGTAACCGGTATTACAAAGAGGCTGACGCCATGAGACAAAAGCAGGACTGGTCTCGGCTTAGGGCTGTCCCTGCTCCGGCCAAGGGAACGCCATCGCCCGGCTGGGGACAGCTTGGACGTGGAAATGATGTCCGTGTTAAGTATGTTAGCATCAATTCAGGATTAGGAGGGGACAGGTTATGACCGTAGAAGAATTAGCTAATAAAAGATACGGTGGCGAATTTGTTTTCATGCTTGGTTATTTGGAAGGTGTAACAAGATTCGTTTTTGAATGTTTCGATCCCAGACCTGATCACGAAGGTAAAAATACTTATATGGTTTCCTATTTTGATAAGCGCATCCGTAGAAGAGACGTAGTAGATGTGCCGTGTTATATGAATATTTTGCCAAAATAATGAAAATATTAATCTTAAATGTACCTATATTTTCCGGTAATATTATTTCTCCTACCTGGATTAAAGCTGCAAGAGATTTCCAATCTAAATCGAAGGCAGAAAGAGATTCGTATTGTTCGGTTTGTGGATGTGCGGGAGGGTGTAACTTGTGCGATGATATAAGTAAATATAGGATTTCAGAACAACTAAAATATTATATATAATATGGTTAGAATCGCATATTTCGGAACCGATGGCTGCCCTGGTCATCATGTTATTCCAATACGAGGTAAATTTACGGAAGAGGATGTTAAGGTAATAGAATCTGTAGATTGTGATGATTTTTATAAGGTGTTTGATGTCATGCGTTTTAAGATAGCTGAGTTTAAAGGATGGACGATATTGGGAATCCCGGCAAGCTTAGACGATCATAGACCTGGAAGCAAAACCGTTATCTTCATAGAGGGTAAAGCTAACGAAGCTGATTTTATGGAAGTCATACAAGAGTATTCTTTTCTTAAAAATAATGTAAAGAAACTTGCCGAATTGTATCATGATGGAGAATGGCTTGCGACTGGTAAATTGAATCAAGATCCGCCTACTAACAAGGAGCGGTTTCAATTTACGTTAGACAAGGATGATGTTATTAACATGATTAGGGGAGTCGATTTAGATCCTTATTCTGATGTGGCGAATGAAATGGAGAAAATCGGATTGGGATCATCATCTGATTCTTCATATGAGGGTCCCACATGGTCTTGGTTTGTTAACAAAGTAGAACTTTGGCAGAAGAATAATGTATGGGATAGTTTCTCCGCTGAGTTTTTGTGGGGTTTGTATTGTAGGATAAAGAAAGTATAGTAACAATTAATTTAAAACAAATCATGGAATTAAAAGATTTTAAAGATGTGGTTAGAGTAATGACAAAAGAAGAGTTCGAATCAACAATCGAAGAAGATATTAAATTCGTTGAGGGATTCAAGAATTTCTTAAAACATGATGATGCCACGAGGATAGTAGAGCATATCAAGTCTGTGTTAGAAGCATCAGTAGATTACTACTATCCTAATCATCCTGAAGTAGAATTTGAAAAAGATTTTAATATACAATACGATGTCAATAATATCTTGAACAAATACGGCCACACCGAAATGGGTATGTATAAAATACAGCTCTATATAGAGAATATTTTGGGTAGTATTCAAAACAAGAAGCCTGTAGACGTGGGAGAAGTCTCTGACGGATACCACACTTTCAATGAATTGTATCGGTATCGCATGTTGTATAACGCTGCCTTCTTTAATCTATTAGCCAGAAGCGGACAGGTTGAAGTTTGCAAATCAAGGAGACACAGCGACGGAGAAAAATGCTTCGGTTCTGATGATTGGTTTATTGTGATGGCGATCCTACCTACCGGTCAGGTATCTAATCACTATGAAAGCAAATACTGGGATTTGTTTGATGTTCCTGAAAGAGAAACCGCTTTCGAATACGATGGCCATACACCAAATGAAGCCTCCGACAGACTTGAAAAGTATCTCAAACTGCCTCGTCATGGCATGACATTCGAACAGGCTTTAGAACGGCTTAAATTAGGTCGTAAGATAAAAAGAATCGATTGGGGTAAAAAGTATATCTGTATGTTTGACGTAAATATATTGATGATAGATACAGGTCAAAAAGTAGCATCAAATTGGAATCCAACCGAACATGATATTATGTCTAATGACTGGGAGATTGCGGGATGAGTTTGTTTGTTTGTTCAAAATGTGGCTGTATAGATAATACAGCCACATCCTGTTATTGGGCTCTTATAAGACCTTGTAAGAATCGTATTTACGATAAGTCGCTAAAGGGATATGAAGGCAAGCCTCTTTGTTCTGAATGTGCCGCTATTGAATATAGTAAGGGAGACGAAGTGGTGGTAGTTCCTGGAACGTGGCATGGTAAGTTCAAGAAAGAATGGCCTACTGAAGAAGAGAAGAAGCATATTGGTAAAAACGGAATATTAAATTTATAGTCATGTGCAATAAAGAAATCGTGATATGCGCTGCCATCTGGGTGCAGGACGGCAAGAAGCGTCCCTATCAGCCCACCAATATACCATCCGGCACCGTGTTCTGTGGATTGAGACACCCCTCTATACTATCTCAACTTGCGGCATACGGTATAGCCCATAAAAACCGCAGTGTTCAAGGATTTTTGACAAGCAAGAATCGGTTTTTAACAAGAGAGGAGGCATCTGAACTTGTTAGAAACAATAATCAGGAAATGGTAGTAGATAGGAATGCCATTAGAGAACAATTGTATTCAGAAGATCTATATTAACTAAAAAATAAAACAATATGGGATTTATAATCAGAAAGTCAATATCTTATGATATGATGGACGGCAATCAATTAAAGTATGAATTTGACAACAGGGATTTAGATCATATCACATTTAAAGGTGATGGTAAAGAATCTTTTTCATTTAACAGAGTACTTGTTGAAAATTTAATTGAGACATTTGAGACTATGCAGGATATATACTCTGATAATTACGGAATTAAGGTTTATACCGGTAATTGCATAATTCAATTGAACGTAAATCCAAAGGACCCCAGTGAATCCTTTTTTGACGTATATGATAGAGATGAGATGAAATTGATATACGGAATAAAGATCAGTATTCTGAAAGAAATGTTTATCATATGATTACCAAGCAGGACATACAAGCAGCAGCATCGTATATTTTCCGAAGCAGTTTTGTCTCGGAGGACCAGGCAAGGAAAGCAATGGTAAAAGCCGGCAATAACGCTACCAAGATCCTCGTCAAGACCTTTAGAGGCAAGTTGTTCAAGAAAGCTTTTGAAAGAGCCCGTAGAGGAAAGGATATCAGTTCTTTTGAAAGACAGGAAAAAGAAAGTGGTTTCAATTTTCTACATAATCCTAATAATGGTCGTATGCAAAGCGGTCATATTATAATAGATGGAATTGGTCTGTTTAAACAAATAATTCATGAAAGGTAAAAAAGTTGATATTCGTTTAGGCAGAGGTCTGGCGAATCAGATTAAGATAAACAAAACCATCCCAGTGTCTCATAAACCAAAAGAAGAACGTCGAATGATGTTTGTTTGTGGTGATGATATTGCTTCTCTTATAAAGCGGTTTGAAAATGAATCAAAGTAATATAAAGTCGGACATGTGTCTTGTCCGACTTTTTTTATATATTTGTGGCATGGCAAGAGGTTATTATTGGATACCACAAACAGATGAAACGTTAAATGGCAGAAGCTATTACGTGGCTAAGATAGTAGGAGATATCACGTTTGATACTAAACGAAAAAGAATCGTATTTCAAGCTGATAGGTATTTCCCTGTAGGATCTGTTTTCCATTTTACGCACAATTGCTTCAATTATATCATAACTTGCCGACTTCGTAAGCCGGGGCTTTGGTTTGAAGCCAGGAGAGAGGATTCGGGCCCTATTTGCCCTGAAGATATTGAGCGCTTTGAATCGGGAAGGTTTATACACCGAGATGGGTACATGCATTACATATAAGCTGAACTTGACGATTTTTCGTCAGATTATAATTTTTTTTCATATTATTTTTAAGCCATCAGACTGAGAAGTTAGATGGCTTTATTTTCTATGATATGCTTGATTTTTAACTACCTTTGTCTCATAACAAAAATGTTTTACTATGACATCAACGTGTATTATTAAAAGAGATAATAAAAAGAAAGTTGTTTCTGTCTCTACCAGATCAGGGGACAGGTCTATGTTGTTTGATAAAATAGCATCTATTCCTCTTATGGAGAATAGGGAACGGGCTACTACTGTTTTTAAAACCGTATTTTCTAATAAGTTCTTAAAGGCTTTTGGTGACTGGAGAAGGAATGTACCTGTTAATAAACAGGCTTATAATAAGGTAAAATCTAACATCGACCTTATCCCAGAAGCCTATAGAGAAAGGGTGCTGGATAAGGCGTCTAAGATGAGTAACCCTGTTCTTGTGTCAAAATCAGATGCACCTTATGAAATCCAAGAATCGGGCTTTGGATTCTACAGCCAAAATCTGGGTGATAATATTATGTTGGTGGATGCTATGGTTACGTCAAGCATTTCCGTACCGGAAGGACCTGGGATAGACGCCGGGCAGTATCTACAAGATGCTATATCTTCGGACTTTACTCCCGTATCTATGGTACAGGATAAGGGTGTTAATTATATGGTTATAAAAGACGGTCTTAAGATATTTAGCCCAGAAGAGTTACCACAGACAGATTCTAATCCTGTGGGTGTAACGTATCAGACCGGAGAGCCTCGTTTGTTTTTCATGAACGATCGTAGTCAATTATTTGAAGATTACGGAGAAGCTCTTCGCTCTGGAGGGAATGATATTAGAATAGGATTCTTATCCGGCACCGTTCAAGAATCTGCCGTGGATGGCGTGGCAGACATTACTTACAAAGCTGGAAAGTATGTTCTTAATAATCCCAAGTCTTTTATACCGGTCATGACCGCTTCTGCTTCTACTTCTTTATCAACAAAAGGCGGTATAATTAACTACCTTATAAAGAAAGGTCTTTTGTCCGGATCCAAGATATTCGATCCGGAAACAAGAAGCTATTATATTGCAGGAGAAGGACATACAGGACAAATTAGACTTTTCAATTCGGCATTATCCTACACCGAGCTCCGTAATCATTTTGGTTCCGATGTTTCCATGAACGACCAGGGTATGATAACCATAAGCTCGTTGGATAATAGTAAGGTGACTATGAGACTCGCCACCGGAGGAACGGAAAGGGTTAGCAAAGAGCAGATAAAGAACGATCTTAAGTCAGGAAGATACAATGAATTGGATGCTAAGTACGATCATTTTGATGCGCTTGTAGTTTCATTCATATTAGAAGACAACGATCTTTATGCTGATACTAAAGCTAAGATCGTATCAGATTATAGCCAAGAGGAACGTGACCAACGAAATTCTATTGTTGAGATACTGAAAACGCTGGGCGTTAGTGTCGTTGGCATGACCGATTATATAGAGAAGTACCAAACTAAATACGGACACGAACCTTCTGCTAAGGCATTGGCGGATATTGCCAATAACGTAATAGCAGTCGGTGAAGATGCTACTTTGTCTGACTTAGTAGAAGAAACAGCACACTTTCTCGTAGAGGCGTATAGAGATCAGAATGCTGTTGAATCTGTTTTGCAAGATGTAGAAGGCACTGAAGAATGGAATCAGTATGCAGGTCAGTATTATAATACATACGGTAAGGTATATGAAGGCTCTGAACTTGATAATGCTGTTAGGAGAGAAATTCTTGGAAAGATCCTCGCCAGGGAGATGCAGACCGGCACAGCACAGGCGCCGGTAGAGCCCACCTCCTTCCTGGGGCGCGTCCGGCAGCTTCTCTCTGGAATCGTAAGCTGGCTTAAATCAGCTTTATCTACCCAAAGACAAGATTTGAATAACGTTATTAAAAACATTCGTGATCTTGCTATTACCGACATAGATAAAGGATTTGATACCTCTCTGTTAAAGGATAATGATTTTACATTATACTCCCTTTCTTCTATGAACAAGAACAAGTTTCTTGAGTCTAAGATCCGGGCATTGAGAAAAACGTTAAGAGACTTACGTCAGATAAGCTCTGATAGGGCTGTAACTACGTCTATGACCCTTGCCCAGCTTAAGACCATAGAAGATAAGATAAATAAGGTAGAGACCGAAATAGACAAGAATGAGATGGCGGCTGCCATGAATAGCATGATCTCTACAGCCGAAGCTCAGGTCAGATACTTAAGTAATGTGGTGAACACCATCCTTCATGGTGATACCAAAGACGGTAAGCTTCACTTCAATACCAATGATCGAAAGAACGTAGATATTATCAACAATCAGGTTCTTCCGATCATGAACGATCTTCGAGGATATATCCGTAACAGAAGTACCGAATTTGATGAACGTGAAAAGCAGGATTATACAAATAGGATCAATACCGTCATTGCCGACATCAATGGTATTCAGTCTGATATTAAATCAGTACAAGACCTTGATGAAAGTACGTTGCTTGATAAGTTAATGAACGAACTTCATGTGCCGGCAGATAAGGTAAAGAGAGTAAAAGAATTTTTTGACAAGGTTCAACACGATGTTTCTTGGATAAGTAGGTGGTTTGGTATATTAGAGCATTCTTCCAGTCTGTTCAATAACGCTCTTGGAGCTATGATTGCCAAAGACAATTACAATGCGATGGTGAATGCCCAGCCCGCCATATCCGACTTCCTGGCATATGCGAAAAAGCATGGTTTTAACAAATCTGAATTTGAAAAACTGCTTCAGAAAGTAGACGGCAAAACTTCTAATTACCTTCGTAGTGCTCTTGATATGGCTAAATACGATCGTAATAAGAAGCTGGCGCAGATGCGAGCGTTTGCGACTGCCATGAACATAGAGATATCAGAAGAAGAAATTGGTGATGTGGTTGACAATAACCGTAATTACGTATTTAAAAGAGAAGTAGTTGACAAGGATGGAAATACGGTTACTGAAAACGCTAAATTCAAACCATCGTCTGATAGAGTTAATACCGATATTTTTACCATCGAGCAGGAAAAGATCTATACAGAGCAGATGGAAAAGTGGGATGCTGAAAATTCGGAACTGGAATTTAGCGAAAGTTATGCCACAAGAATGGAATCCATATACAAAAAGGCTGAAGAAGAATTAGGGCATCCGGTTTCTCAAACAACCAAAGAATACCTTAATGCCCTATCCCGGCAAAAACGGATATTGAGGCAGCCTTTTATTGATAGCGGTGGTAATTTTGATGAGGTTGCCTATTTTAAAAGCAGCAATTACGAAGAAGAAGGACTGCTTCGTAAACAACGTAAGGAAGCAGCTTCAGAATACATATATGTAGGAACCAGGAGAGTGGAAAAAACCGGCGACCAACTTAAGATGGCCAAAGAAATACAAGCTATAAATGAAGTTTGGAGAAAGGAATCAAATAATGCCACTAATGCCGTATCAGAATCGTTTTTGCAAAAATTAAGAACGATTCAGAGCGAGTCTGGAGGAGAAGCTGCGCTGAAGACACTTATGTTGGGAGGTCACCTGTCATTCAACGATCGGTTTTGGAATGATGTAGAATCAGAACAGTCGGCACGTACCGAATCAAATAACAAGGCTTCGTATCTTAAAATGGCGCATGATATCATTAGTTCTACGACAAGTGATAGAGATGCGACTGACGTGGATTCTATTGTGAAAGATATAGAAAAAAATAAGGCTATTATCAAGGAAATAATCGGAAACAATCGCGATGTGGCTGATATCGGAGAGATTAACGAAGCGACATTTACCTCATCTGAAAGAGATGCTTTTAGGGCCGCATCTGAAGCTATTGAAGCCGATTACGCTATTTTGATAGATTATGCTAAGATGGTGGGTCTTGAAGATATTGATAAGTACCTTACTAAAAGCAGTAAGGCTGAAAACGAAGTAAATCAGTCTTATTTAAATGCTCTTGCTGACTCCAAGGAAGTGGAATGGAAGTTCGTACAACGTCATACTACGGCGAAGAAAGCAAAAAGGATTCAGGCTTTAAGGGATAAGCTGTTTAAGGCTGCTGATAACCGATATCTGTTTACCGTATCTGAAACCAACTACCTGTCAGAAAAGCTTGGTATAAGCAAAGAATTAGACGGTAGAGATTTCAGGAATGCTGTTAATGCTAAGATGGCCAGCTTATTTTTAAATAATACAAGAGAAGAGGGCGTAGAAGAAGCTAATGCTATTGTTAATGAATTTGCCAGAAGCCAGGTTTTTTCGTACTATAAACGCATGGCGCCTACCGGATATGCAGCTATGATCGACAAAATCGGTCGAGGTGAGATAGATGTGGCGCAAATGGTTAAGGACGTACAAAACGGTACATCCACCCAAGATTATGGCATGGACATATCGTACTTGTCTTTCGACCCTGCAAGGGCATGGGTGGCTGAATCTGAAGCCGAAAATAGCGGTCGTAATCCTGATTATGTAAAAGATCATGGGTATGGTCATCGAATGCCTAAGAAAAGCCTGTATCGTGACGAATCGTATTTCAATGACTTTGGTATCAAGTATGATGCTGACGGTAATGAGGTTGCTACTAAAAACGTAGAGCAGTGGAATATGATTCAAAAACTCAAGGAAATAAAAAGACAATCCCTTGATCTATACAAAGAGCAGAGCCCGAACCTGTATGCTATTCCACAGATATCCAAACAAGATATAGAACGTGTAGAAGGATTGGGTATTAACTTCAAAAATACGGTTCGTAATTTTGTATCAGATCTGTGCCTGGACAGAGTAGACGATTCTCTATATGGTAAGACCAGGCAAGGAGAAGTGTATGATCCAGAAGACAGGCTTAGGTCTATACCTAAATACTACATATATGAATTGGAGAACCAAGATGATGTATCTCACGATTTTGGCTACTCTTATTCGATGCTTATGATGCAGTCATCGTTATACAACGAAAAGCAGAAGTCTATAGAGCTCGCTCAAGGACTGGAGCAGATGTTACTAAATAAACAATTTGAAGGTGGTAAAAAGGCTGAAGCAACCCAAGCATATCAGATGTTCAGGGACTTCTTCAACGATCATTATTATGGCATTAGGATGAACACCAAAAAACTTACGGTGAACATCGGAGGATATACGGTAGACCTTACAAGAATTATGATGGCTGTTGAAAGGTTTATGTCGGTCATGAACTTGGCACTGTCTCCATTTGTGGCAGCTACCGGCGCCTTAACAGGTCATATCAACCTCATCATGGAATCTGCCGTAGGACAGTATATAAGCAAAGACTCCCTTAAATACGCATCGGCTGAATTTTCACGCCTTGCTCCATCTTGTATAGCAGAAACCGGAGACATAGATAGGAAAAGCAAATTATATGTCATAGGTGAGAGAATGGGGATATTCAATATCCGAAATCGTATGTATGGTGCCGGATACAATAGAGCGGCCAGGACCTTAATGCGTTCGCCTATGTATGCTTTTATGGAAATCCTGAACTACCCTCTTGATCCGCAGGTTATGATTGCTACTATGGACAATGTTCGTTATTACAAAGGCCGGTTCTACACGTTCCAAGATTTCAAGATGGAAAAAGAACGTGGTAAAGAACAGAGTACCATAAAAAGAGAATGGAACGCATTAAAAGATCGTACTTTATGGAGTATGGTAGACGTCGTGGATGGGAAGGTGGTTGTAAAGCCAGGATCGGGTGTTACTGTTGAGGAAGTAGAAACCCAGATGGCTATAACCAGAAATCAAGTTCGTAGCTTGTCGCAGATATGCAACGGATCTTTGAATGAAGAAAACCGAACTGCCGCATCGCGCAACTGGATAGCCAGGTTCATGACCGCCCACCGAGGATGGTTGGTGCTGGCGGCTCAACGTCTGTGGAAAAGACGTGGCTTCAATTTCCAGACAATGCAAGAAGAGGAAGGGTTGTCAATTACGTTAAAGAATATGATAGCCAAAACATTTAGCCTGGCTTCCGAGTCTGGTATGAAAAACATCATAGATGCCTGGAACGAAAATAAAGACAATATGAATGAGGTAGAAAAAACCAATCTCAAACGTCTCAGTGTCTATGCCGGCACGTTCCTTATCATGCAGGCCGTATCTATGCTTCTTGCCGGATGGCGTGATGATGATGAAAACGAAGAAAGTTGGCTTACTCAATTTGGATCCTATGTCGGATTCAGAACCATAAACGAAATAGCTTCACAGATGCCGTTTATTATGGAGCTTAACGTGGTAGATATCATTAACGATCCGTTTGTTATGGGGCGAAAACTGAAGGATCTTACCGATCTTAGGAATTATTCACTTGATAAAGTAACATCCGGTACATACAAGGGAGAGTCTAAGTTATTTAGGCAACTCGCCAAACAGACGTTTATCAAACAATGGTATAATATCAAGACGCCGGAAGACGTAGCGCGCGCCTATAATTGGTGGCAGCAGACGAACAACAAGTCAATGATGTTCTTCATCGGCGCTACTCCTGATTCGGAAGGGGACGATGATGTTAGCTACAAGTAGACGAAGAATATCGGACTTGCATTGTTTTTGTATGATTCCAATATGTTATATTAGCATCGTCAAAGAGTAGATTGTACGTTTTTTGTTCTTACTTGAAAGATTATGTAGGTTTAATTTTTTCTGAAATTGTTTTCTTACCGGTTCTCAGTCAGAGATGATAGGGAACCGGTTTCTTTTATGTTGTCAATTATTGCTATCTTGCAAACAAAAATCATGAGACGAAGATTTCAAATAGGGATGGGGGTAAATCCCTCGCTTATAATCAATAAAGGCATATACATCCAACATGTAGATGGAGGATTATATACAAAAGAAAATTGGTCTAATAAAGGATATTCCAATGATCTATGCAATGGAATAGCTCTTGTAGATAAAGTGTGTTTTGTTATAGCCACCGAATATATTGGCACATTTCGTTGGGGTAAGGATGGAGAAATAGACAATATATTTGCACAAGATAGTTCTCATATGGGAACTATTAAAAAGGATTATTGGGGGCGTGAAAATCAGAATGCGTATCTTGAATATGATACCAGTAATACAGATTACGCTTTTAATAAAGCTAATAGCTATTTATTTAAAAATGGTCAAAATGGATATGTAGGTGGCGCCGGAGAGTTTTTTTTGATATCATTGTATGCTAATGAAATAAACGAATGCCTTTTAATGGTAGGAGGTACGATAATGAGTAATAGAATGTGGACATCCACTCGAAATGAAAAATTTTCCTATTCGTGGTATTATGATATAAACATCCAAGGAGATCATTTGGATACAGGTTCAAGGGGTAGTTCACATTATGTCCGTCCTTTTACTGAATTAATTTTATAAAATTATGAGAAGAAGATTTGAAAATATTAATACAGTTGCTGGCGGCAAGATCCCTGTTTTTGCTTGTTCGATTTCGGCCCCTACAACCACATGGCGAAATCCTGTACCTATTCTTGGTTGTAGATACCGATCTAATGGAGCAACTATGGCGGCTTCCTATGTTTTAGATGAAATTAATAATAGCAAGGTATGTACGATGGGCGGTAATCCTATAAATTGTACGATATCAAATTCTGGACAATATATCCAGGCTTACTTTAATGAAGGATCGGTAACAGGTGATATTATGTTACAGTTTACGATTGGAGACGTTTTTTATTATTTCTTTATTACAGAAGGATCCAATCAAGTACCTCAACTGAAATTAAGTCCAAGTACTCACCTTATTCATTCAATATATAAGATAAGTACAATTGGCAGCTTTGTTCCTATTGACACCTATGTAGAATTATAATAAAAGATATAAAAATAGTACTAAAATGTATTAGTATAAGATAAGACGGTTATTAATCATATATTACAATAATCCCCAACCGTACACCTATTGTATGGCCGGGGATTATTGTAGTTACCATCTTTTCTTGTAACAAGAATCCACTACCTTTACCTTTTCTTCTTTGTTCTTACCATAATTAAATTCATACGCATCTTCGAATGAATAAAAAACAGCATAACACGACATGCCAAACATATCGTATTTTATCCTGTTTTTCCATTTCCCAAAAATGTTTTGATATTGGCATCAATATTCTACTTCCCCATTAGTTAATTTCCTTTCAACTATTCTAAGAGGAATATGAAACAAGTTTCTAAGCATTAACTTCATGACCTTCCCTATCTGTGAAAACTAAACCAATACCTTCTACAATATATCCTACTACAGGAGCTTTGTCAAATTCCTCCTTCGTAGCCCAAGTAGCATTATCAGGCATAAGATCCTTGAATGCGTCCGAAACATCACCTTGGCACCAGCAGTTATTTGATACAACAATGCCTTTCCCTTCGATATTGATATACATCTTTCTTCCACCACATCCAAGGCTGTTCCATCCGCTCGGTACGTTTTCCGCCATAGGCTTAAGCACCCAGCTTTCACCGTCTATCCTAACCCATCCAGGATCGTCTTTGTGCTTGTCGTACAAGTTTTGCCAAAAAGAGCATTCGTAGCACCATCCCCTGTCTTCCATGACAGTTCTTATCTCACTCCTTTCAAATCCATCTGCATCCATCGTGTGCGGAGAATGAGGCTGGTGAGGGGTGCCACATTTTGGACATACGAGTTTTAAATTATTTTCCATATTATTTTACTTTCACGATCTTAATAGAATCTCCGATATTGTATTCCCCTTGGTATCTAACGAATTTTATGATTCTATTATGTTTAAATATTGAAATTCTTTCGTCTTCAGCATAATACATCACACGTCCACCCTGTAAAGGACGTAAATCATATATAACCCATCCGTTATTAACCTGACTATCATCATGCGAACATGATGATAACACAAGTGCCATCAATAAAACAAAATACCTCATATTATTTTCAACATAAAAATTTATAACCTATTTTTACTGCCTCTGCTTCTTCTCTCGTATCAAACATTAAGGTAGTGACAGCTCCTATGCCTTCACAAACGTAAGACACTTTCACCCACCACCTAAAAACCCCAGAGCCATAATCATCATAGTACGGCTCAGAAAGAACTTCTTCTACATACCCATCCAAATAATTCACGATCGCTCCTCCTTATTTTTAGATTCAGCCTCTTCAAGTATGCTGATCACCTTATCAACAATATCCGAATCAGACATTTTCTCAATAAAAATATCCATTGCCTTAGTTATGTCATTGGCTTCTTTTTCCTCAAGAGCTATTTCCCCACCGGTAATAGCATCAGATAATGATGTAGATAAGTGTCTTATCTTATCAATGCTCATAAACGTAAATGGATTACCACCTTGACCCCCACCCATTTCTTTCATGATCTGATATCCACCTGAGATAAGTCTGCCTGATGTCGTGGCCAAGGAGGATACGATTAGGGACAGTACCGCCGCTTCCGTCCACTCCTCGGACACACCCTTCGACCACACGGCTGCCCTTATAGCGCCGGCCAGGTCGTCTATGTATGGCATGAGGCAATCTTCCATCGCTTGTGTTATATCAGCTATAACCTCACTACGCTCTTTATTTATGTAGTAGATAGAAGCATTGTACCTCTTTATCTCTTTGTCCATATCATTTAAAAGACGCTTGATATTGTGCTTATACATAGGACTGGTTTTAATTACTTCCTTTAGCTTAAGAATGTAATTATAAGCCTGGTCGTTTACGAACAACGTCATGGTTTCAACCGTTGAATGAAGCGTGTTGAGACTGTTAAGAATCTTATCGAAATTGTTTATCAAATAAGCTTTTCTGGCTTTTGCCGCGTAGTTAATCATCGCATTTAAATTTTAGATTTTCAAGTTCATTCAATTGTTTCTTAGTAGACTCGATCAGGTACGTTCTCCGTTTCTCTGCATGTTTTAAAGCTTCTTCTTTGCTCTCAAAAGCATCCCTTCCTATTTCATAAGGAGTGATCCTATCAGGAATGTCGGCTAACAAAAGACCACCATACTCTTCTATTTTAGCTTTTACTTTTCTTATTACACCGTCTCTCATGCACGCATCTGTAATCCATATAAACCTATCACATTCTTCTAATTCCCTTTCGTACAATTCATACCATTCTGGTTTAGGAAATCTTAATGTGAATCTAATTTCGGTATCTTTCTCTAAGACATTAATATCATACGCCTCCGGCCACAGTTCTTTTATGCTGTCTTCATCTTCAGCATACGCCACCAATACAAATGAATTACTGGATTCTGCACTACACCAATATGGATATTTTATAGGCCATTTGACTGGACGGTAGTCGTTACCGCAGTCGGATTTTTTAATGTAAAATCTTGCTCTAATCATGATTCTTTTATTCTTTTAAGTATATGTTCAATAACTTTAATAGTCCACCCGTTTCCCAACATCTTGTACTGTTGGGTTTCGCTGCATTCCCATTTATACCAATTTGGTACAGTCTGTAACCTGGAGCACTCTGTAGGGGTTAATCTTCTTATTCTGAAATCGCCATGTAATGCTCTCTGTATGATAAAATTGTTTCTATCATATGAATTACAAGATAATGTTGGAGCCTTATCTTCATGAAATCCACCTTTGTTAAATCCTCTTGGTATTTGAAAAATAAGATTATCTTTCTGAACTGTTGTGAGACAATTGGATTTTCCATCGTTTTTAAATTCAATCATCTGAACTGTTTTAAGACCAGATTCTCTACATGTAGGTTTTTCTGGATTCCTGCCTCTCATTGCTACACAAATAAGATCGTACATGTATTTACCCTTTACGGTAACAGTATTGGATTTTTCATCTTTTGTTTTAATATTAGCTCCATAACAATTTCCCTTGTCGTGATTTCTTTTTAAGTGAAAAGCTAAATTGTTTAAAACTTTTTCAGATAAGTAATATTTTTCATCTACTTCATATTCAGCTATATCACTTATGGTCAAACCTTCGTCTTCAGGTTGAGGAATAATGCCGTCTTGAATATTAGTCCAATAAATACGTTTCCTGACTTGAGCTGAAACAAGTGCTGAATTAATATGATTGCCCTTACACCCTATAGCATCATCGAATACCGGCTCCCATTTCTTTCCTATCTTAACGTTCTCAAGAAGAAACAACACATCAGGATTAGTTTTTCTTACATCATTCAAAATACGAATAAACTCCCAGAACAAGTAAGACTGACCGGCAAACTCAAATCCTTGTTTTTTTAATTCAAGATACTCATTAAGTGATTTGACTTCTATTCCTTCTACGGTAGACAACCCTTTTCTTTTTCCAGAAAAAGACATATCCGTACATGGGCTGCCGGCTAAAATAAGATCTATGCGTCCAAGATCTTCTACATTTAAATCCCTCACATCTCCTACTTGTATCGTATTAGGAAAATTTAATTGCGTTTGTTTAATAGTGAACTTATCTATTTCTGACGCATAATATACTTCAGGCGTGATCCCTATTTCTTTTAACGCTATTTGACCACATGACATTCCGTCAAATAAACTTAACACTCTCATGACATTATACACATTTTTCAATTTTAATTGATTTTGATGATAGATACATATTCCATGTTCCTCTGCCCTTGTCACCTTTTTCGTTTTGTTTTTGGATTGTCAAGTACAGATCTCCGTCTTCACATACTTCAACTTTTTTCAAGAAGCCTATCATTTCATCTCCTGCTTCGTGTAAAATACGGATCTTATCTCCTTCTTTTAACCCATAATTGGAATCAAAATATTCTTTTTTGATTCTATCAATATTGTCTTTATGGTTTTTTATAGCATAAAGCTCTTTTCTTAATAAATAATTTAGTTGTTCTATTGTCATTTCTTTTCCTCCTTATTTATTGGTATTAATCCTTTCCCGTGCTTGTCATACCACAGCATAGCTATACAGTTCCATGCACATTGTGCAAGATGAAAACATCCTGTATCGGAATCCACTCTTTCCCCTTTCATGTATTCCATTAGGTGTCGAAACATCGCAGCACGGTACCGTTCAATGCCATTGTCAAGATTCTGCCAATTATTAGGCCCATATTTCTTGGCTCCGGCATGATAGACTTTTACAATGTCCTCAATCTCTTCCATTGGAAGTAAATCCCATCGTAGTTTATCGTCAATGATGTCATTTTTCACCGATTTGTTTTCTATGGGATCTTCGGCAGGAATAATACCCATAATATCCGTTTCTGTGACGAACGTCTCTCCATTGCAACAAACCTCGGCATATTCATCATTTACTTCTATGTCTGATACCGCCTCGACTATAGCTCCTTTGGTGATTTTAAATTTGGAGCTGATTACATCATCTTCCAACATGCGAAAAATAGATCCTTTTGGATAAAGGATATTTTTAGTATTATCATCCATCTTTTCCATTGCTTTATCGTTGTTTTACCTCATTTCTATAGTAATATAATCCATCTTCGTCTTATACCCTATCATTTCTGTTTTTCTCAAAATACTGTCTTACGGCTTCAATCGCCTTATCGTCATCAAAAGCCTCTACAAACCCCTCATAGAATCTATTTCGCTCCATAGAGAACGTATTGCTTCCATCCGGAATGGTTCTGAACACAACTACCTTCTCTCCATCTACGTTCGTTCCTATGATGTTGTTATGGAGAATAATAGAATACCGCCCAGAGTTTTTGTTCTGGACGACACTATGTTCGAGATTGTAGAGTCTAAGTAGTTCTCTTATTTCTTTTACTCCCATATTATTTTACGTTTTTAGAAGTTACAGCCTCTTCTCCCCATTTCTTTACATATATAGATCTCATCATGTTCATTAAATTAGAGAAAGAAGAGATGGTTCCCATCTCTATGCAGAATGCAAGATTAGACTGTAGGGTTTCAAGTTCTTTCAACTGCTCCTGTGTAGCCCTATTTCTTATCATGCTTTCATGCTCATTAAATACAATCCAATTTAAGCCTTTAGCCATCTTGGAGTAATCGGCATCCGGAAATCTTGATATAGCTCTTGACAAGACATTGTATTTATCACCTGCCTCTATTCGGTTTAAGATAAGCTTATCTGTTAACCACGTAACAACCTCAGCATACAACATGGGGTTTAGTTCCATAGCTACAAGTACCCATATATATGGATTGCACATAGTTCTTCTATTCTCTCCTCTACCCATTGTCTTATAAGCTCCCATTTTTTTCATCACTTTTATAAGTGACTCTTTTTCAACAGATTGTATAAAACCAGGAAATCCTGATTCTATCTTATATCCTTGTTTTTCAAGGATATAGTAAACACGTTCCGCACTCTCCTTATTAGATAGGATATTCTCTATTCTCTTTTCATTCCACCCCATCTCAACCCTCTTCTTCGTATAGGCTTCCTGAAGGTCTGTTAAGGACATAAACGAAGTTTTAGTGTCCTGCTTAATTATTACGCCAAATAATTCTCGGTCTTTTGATACCATTGTAACATTTGTTTTCATAAAATATAACACATAAAAAATAATACGATACAAAAATATGTATCGTATTATATCTATACAAATATATTGTGTTAAATTTTATGATTATATTTTTACGTTATGCGCCTATGGCTGCCTCTAAATTCCCTATAATACCAGTTTCTATGTCATTGATTTTATCATCAATGGTTGAAACCGCATTCTCTAAATCCCCTACAATACTTTCTATATCATCAACAACCGCCTCCATATTAGCTACAGCCTCATCTGATTGATAATATCTTTCTGTATCTTGTAACGACTCCGGCATATTATCTCTTGCTTCCGTCTCTTCGTCTAAAATCATATCAACATCATCCTTGGCTGAATCCAGATTATGCCTAACCTCTGACAGCTTTGATTTGATAAACTCAAGATCTGTTTTATGCTTTTCCAAATTGGAAATAATATCCTCTATTTTCTTACGTCTTTTGCTGTTCATGCTTTTATTCTATTATAATATTCGATAATCTTTTCTTTCCTGTCTCCTGGTTTTACTGCCATATTCTCAGCCAAGAACCTAAAATACGACACTGGTATGTCCTTGAATCTAATTCCTTCATATTTTCCAAACCACATTATTATGCTGTCAAGATCGTCTTCTCTCCTACCATCTCCATTCACAGATTTAAGCGAGGCTGCCCGACGAAGGATCTCGTCTTTGGTAATAATATCACCCATCCTTATATTAGACAGAAGTTGATCGCCGGCAAACATACACCAGCCCTTAGAAGGGAATTGCTCGATTGTCAGGTCTTCTATCCGACCAAAGCGTCTCATGTTGTCGCAGCAATCAATAATCAGCGCCTCTTTCTTGTCAGGATGGATGCGGACGGCGCGGCCTAATATTTGGTAATAAGTTGAATATGAGAAAGTTGGTCGACCAAACATCACACAATCAAGTTCAGGAAAATCAAATCCGGTAGCAAGCGTTGAATAATTAAAAACCACCTTCAACTTACCTTCTTTGAAATCGGATATGATTTGCTCTCTTTTCTTTTTGGTTGTTAGCGATGTTACGACACCGGTTATGGCTCCCATCCTGGCATTCATGAACTCTGATATTCTATTACATGATTCGATAGAATCCATGCAAACCAAAATGGCTTTACGCTCGTTCATAAGTTGAAGAAGGCGCTTGTAGATAGAGTTGTTTAAGCCGTTTCGTACAATACTTTCTTTAATAGATTCGTTGGTGTATTCGGCTCCGGTACTGTTTAACATCAGAGCCGATTCATCAAAAGACCATCGTTCGTACTTAAGTGGACACCAAAACCCTTGAGAAGTTAATTCTTGTATTTGAGTCACATGAACTATTTTCTTGAAGAAATTATGCTCGTCTTTCGTCAGCATATTGAGCTTGCTGTAGTTTCCTTCCAGCATGGAACTGTAGGTTCGGAGGCGGCAGGGAGTGGCGGTGAAGCCCAGCACCTTCGCCTCTGGGAACCTGTTCATAAACTCCATAAATTCAGAACCTTCTTCAGGAGAATACCCGCTATGCACCTCATCTATCAATAATGTGTCTATCCCTATATCTTTCAACCTTGCTACGTCTTTCTTTATGCTTTTAAGTGTAGCATAAGTCATAGCCGATAACTCTTTTTTTTTACATGAAGCAGAATATATGGTAGGTTTAGAACCGAATGATACAGCCTTCGCATAATTCTGCTCCAGAATCTCTTTAGATGGCTGTAATACAAGGATAGGTCTTTTTAATTCATGAGCTATCTTGCTAATTATCAAAGACTTCCCCGCTGCACACGGCAAGACTTCTATGCCAGGCTTCTTAGATCTTCCTGTAAGGAACTTAAGCCCGGCATCTACTGCCTCTTTTTGGTAAGGTCTAAGTTCAAAGCCCATCGCAATCTATTTTACTGTTTTTTGAAAGTTCTATTATCGCCTCTTTCAACATCTCCCTTGCTTTATCTTCGTTATCTTCAAGCAAGCATACACTGCACGATATGCCCATACGATCCCCATAAGCCTCGGCATTACCTAATGTGAATGCGCAGCAGTAATCATAATCCATGTTTTTTGCTACGGCAATAAACTGATTATCTTCTATCAGTACAGCATATTCAGCATCAGTTTCACACATGATAATGGCTTTATCTTTTTTTATAGACAACACCTTGTTTCTGAAAAGTCCGTTATAAATCCATAGTTCTTTTCCTGTATTTTTATAAAGCACAGCCATATCTTCCTTGATTGTGACTTCTTTTTTCATGACTTACTTGTGTTTAACATCAGTAATTAAAATGTATTTTTTAACAATATCTTCAAGACTCACAGAAGAACGTATATATGGTTTTTCTTCGTACTCATATAGAACGTACCCTTCTTTTATGTCTAATATCTTAATCACATGCTTGCCTCTTTCAAATGGATCCTCAAAGTAGTTCTTATGTTCGTATCTTTGACCTACTTTGATTTTGTCAGTTTTCTTCTTCATCTTATAACGATCTACTGCTCTACCTGTTTTTATGAAAGCTGTCGTGAGCAAGTATAATAAAACTAAATACAAAAGGATCGCTACTCCACATATTAGATCTTCTTTCATTGGACTCCCTTTAAGTAGTTAAACCATATATCCTCCAGCTTCTCCTGAAGTTCAAATGCTTTCTTGAAATTTCCACATCTTACAGCAACGTCTCTCATGTATTCTACGTTTATAACCTCCGGATCTTGCCGGTATTTTGTTCTTAACTTTTGAACATCCTCGTATTTCATCGCTTTATTTTTTTAGACGGATCCCAATCTGAAGAGAAAGGGCATTCGTTTTTGTTATGTAATCCAAAGTCACAATAATAACACAGTGCTGACGGGCAGGGCAGCTTGTTTTGCGAAACAGGCTGGCTTAGGGTGGCACGCCTCTTGCTATACCTGGTTCCTTCTGTTCCCTGGATGTATGCTTGAAATGCTTTTACACTATTATCTTCAAAATCATACATTTTAGACAAAGTGTCATTTAGCATCTCTATAGATTTTGTTTTACGTTCCTCATCTACCTTAACCTTTTGGTACTGTCTGGTCCTGGTAAAGAAATAGATGTTCATATCTGGCAGAACTCCGCCATATCTTCTATAGATGTAAAATGAATATATAGGATGCTGTAAATTTGTTTCCAACTTCTTAGAGTCAAAAACCTTATTACCGGATTTCCAATCTATGACATAATGGTGAACTACGTTCTTGCTTTTTATAGCCAGATGAAGGTCTACCGATCCTACTATGTACACATGAGTATGAACGGTCCCATTTATATCAACAGGCTTAGGAAGACGGTACGGCAGCACAAAATCTTCTTCGACTCCAACTATGGCGCCGTGTCTGATAAGTTTCTCGCAGGGATTAAGATCACTATCAGCTATCATAAACCTATTGCCGTCTTTTTTGAACAGATCCACAATCCAAGCAAGAAGTTCCCCAGATTGCTTCATGGCCATCATCATATTTTCCGGTGATTGCCAAGGTATGTCCTCCTGGTAAGCATAGTAACTTATTGCTTCTCCAAGGTCTTTACCAGAAGGCTGTCTTCCGTTCTTAAAGAAGTATTCCAGTGTCTTATGGATAACCGTACCATAGGATGTAGCTTCTTGTTTTTCCGTAGACCTTTTGCCCTCCACGTAAGTCTTATACCATTTCATTGGACAGGTAAGAAACGTATCTATCTGGGAATAAGATATGGCAAGACGTTTCACACCATTAAACTCCTTATATAGCAAATGCGTTTCCGGGACCATCATAAGTCATTGTCTTTAAATCCTTCCGGGTAATATACGACATACTTCTTACCGTCTTCTGGTGTCATGGCAAACTGCATGTAGTTATTACGATTACGATGCTTGCCATCCAATCCTCGTTTCCAATACAGGATACCGTCTATATCCACATAAGATCGGCCGCGGTCGGCTCTAACCACGTCCGTGTGTAGCAGATACCCGTCGGAAGACACGATCCATACTTTATCACCTTTGTTTAAATAAGATATTCTTTTTCTTACAACAACCTTTTTCTTATTATCCAATACAAATTCCTCGTCAGTCATACTCTTCATCCTCCTCTTCTTCTGTTTCAAAATCAATTCCATAACACTGATCATAATGATTGGTCAGTTCTTCTGGTTCTAAATCTTGTCCAAAATCCATATTAAATTATATACTTAATTCTCCTTCTTCATATTTTATATTCACCTTGTCACCGTTTTTGTAATTTTTTCCAGACAAGCATCTTACTCTCATTTGCTCTTGTCTTCCATTTTTCGAAATATTTACCATATAATGGTTCTTTCCTGATCTAAATACTATCTCCACCTCTCTGCCATTTAAATCTTCTGGACATTCGTACACCATTTCTTGTTTTAACTTAAGAAGTAACTTATATACGTAAAACAAAACGATAAAGAAAAACGACCCTATCACAACCCCTACTAAATGGGAACCCGAAAAGTACGTAGTCCAGCTATATCCAAGAATAAAATGTGTTATGCCTTTGAATGATATGATGTCCGACAAAGACATACTTAAATCAGAAGCATTGTCAATATCCGTATCCAGATCAGATCCTAATATCGACAACAAAAACTGTATAACAAAAGCAAATGATGCTATTAAAGCCATGCATAAAATTATATCATTTCCCATGTCCTTCTGTTTTTATTTTGTAAACAAGATCAGTCATATCTTTGATGGATTTAATATTGTCATCATTAACAACAATATTGAATTTTTGTTCCACCATCATCTCGAGTTCAATTTGATCAAGAGAATCTAATCCAAGTTCTTCAAACGACACATCTTCTTCATGAACTATATCCATTTCCGAATTAAGAAACTGAGTAATAATTATATCCTCTATTATCTTTCTAATTCTTACTTTTTCCATTGCTTTCTAATTTTGTTAAATAAATACGTTTTTATATTTTTCAATCGTTCTTTGTCTGTTTCAGAACTTCCGGTAAACAAATAATCCGGATTGCCTTTAGCCGGCGGCGTAGGCAATTTAGATACGGCAAACAACCAATCCATTTCCTTATTCTTCTTAGACTCCAAATAAGGCTCGGTAGCGATCTTAAATTTTTCAGCTATTAAGTCAAAGAGCTTTGAATTTTTAAGGTTCATATGGACTGAAAAAGCCTGAGAAGGCGGTTTCCATATGAAGTTACATAAGCTCATTGTATAATCTCCTGACTCTGTTATATAAGATTCCGTTACCTGAAGTATGACCTCTTTCTTGAATGAGGTGTTACCCATAAACCAACATAATCTGGATTCCGCTTCTTTTCTACTGACACCTATGTCTTTTGAATATGATTCGTACATTCCTATCATAATCTTCAACGTTTCCAGAACCTCGTCTGTCATCTCTGGTGTCTCTATATAATTCACAAAAGACGTTCCTTTGTTGGTCAATCTCATCACGCCTGATTTTAATTTCTCAACCAGGCCAAGCTCTATATACCTCCCAGCATCTTTTTCCAGCATGGCTTCGATCATAACCGTATCCTTCTGTCTTATAGCAAGAAGATTAGCCAGATCATTAGGAGTCATGTCTGATGCTGCAAGTTGTCTGAAATTGATGTACATGCCTAATCAGCTTTAATAAAAATAACATCCTTACCATCCTCCCTCTCTACGTGATTACACGGGCCTGCGACTACATCTACCGACCCGCATGTAATGTGGTCATTAAATATACATCCTTCACATCCTAAGTCTGGCTCTGGAGCATCCACACATTTTAATCTTACAAGTCCGGCATCAAACACTTCTCCTACTTTAAATTCCTTCTTTTCCATATTTCCTCCTTTTTTTTAACTATTGTATCCTTCTTTGATAATCGAATTTCTACCGGTAGATACCGACTGACGAAGATCATCATGTACAGAATCTACCGTAGAATACTTGTTTCTGGTTGTAAAAATCACTTCCAGCATCTCCTTGTAGTCACCTAAAGCTACTTCGTATCTCGGATCCACTTTGGCTTTTCTTTCAGCCTCGGCATTACTTTTAGCCAGCTCTCGGTCGAGAAGATCTTCTTTGATTCGGTCAGCAATCATATCAAGCTCTTTCTTGATTACTTCGCCGGCTGCCCGAAGTTGACCTTCTACGTCGCCAAGCTGATCTTGGACGGTTCCTATTTCTTTCTTTAGACGATCGTATTCGTTAATCATACCCATATCACCTGCATAGCCGGAAAAGTCCTTGATTATTCTGGTCCCTTCTTTAAGGAGCTCAATGACTCGTCTTTTACGTTCTCTGCTTATTAAAGACGGAAGACGATAATTCATATCCGCCACCGCCTTATCATGTATGGAGTTGATTAAAAACATCTCTCTTTCATCCCCTGCAAACTCAGTAAGAACCAAAAGGAACTTACTTATCAGGTATTCGTTTTCTTCTACTGTTAGTCTCATGGTTCTTATTTTTTTTTAATACAATGACTGTTCTTCTTTTGTCTCTTGTTCCTGATTGTCCGTAACGTCTTCCACAGTATAGAGCTTAGGCGGCGTCGGCGGCTGGTTGGGGTTCACGAACTTCGTCCCGCCCTCCCCGTACATCCATCCATGCCCCGGCAGTATCTCTGGGTGGATTGTATTAGTAAGCTCTTCCATACTAACTTGCCTTACCTTCAGTATATGATGAAACACCAGTCCGGCTGTCCTGAATGATGTTTTGTTTTCAGTTTTAAACCTATCAAGAGTCTGATACCAATCTTTCCCAAATATCATATACTTATCCAGCCCGTACCTACGAGGATTGTGCAAACCTATCATTAACGTACATAACTGACCCAGCGTATCAGATTGGTAAAAATCAGAAAGACGCGGAGGCTGCTCTTGTGGGCTTTTTATCCTTCCTTCTATTTCTCTGTTGAATTGGGATATGATGAGGAAAAATATGTTTTTATATACTAATTTAGCTTCGTTCATAACCGCCACCAAATCATCTATAGCCGACTTAGGATCTAACCCCATTCTTTTTATCAAAGCAATATGATCGACTTTAAATATTATAAGACGTTTGTCTTTGTGTTTGGTAGCTATATGATACACAGCCGCCTCAAACTCTTTTACCGTACACGGAGCATCGATGTATATTATATTATTCCTGATTTCACCTTGAAGGATTTCAAACATCCTCATCTCTTCTACTGTATTAGAATCTTGCCTTCTTAATATTTCAGGAGCTCGCTTTTTCATATCCTGGCTCATTCTACGAAGAAGAAGATCTTGAGGATTCATTTCGAACTCGCAATTAACAAGAAAATAATCTTCTGCTTGCGGGTTGATCATCGGATTCATCACATTTTCCAATATCTTTTGGGCCACATACGATTTACCTACAGATGGCCGGGCTCCTATGGCAATAGCGTGCTGAGGAAAAATACCTCCAAGCAAAGCCTCGTCAATATAATCGTATCCGGTTTTAGCGGGGATAAGCTCTCCCCGCCTGTATTTCAAGATATTCTCATACGCCTCTTCCATAACCTGTTTAGAGGTTTTGAATATCCTTCTTATATCTATTTTATTTTTCAGATCCTCTTGCATTTTTGTCACCTTTCGTATCCGATTTGGATCCCCTATTAGCTTTTACTGATTTATACCTAAGACCGTTCTTGGTATGAGAACAATCCTTTCCTTTTCTCCAGCCCTTACCCTTCTTCTTGTCCGTTTCGTAGTTTTTACGACCAAGCTCTCGGCGTTTGGCTTTCTGTTCCGGTCTGGCATTTATCTCCTTGTCCTTTTTAGCCTTTTTCTTCCTGGCTTCGGGATGAGTCCTGTAGTACTCTGTTGATCTGCCCATGTGCTTATATTTTTTTGATTAATAATAGCACAAAGATAGGCAATTCGCGCCCTATTTCAACCTGCCGTAGCTCATATCAGGATCACACCAGACATATCCGTCTTTCTCATCATGAAGATACTCAGGACATCCTCTACATGCGCTACTGCCTGACACTATTTGATTGTTTTTATTAGGGCACTTATCTCCAGGTTTATGCCATTCTATTCTCGAACCTGATCGCTCTTTGTTTACATGACAGAACTGAAAGACTTTTCCCATCGTCTTCTCGCCAAACATACCTATATGTGTGTACTCTTCCGGTATAGCGAGAAATTCAGATAAATCTTTATACATCCTTTCCCGTTCCTCCGGCGTAGACCATAGTCTGTCAAGTTCGGCATGGACTCTTATCTTAAGAGATCTCAGTGATGGCCCTGCAAGCCGGCCTTTAGCTTTTCCCTTATTCGGCCCTGATTCATGAACACCGACATAAGCGTTGCATGGTTTGCACATCATAACCATCCCTAAGCCTTTTCTGTTATATACTTTATCGGCATTGATCAACTCGGTTTCTCTTCCGCAATAAGGACAAATTTCGCCTCTTAAAACCCGTTGTTGGCGCTCATTAAGTTCCATACCCTATTCTTTTGTTTTTCTTTAAACTTTTCATACAAACTGTTTTCAGTTTCCATTTCCGAAATCTCTACCTCTACATCCTCTCTTTTGAAAATTACTTTCTTGGCTGTCGGATACGCACATTTAGAGATACGAATAGCATTACGAATAGCGTAAACAAAATACGTTTCTGGTGACGATTCGATCACCACTACCTCATTTAAAGTGTTTTTGTAATTTTCCATATTATCTGCTTGCTTCAATTATATAACCAGGACGATCTTCACACGCCTCTTTGTATTCGATAAGAAACTTAAGAAATGAATCATAAGACCCCCCATCCGTTTTCTGGTTCGTATCTCAAAAGACTCTTTCTCTTGGAGATCATAATATATATACCTTTTGTGAGTATCTTCACCATCTCCTTAGTATCTATTTCCCTACCCAATTCTTCCGGTCTCCAAACATAATCGTATAGTGTTTCTTTGTTTTCTGATACGAATATTTTTTGTGCCATCTTGTTCATGTTGTGGGTGATGTTTGCAACCCATTTACGATCCTCTTCTTTCTTCTTGCTCTTAATATAAACGTCCAGGCTCATAATATTTCTCTTTTACTTTGTTATTAATTATCAAATCTGCCACATCATCTCCGTCCCCTACATTCTCAACACTCTGAAGATAGTCCGATACTTTTATCCTTGACTTCATCATCATCCCATCTATCTTTTTACTCCATGTGTCAAATGCTTGTCCTTTGTCCGGAAAAGCTACAGTCTTTCTATCTTTTAAAACATCTATCACTTCCGGTCTTAAGTTCTGCAACCCACCGGTAGCTACAAACAACTCATCTGGTTTATTCACGGCGCATATAATAGCCGTCTTTTCTGACTCCACCAAATTAACTACCTTATCTGGATACTGGCTTAGAAGATGTTCTCCAAACAGGCATTGTCTAAACAAGAAGTCTCTTGCATGCAACGAGTGATAAAACATGACATGAGGTCGCTCATTGTCACCGTCTTTTTCCTTCACTCTTTTTACATCAATCTCATTCCCCTGGCTGTCGGTCTTTATATAAAAATCCATAATCTTGCCGGTTCTGCATACAAAGTCCTTATCTATCTGCCAGAATATACAACACCCTTTCCATCCCCATAAGTCCATTGTTCCAACATGATACCTTCTAAATACGTCAGATACCCTTTCTTTTCCCCATAGAGACGATAAAAATCTAAATACGGTGTTTCTATCGTCTGGAACTACAGTCCTCTCAAACTCGCTAAAAGGTATGTAATTTACAACGTCAGGATTTACAGGAGGACGATAAGCTCTTATACACTTGTTTCCCGAGATCCAAAGATCTTTGTCACCTACATCCTTACCAGTAGGTCGTTTATCGTAACCGCAAGTCCGTTCATGATCGCATCTTCCGAACTCGTTGCCAACAACCTGGCCTGTTGCCACATCAATATAAGGGGTGAGACACCGGCTTTTCCCGCAAGCTGGGCAGGTTAGCTTCAGTCGGCTCCTTCCGGGCCTGCGGTCAAGTTGAAACCGGGGTACGTTTTCGTATCTTCTGAAATCAAGCATTTTTAACTCCTCTCATTGCTTCTATGATTCTATCCGCTATAGTTATAGACCATGACACCACATCTGGTATATATACTCCGCAATCTATTTCTCCTTTTCTATCTTGCATTTTAATGAACTCAATAGAATAAGCCTTAACAAGATCGAATCTACGTTGTTCCCAGTCTACATCTTTGTTCTCATCATCCACAGGAAGGGTATCGAGATAATAATTTAAACTCTCATTTATCACACTTCCGTTGCTGTCATAGAATTGTATTTTGTCATAGTCTCTTCTTATAGTTGAACCATTGAAGGTGATTACGTCTATTATCTCCCCGGTTCTTCTAATTTTTCTTTTCATACTCTTCTTGTGTTTCTAACCAGTATAGGCATTGTCACATTAACAGTCTTGCCATATTTCTCGTAAGATGTGAGTATGCATATTGCATACTTATCCCCTATTTTCAAATCTTTCGATAATCTTAATCTTGAACCCCTTTTGATGTTAATAAAATAATCACCAAAAGGATTGATACATATCGGTTTTACGATTTCCACATAATCTCCTTTAGGAATAACAATATCACTCATATTACGAATCTTTTAGACATTTCCTCAGCAATATCATATACGACAATATGATCCTCTTCATTGTACGGCTTATTGATATTCAGCACTCCTTTTCTCACTTTAAACCTCTTATCTTTTCTGATATGATTCAACATCCCTTGTTGGAACACACAGTCCGCTTTCTCCATAGCAGCATTTTTATCAGACCATTCTTTTAGCGTATAACCTTTACTGTTCGTGCTTTTTGGAGAAAAATTCATAATACGTGCATCAATTCCGTACCAGTTTTTAACCATTCTCCTTTCAGCCTCCAATTGAAAAGCATGTTCATTTCGTATGTCACCTGATTTAAAATCTAAGATAACAATCTCTTCTTTCTCCACTTCTCTTACTTCCTTCTTCGGATCTCCTTTTTTGAACTGCCCCGTAGCCCTTTGATACACGGCTCCAAAATAACCTTCTTCTTTGTATTTGAATGTCATTTTAACCATCGCATCTATCGGCGTAGCTACCAAATAATCTTCTAATGACAATATTCTTTCAATCATCATCGGCTTAACCTTATACTCCGAACAAAACTTAGCAAACTTCATAACTCTGACAATCATATCGTCAAGATCATCTATGCTACCAAAGAATTTGTCAAGATTCTTTTTTGATATTTTAAGCTTGCCTTCTTGCACTGTCTTAACTATAAAACTTCGATTTAAGACCATATCTCTACCCGTCAAGTACAATCCGTATAGGTAGTGCATGATCGTTCCTTTATCTGCATCATATTCTGATACTTCTTCCGGATTGCGACCAATCATCCTCATCTCCTGTCTCCATTCTTGAAGAGCCGTCTTGTCATCTACGAATCCGTCTCTGATCATGGTTGTTACCGAAGCATATATCTTGGCTGTCCCATCATCCATCTTTCTTACATAAAAACGATTACCGTCTAATGTCAATCTTACGAATTTGGGAGTCTCGATCTTCTTTAACTCATCACAGATATAAAACGGCTCTAACGTTTCCTGATTTTCTGTAAACGGATTCGAATCCTCTTCTCCAGGGTTAGAAGCGGCTCCCTCCTCCGGAGCTTCCGGTTCCTCCTTCTGGGCCTGCTCTGGCTCAGGCGCCGGCTCTTCAACTACTGGAACCTGTCCGCCTCTTTCTGCTATGTCTCTGTTCTTTATTAAAGACATAACCTCCTTCTTTAACTGCTCTGGTGTTTGGTTGGGATCTGACACCGATATCACAACATCGTTCATTCTAAACAACGTATTTCCTTCTCCTTCCACCATAGGTACAAATCCTAAATCTGTCAATATTTTTATTTTTTCTTTCATGATCTTCCTCTAATCAATTCTTCTTTAATACAATGTAACACTGTTTCCACTTCATCTTTATCTCTATCTTTCACTGCGATAGCTATATCCTTACTATAACTCTCTCTTCGTATGTGAGCATAAAAGATAGTTTCATCGTCAGCTTCTATTCTTATTTTATAAAGTTTTCTCATATCTGTCAATTATTTCAATAATTAATCTACCTCTTTCTTTAATCATTCCCCTGCTTTCCATATCCAGTACCTTCTTTACCGCATACTTCCACACAAAAGGAAATTCTGTTTCAAGTTTATCAAATTCCATCCGGTCAAGATACATGTCGAATACCGTATGCTCCGATTCATGAAGGAAAACTATATTATCTCTGCAAGTGGCAACCGACTTATATAACCTTTTCGGAAGTATGTGACAGACGTTACATACTGTAGGAAAATGAATAGCCTTACCAGTCATAGACATTCGAATAGTACTCAATTCCTCCAACATAAGACGAAAAAACCCGGATAAATCCGGGTTTTCTAACTTTTTCTTCTTGCTGCTGTTTTTAATGGATGTAATTCTGTCTTTTTTCTTCGGAGTCAACTCTTTGCTCCTGCAAGCCTGGCATAAGCCATGACTTCTTATCATTACTTTTCGTCCGCATTTTTCGCAGACGTATAGCTTCTTTTCCTTGCTTTCCATTCGAATAATAATGATATTATTGAAAAGAATAATCCCGCTGAAGCCAGTAGATAAGGTACGTTCATTAATAATTTAGATACCTCGTCTGTCTTAATCACTATCAGAAGGAAAGCGCCTGCTGAAAGCAATGATATTATCGCCACAACAAGCGCTATGTTGGAAACTACATCAGCCTTACTCTTCACTCTTCTTCTCGCCTAATTTTTCAGCTCCCTTCTGAAGATCGTATTTAAACACTTCAATGATTTTCGTTTCCACAATAGACTCGCAATTCCAGTCTCCTAACGTACCCTGCATACCTTTAGTCAACACAGCTTCGGCATCCTTAGGATTGCCGGCCTGGATATACATATAGCATGGAGTTTTCTTTTCTTTACCTTTCTTTTCATCCAGTGTAATGTAATTCACCTTACACTTATACCAGTACTCAGCTTCTCCGTTGAAGAAGATTTCCGACACTTTAACAGGATTAATTTTTACAACCTCGAAAGAATTGTACAAATCCTTGAAGATCTCCAACGATCTTGATTCTGCCTCTGTGTAAGACAAGGCATCCACTAAATACTTTTCAGTTACTTTCTTTTTTTTGCCGTTCTCGATATTATCAATCTCGGCTTTTACCGTAATTTCAAACCAGCGATTCATTGTATTAATATTTAATTAGTTGATTTCTTTCCTTTCTCTATACTGTTTTTAAATCTTTCAGAACACCACTGCAAAACGTCCATCATCATCATCTCATTATTAGATAAGATACCTTTTATAACTAACGCCAATTGATGCTGTGACATTCGTTGGCTCATATCAAATCTTCTTTCCTCTTCATTTACTATCGTAGCCACGAAATACTTACACCCCTCTAAGTGCGTCAGAGCCTCAATCATAGCTTCTTTTATCTCTTTTTCTTCCATCCTGTTTGTTTTTTTTGGACAAAGATATGTCTTTTGATAATAAAAAAGATTCAAAATGATTTAATTTAGCTTAATTGCTGCTATTTTAATTCGTCAGGTATAGGAACTGGTATAGACATGTCGAACTTTTTTCTGATAAACACCTCTGTTTCTTCATTGAATGGATAGGCCTCCTTGATAAAATTCATAGCCACCTCCATGTCGTCATCTGCTATATCTTTATACCTCTCAAAGATGCCAACCATGTCGTTGTTATATGAACGCTCTTGTTTTATATTGTACACGTATTTCAATACCCTATCTTTGATTTCATTGGCTTTTTTCACGGTGTCATTGAAGGTGTTTATACTTGTCAATTCAGGGTTTTTATTTTTCTCATCTATCTTATCAAACTCTTCCTTGCTATATCCTGTTTCTCCTTTAACAGCCGGGCAAACACTTTCTTTTATGATCCAAAACTGTTCATACGATCCTGTCAGAAACCTTGATTCTATTTTAAATGCATTATATTTAACAAGCAAATTAGCCACCTCAGTTGCGCCTTCTACGGTTCTAAAACCGATGCCGATATCTTTTAACATAAATACTGGAACTCCAGTTCTTGGATACACGACTTCTTTTTTGTTCTTTATATTCCAGTTTTTAGCTTCAATTGGAATACCTTTACCAGCAAGCTCCTTGTCTATATACAGACTTATCTCTTCGTCTGTCAATGCCACAATCTCATCTCTGTTTAAATCAAAAACTGTTTTCATTTTTTTTATTCATTAAATTAAACAACTTACTTCTTTGTTCAGGCTCCGTATATTCCACCCATATATCGGCTGCCACATTTCTAAGAAATTCCATAAAGTCTTGATGATCCCTGTATTCAGCAGAATCAACTTTTCTCACAAAACTTAGAATTTCCTTTAACATCTTATTGTTTTCTTCAAGAAGTTCTCTGTCGGTCATAACCTTTCAAATTTTCTTCTTATGGTGTTGATTCTTTACCGCTCTGGCTACCTCCGACAACTCCACGTCCCTTTCCATTGTTACCCGAAAATCTTCTTCTGTTAAAGAAAAAGACATAGTTAATGTAGGAGTATCCTTAAAATACCAATCACATAATTCTTTTAACTCTTTACGTTCATCCTCGTTTTTACATTTATGAATGGTAAGGTAATTCATTCTTTCCTCTTTTTCTTTGTCTGTTAAATCTTTTTTCATAATTCTAACTTTTAAAATTGAGTATATAATTACCTAAGGTAATAGATCATCCAAATAAGCCCATGATTCCATTTCATCTAATCTGCATAAAATACATCCTGGACGGCTGGATATAAAAGTTCTGTTCTCTTCCAATATACCCATAATTGGATTCTTTGATCCTATTGTTGATTTCTTAGGGAGAAACACAATAAAACGGTGGCAATCTGGAATTACTGTTATAGAATGCCACACGCTGTTAATGCGCCATTCTGCACCAGCTTTAAAAAGAGGAACAGCAAATTCTATATCTTGTTTCATGTCTTATTAATTGCTCCAAGTTGTCTAATCTTAGTTTTAATCTCTAAAAGTTGAGCGTTGTTGATTATATTCTTATTCATATTTTATTAAAGTTTATCTATTATTTTGTCACCCATTTCCTGCCATTCATCACTCACGCTTATAACCAATCCTATGCCAGTTGATGATAATAACAATGTAAAAATAAGCCATAACAGAAAGCAGATAAAAACACATACATACCTCATGATTTTTTAGTTGTTAGATAAAAGCAAAATCGGTTCATTTGACTCCGCAATTGCTTTTATTTGTTCTGGATTGACAAAACTCTTAACTTGTTCGCTTATATTACAAATGGACTTGATCATATCAACGAATAATTTCGAGGTACATTCGTTACACTCCACTTCCATTACCTGTTTATGTCTATTGTATGATATGCTCGTTACACAATTCAGCCAGTGCGCATAAGTTCCTTTTTCTGTATTTAACCTGCCGTATTCTACTTTTGTCTCTCCATTTCCATATTCAATTACTCTTTTTAGAAATGGTTTTGCATAAACACTAAAACCGAAAGGTTGGGTGTTTAAGGCATCTAAACGGGAAGTTCCATCTCTCCATTTTCCATTTTCATCGCCTCCTGTCCATTCCTTAGAGGGGTTAGGGACAATATTTCCGTTTTTGTCATAGGAAAACGTGCAATTCGTTTCCAGTTGATACTTAATAACAGGCACTTCTTCTACTATTTTATAACTCAAACATCTCTTCAGAACTTCCCTGATTTGACTTTCCAAATCAGAAAGTGCTATACTATTGAAATATCCTTCGTTGCCTAATCTGTTTGTAGGTAATTTGATCCCATAAGAATGAATCTTGTCCACATCTTCTTTTGACAAGGTAGTGGTAAACACTCCTTCTTTGGTGACATTCACTTTAACAGTTACAGATAAACTGTTGTTATCATTCTTTTCCGTTATATTTAGTGTTGTTAATACTGCCATAATAAGATCTTTTTGAAATCAATTCGAATAAATATAATGCATTCCTGCTTCATATACCTTATGTACATCAGGGTCATTCTTGTCTTCCGGTTCCAATTCACTCTCTTCACAAGTATAATCCCATTCAGTATTATAGTACAAATCCTCGTCTGTTTTCTCCAAGGAACAATCTTTCATTAGATTCATATTTTCTCCCCAGACTGCAACTTCTTTCTGTTGCTCTTCTTCTGTCATAAGAGATATTTTGTCTTTCAATTCTTTCCAGGTCATGATTTTTAAAAGATGATTAATAATTCATTCTACATCAAAAAGTTGATCTAACACCAATAATTCGGCATCCATATCTTCATCTTTCGGGAAACGAACTTTTATATTTCCAAACTTAGATGTCTTAAACAAGATGTAGGGGTTCATATCTTCGGCAGTCACCGGCTTATATTCCTTAACTTCCGACATCTTGAGATACCAGTCACCTATTTTTACAAACCCAGAAAAGATAGAACACAGATGCGCTTTTACAGACTGTATCTCCTTTTTATCTTTGAAAGGTATAATTTCGTCCTTTCCCCTTATCCTGATTGACAAGAAAGGACGAATGTTATCTGTTTCATTTTGAAATTTGAAGCCTGTTATGGCTTGCTTGGGGATTCTTCTTCCCATTAATATAAAATAGCTCATTGTGATAAGTGATTTTGTTTTATATCAGGTAAGTAATTTGTAATAACATCAAGTGATATCCATAACTCTGGCTCTATGCTATTTTTTATTCTATCACTGAAAAGAGAATTATCATCACAATCACAATGAGAGATTGTGATATAACAATCTTGATAATCCCACCAATGAGCCGATTTAAAATCGTCTCCTCCATTCCAAAACCCTATTCTTATACCTCTTGGGTTGAAATCTTCATCTATCCAACTTGGGTGATAAGCCAACACTTCTTCTCCCTCTGAAGGTTTTTCCTCTTTGAATTTCTTCCAGTTCATCTCACCTTTAATTAATTAGACACAAATATACAAGTTTTACTAAGATGCCCTTCTGTCATCTCTTTGACATACTCCCACACCTAAAGTTCGCGGTAGTATGTCAATCTATTGATTTCTTCCCAATCTTTTTAATCTTTGTTGGTCTTAACAATCGATAATCCTTTTCTATCGGCCTATCGAATACGTCATTCCTATATCCTTTATATCCTTTCTCGTAAATACTAACCCTTGCACAAAACTCAACCACGTCGCCTGGTAATAAATCGGCGCTTTCGAATCCTTTTGTCAAATCAAACCACAAATGATCTGTTACTATTTTATCATCGAGTAACACGTCTTGTAAAAGTATTGTCTTTACAGGTCCTTTATACCCATCCCTGAATCCAAAACGAATGAATGTCGCTGTAAATACGTGCCGATCTCTTGATCCTATTATTTTCAGTTCTTTTCTCATCCTCTTTCATTTATTTGTTTCACTTATGAAATTGACAACATCCTTTAGATATCCTTCTGTCATCTCTATGAAATTCACACAATCTAATTTGCTTAATTTGTAAATCAATGCCGGATTGTGTATTATGGCTATAATTTGTGTTTGTGGTTTATGAAATGACAATACATTGTAAATCTGCATTATGTTGTCAATATCAAGATTCCTGTCTGGCTCATCCATGAGAACCGTGTATTCAAAACTGCTTTCTGTTAATGTTATGCGGTTTCTTTTATAATACTTCAACAGGTTATCAATTCTTTTGATCCAAAATGCATTTGATTTTTTCTTGTATTCTGCAAGATCTTGCATTGGAAACGCATAATCCTTTTGGCTGAACATTAAATTGAAAAGTGATTCCAATGATAACACCACTTTTTCCCCATAAGATTTTTGAATACTATTCGCATACAAATCGAAATTGCTGATGTTTTTTAATACACTATCTCGATTTGTCTCCGTTGACGGCAATAAACGGAATACTTTCCCTGCATAATCGGATGATATGTCAATCCCATCAAGAACCTTGTCATCATCATCAAATATAGGTGGAAAATCCAGTGCCTCGATCGGTATTTCAGAGCACATGGATTTCTCACATAACGCATACATTGATATGATGTTAAGCAAAGTTGATTTTCCACTACCGTTTTTACCTACAATCACATTCACTCCTGGCTTGAAAATAAATTCTCTGCCATTTTCAAATGCTTCTGTATCCGAAACATATTCAAATGGAGTTTTTGTATTATCTTTTATTTTTACTGATGTTATCATTGTAATCCTTTTTAAAAATCAATTACCGTCCGAACCATGTCTCCGATGTGCTTGTTGCCGGTGCCCGTGAGGCCACTGGAGAAGACCACGTACCACGCGACGGCCTGGCTGCTCTCAGTACTGGACCAATACCACGTCGAGGAGAGGGGAGATGCCGAAACATAAGTGAATGCTTTGTTTAGTTCGTCCATATAATGGGCCATTAAATTTAATTGACCAAGAGATGGTATATACTCGCCATCTTCCAGCAGATTTCTCAATTTTGGATTTCTGGCTACAAGGCGTTCCGTATTGCCGCGTCCGTCAATGTCAAACAGCGCATCACATTCACGTTCGTAATATGTCCCACTTCCGGATTCTTCACGGCTATCATCGTCAAGCAATTGTACGATATCATGCTCCGTCAGTGAGATTGCAAATGACATGTATCTGTGCTTCAACCCAATGTATCGTACACAATCTTTGGAGTTATCGCCGGTAAACGGCTCAGCGTGTCCATTTCCGTAGATTAGATACAAACCATCTTTTCTTGATGGTACTCTATTTTCACATACGCATCTTTCATTTTTGGGACTTACAATTATGTTCAACCCATTCAACACATGATCTTTTATAACCTCCTTACATATTCTTCTTACAAAATCATAATCTCTTTGTTTAAGCTCATCTGCTACCATACATCTGATCCAATGTTCTATCTGATTGTTTCCTCCGTATGTATTAAGCATACACTGTTTTACGAGTTTTTCCAATAATGACTCTATGTTTTTGATTATATCTTCTTTGGTAAGGTGAAGTTCATTTAATATATAGTTCCTTACTGCCTTGTATTCTTTACTTGTGCTCATAATATATCTACTTAATACTGTGAATTATATTTTTTTTCTCTCTCCCACTATCTTCCCCTATAGGATTATTCCATCCGTATTTTACAGCCGTAGCTCTAAATAGAGGAAGTCTATAAAATCTATAATCATTCTCAAGATGAGCATATACTGTTGATTTCATTTCAGTTCTTTAATTAAAGCATCCGCATATATTACAGCTAATTCAGCCGCCTTATCACACGCTTCCAATATTAATTCACCGTGAGGTCCACGTCCTGATACGGATGTGATCGGAAGCATGGTTTTTGCCATCTCGTATCTACGTTGTTCCCAATCTACATGGGTGTTACACGGTTCTTGATTGACCTGTATATATCTTCCTTCAATATTAGAAGATCTTAATATTTCCGCATTCTCTTCGCCGAATGCAACCAGAATAGACCCACATCCTGGACTTTCACCTATTGTTCCATCTTCTCTGTGGAATTTTATCCTTCCTTTCATGAACAATATACCTTTTGCTTTCGGGAATACAACATCCTGAAACATCTTATTGTCAAGACGATTAAAAAGAAGAGCTATTCCGTTATTGTGCTCTACCATACGAGTAATAAAATGCTCTATAGTCGGTCTTGAATAAGGTGGGTTTAACCATACCCTTCCTTCCCATTTTTGTTTTAATCCATCTTGCTCTTTGTTATACATAACCCTGGCTGTCCTCCATAACGGACGCATAGGCGCACATGGATCTAAATCAAATTCCCCTAAAGCATCTATAATCTCTTTAGGTGTGTACCATTCATCTGTACTGTTTTTAGATTTCTCAAATGATGTATTCATATATCTATGTTTTATAAGTTAATCCCATCCTCCAGTAGTGTACAAAGATACATCTTCCTCCTCTACGTTTACACCTTTAAGAGCCTGTAGAAGTTTTTTCTTTGTCTCCCGGCACATATTGTAACCATATCCTTTATACCGATATGAGCGCTCCCATGTGCTTACTGGAAAAGGAATATTTTCGTCAATGACCAGCCTCTTCATATGAAGATGTTCGAAGAATTTCTCATGATAGAGTAGTTTGTACTCGTATGCTACTATACTTGCAGATGAGAATGGAAAATAATCATCTTCTTTTTCTTCGTATTTGGGCTCCTTGTAGTAAGCCATTTTTGTCACAGTAAAATCGAAGCTCCTAAGAATCTCTTTCGGCTTTCCAAACTCTGACTCTATGAACTCTATCCATACCTTTTCTCCCTCTTTCTGGAACGCACATGCCTTCTCATTTCTGTACTTAAATTTCCATCCTTCTTTCTGATGTTTTTCATCATTGAACGAATCAATAGCCTCCTGAAAATCGCTTTCACTTTCAAAGAAAATATCAATGTCTTTTACTCTTTCTCCGGAAAGGATATTTTTAAAACATCCACCAGCTATGAACCCCTTGTGACCTTCCATATACTTGTCAAGCCATCTTATTTGCCAGAAATTATCTGGAGTATCTATTACAAAATTGTTCATATTGTTTGTATTTTACTATTACCAAGCGAGATAAAAATTCCGCTTTACGATAATACAATGAGTGTAATTACTCAGGTCGATTCCGTTGTCCGTAAATGTATCCAGGACCCGTTTTTCCACGTATTTGAGTTTTACTGTTATCCCCTTCTTAAACACTTCTATTAACTTCTCATTGCACTCAATAGGTCCAATAAGACAGTATCTATTCGAAGGACTGTCTGATATACAATATGTCTGACATCCTAACATGTTGCTTAAAATTACTTCGTTCATAATTTCTCTATGATTCTAATATGGTGTCTACAAACTCCGTTATTTTATCAACGGATTCTTTTGATAAGGTATATCTTCTCCAATCCCATCTAAAATGCGCTTTTGGGAGATTTTTAGTAGAATATTTTTCATTTCCGTCCTTGTTAGTCCATTCGTAATTATCCTCTGGATCCGCCACTTTTATCCCCGATTTAGGTCCGTTACGAAAGCTATATAGCATTCTTATAACCGATTCAAAATCCGAACCTATATCAAATAGCATATGATACACCTTGTTTATTAAAGCCCTATCAGCTTGTTCCAAGTCTTCACCAAACAACTCTCTTACACTCCAATTTTTCATTTCTGAATAACGAATGAAATTAAGTTTCCCTTTTTCTATATTAGGATCTTTTCTTGATAATACAAGCTCCAAATCTTTCACAAATGATTCTTTTAGTTTCTTTTGTCCTAACAAGGCGGTGTATTTGCTCACTATATCCATTATCCAAAGTTTTTTAATATTGCTCCAAACGAATCATATTTAATCCCTAATGTATCATGTGCCTTTTGGGATCCACATTCACATTCTCCTACCTTATGTTCTGATCCACAATCGCATAAGTCTATTCCCCAATGGTTGACGCAGTGGTCGCAGCAGCAGGACTGGTGAAGCCATGTGGCATCACCAGCATCCAAATCCAATTTTTCAAATGTTTCCCAAAACATGCTATTCGAAGCTCCATTATCAAATCTGATAGTGACTGCACCGCATTTACATTTTGTATGTATTCTATTTTCATATATGTTCCATTTTCAAAATTTCTGGGGACAGATATTCTTGTAACTCCAATTTGCGTATTGGAACAAGACAATCCAGATGTTTAGCATCCATTTCTTGCTTATCTTCATCTACCCACGTTAAAGTACCTTCACTGCTACATTCTGGGCATTTGTCAGCTCCACATGGAAGAAGCATTTGTGCTCCACATAAGACACATCTTACCCAGTCTCCGTGCTGCACCCCTTCGTATGTTCTTGTTTTCATATTTGTCATTTTATCATTTACAACTTTCACTTCTTCGCTCCACAAACGTCTCTTATATATCGGAGTGATGCCGATCAGAATACCACTATCTTCACCCCAATACTGAAGTGTTTTGGACTCAATTTTATGATGCAATTCCTGTATTCCTCCTTTGTTTCTGTCATAAGGATAAAAATCAGATAATTTTACCATTTTCATTTTTCTGGATTTTCAGTAGTTCCTAAAAGACATTCATTACCCTCAAAATGAATACAATAATCCCATAATGTTCCATTGGAACATTCGTACTTATAAGGCAATCCATTATAATCGTCCACAATTTCCCTTGCAAACAAACTGATATTCCATTTTTTATTTCCTTCTTTTCTTACCAGCACTTTGTCAAACGGCTTAAAATCATATTTCGGTTTTTCTTCAATCCCGAAGAAGCGTTTCAGATACTCTTTAGCTTCAGGTTCTTTGCTTGCCTTTAATGCGTCAACCAACTTTTGTCTTTCGGACTCAGTGGCAAATCTGTATTTTTCTATCTGATTTTCCCAAGCAGATAAACCATCTTCTATTTTAAGAATACCTTTTTGATTTAAAGAGGCATAAAAAGATGTTAAATATTTCCCATGTGTATTTAAAATAAAGATATAGCTACCATCTTTATTACTTAACACCTCTCCATCTTTAAACGTAGTATATTCCGGGACTTCAAGAAGGAGGCGATTTTCGCTGCTAAGTGCTTTTCCTGTAGCAGAAAACCAGTCTGCCGATACAGAAATCGAATGAATTACAACCAATAACGGACAATTTGACGAATTGTCTTCATATACGATTTCTGCTCTATTTTGTCCTTTCTCTGTCACAATACGACCTGCTATTTCCCCTATGTTTATTTTTTTCGCCGTTTCTAAATCAAACGGAATTGTTGCTGTTCTCTGTTCCATGATCTTATTTGCTTTTATTAGTTCCTAAAAGATGCTCATTTCCTTGGTATGGAATACACTCTTTGTATCTCAAACCTCCCAAGCATTCATATTTGTATTCTTCTTCTCTTACTCTGGCAAATAAGTGTAGATTCCAATTTCCCAAATTGCTTGCTCTCACCAAGACTTGATCGAATGGCTTAAAATCGCATTTCTTTTCTTTAGTCAGCAAGTATTCGTACTCACTTAGATATTGTTTTATTATTCCTGCTTTTTTAAGGTTTTCTGTATTAGCAATTCTTTCAGCAAAAGATTTTTTCTCTTCCTCTGTGGCTAATCTAACATACTTGGATTTATCCTCACCACACACACTTGTCCATATTGGAACTTCTTCAGATGTAATCTCGCCATATGCCGATATACCATATATGCATCCCATATCTCCTTCTCTATTAATAATACCATTATATATAAATGGGTTCCCAAGCGTGCTTATTAATACATCTCCTTTCTTAAAATACGCTCCAGCCTCTACTTCCAATTCCAGAACGTTGTTGAAAAAAGTACGACCTTCTGTATCGGCATATATAGCACTTATCCCAGATTCATCTTTTTTTACAAAAAGTAAATTATAACGATCTGCACAGTCTTTTGACTCATATACAAATTCTATTTTAATATTACCAATTAATACTGAACCTTCTATTTCTCCGCTTTTAATTTTTCTCGCCGTATTTAAATCAAACGGAACAATAATTGGATTTTCCATATCTTTTTATTTTTAATTATGTAATCAATAAAACAAGATGGGTTACTTAAACCCATCCCAGTTGTTTTGCTATTCTCTCCATTTCGTTATATGCTATCCTATGACATCCAGCGGTTAGCAAATCGTTTTCGTACCGATTTAGACTCCACTGGTGACCGGTGATGTCCTCCACCAGACCGTGCCGAAACTCGGCGCCCCGGTGCATTGCCGACACAGCCCGCCACAGTTTTCTGGCTTCTGCTATTCCAATCTTTATCTGTTTACTTGTCTCAATAATATTTCCTTTTATACGAATCCAGGCGTTAGGTTTTTCACCAGGAATATAGAAAGGTGTATTCAAGAAATTGATTTCTCCTGACTTCCACTCTTCCAGTTTTTCATCAAAATCCTTGTAACGGGCTTCTTCTTCCTTTCTTAATCTCTCTAATTTTATTCTTTCTCTTTCTTCCTCACCCTTTCTCCATCTTTCAGATCTTTCTGAATACTTAATCCATGTACCTTCCCCGCAAACTTCATCAACAATCACATTTACGGTCCCTAACACTTTTAATCCTTGATGATCCAATAAAATTTGAAAGATGCGTTTTAATTCATGTACGTGCTTACGCTTGATACTATCTCCGCTCTTGGATAATTCATGATTGGTTCCAAGCCAATCATTAGCACTCTTTTTAAGGATACTCTTAGCAGTTCCCATGTTAAAGAACTGAATGTAATCCATCATATTCCCAAAAGCGCCCCAAATATCTGTATAAGATAATTCTGTTTTAGCTCTTTTGTATTTTTCAATAGACTTCTTAATTGATTCCAGTTTGCTGGCAACGAACCTCATATTACCAGTATCCGATATATTATCCCCTACACTGAAAACCATTGCCCAAGTTGGTATCGCATTACGAGCATAGCATTGATGTTTGCTCGTGGTAGCAGAATAATAATCTTCATTTATCAGGTATGCTTTCTTCCCTTGTTTGTTTTTTACTATTCTTCCGATTTCAAAGTGATACCCATAAGAATAAATACTTGCACCTTCAAAGAAGAAATTGCTCCCTGATGCTGATTCTTCTTGTTCATGAGCCCACAAGTGAGCGACCATTGAATTGTTCATATAAATATCTTTTTAATTGTTTAACTTACCTTTATCATATGACATTCTCTTTTCGTATTTTTCAATACGTTCGGTTATCATATCGCAGAAGACTTGCCCCTCTTTTTCGGAACCTCTGAAGTAACCAACCATCTTCAGAATATTTCCGTCAAATTCATGGACAAACTTGTTATAATAATGTTCACCCATAACTTTCCCGTATTTTTCTATGAACAAATCCTTGTCCAGTGATTCATCCTTAAAGCAACGGTTGTAATCCCATCTTACGATACGAAACAATGTTTCAAAATTCAATCTTTCCATATCTTGTATTTTATGGATTTCCTCACATTCTTCATCCGTTAATCCAGTGTAATCATCATTGATTAACGGACAAGCCCAACAAGATGGCAACCTGTATCTTATTACTTTTATGCTCATAGTTTTATTAATCTACAGTTACTATCTTCAAATACCGGAACCTTCCCTTGTTCTCTAAAATAAGCAGTGGCCACCTTGAAAGCATAAAGCGGATTTACTTTCTGGATTTCTTGTTGTGATTTATAGAAAGATAGCGGCTGACATACATAGAAGTTTTCATTATCAAGGCAACCGAAAAGCCAATCCATATTGGATCCACTGCAATTAGTACCGCCAAGTACGATCATATCGCACCCGGTCTTTCTTGTTCCCAAAATAAATGCCTTGTTCTTATTCTCTGGCTGCATAAATATCTCCTTGTCGATTATAAACCAGTCACTCTGGCAGTCCTCTACATCCCGGCGAACAATTTCGTCAATTTCAAGTGCGTATTCTTCTTGTGTTTTCATAAGATATGTTATTAAATGTAGTTATATAATTTCTGGATAAAATCACTCATGGCATCAGCATACACAACCTATTCTTCTAAGCCATTCTCTATCATGACTTCCTTTATCAATTCATCTGTCTCCTCGTAACATCCCCAGCAAGAATCAACCTCTTCCCATTCTTCGCAATCTTCATCCTCTCTTGATTCGTCTTTGTATTTCTTGGTAAATGCTACCTTCTTTTCAAGAACGTACCCTTTTATATCTCCCCACATCCACATACCTATGGACTTTACTTCATTATTTATAATTTTGGCACAATCTTCTTTCCAGTCTCCTTCTTTATCGCAGACTTCATTATCATATTTTTCTTTTGTAACGTATGCTATTCCTTTTATATAATCACCTTGACTATAACCCCTTGTTGACCACTCTATAGCCACCACGTCTTTTCCATATTTGGATATGATATCTAACAGGTCTTCATCATCCAGATCCTCTATTAATTCTCCTCTGCAATCAAAGTCCGTCAAATCACTTGGAAAAAACTCTTGACCTATATATGGACTTGTCTTATGCTTCAACTCCCATACATTGCCACCTCTGTTGTATGTGAATGAGATCCCATTCGCTTCCCCTTTCTTTAAATATTTTACAATGTCTTTCTGTTCTATATGCTTCATTACAATAGCATCAATAACATCTCTAAGATCATGCTTGTTATCGTAGAAGAAAGTTTTCCAATTGCATTCATCATGCAATTGATGCATATCAGAGTATTCAAAAAAGAATGACCCAAACAAACCCCAATTAGTTATAGGGCATTCTGAATCACGGCAATAATACACTTTAATGCGATAATCGCCTACTTCTTTTGTTGTAATAAGATCGTCTTCCATGTCTTTATATTTTAAATAGTTCTTAATTTTTCTTCGATAAATGCATCTATTTCATCATAGTATGAGCCATCAAAATAATAATTCCCATATTTCTCTGTAAACTCTTTAGCCCACTTTTGAATGATGTTAAATGCCTCTTCCCTGCTACATTCTTTTAGTCCTGATAGATAATCCACAGCTTCCACCGATAACTCTTGTAGATTTCGTAAGTAATTCAAACCTATGCTATATGGTAGCTTACCTACTTCTATACATACATAATGACCCTGTTTAAAGGCATCCTGTAAATCTTCCAAACTTTCTATCAATGACTCGGACTCATCATCTACTCTCACCTTGTATAACTCAAAATCTTCATTTTCTGCCGACACCCATATCTTGTAGGCTTTTTCGTTGGACAATCTTTTCCAAACAAATCCGTCACTGAATACAATCAGGCTACCTGTTACTATCGTATTTTTCATAATCACTTTCTAATCTGTTATTCTGTAATAATAATCAAGTTCTTCTCCCTTAAAATTGTTCATGGCATACTCATCAGCTTCTTGCCATAACCGGTCATACAATGCAGCCAGTTTGCGATTGCTTTCATAATGTTGCCATATTTTATGATTCAACACAATCACCAATTCTGTGAAGAACTTATAATTACCTTTCCATTCATCAAACGCACGTTTGTAGGTATCTTTGACACCTGCTATACCATACTTATCAGCTATGCTGAAATCTTCCCAAAAGGTAGTCATCAGATCATAGCCTACTTCTTTCATAAATTCTTTGAATGTCATAAACTATTATTTTAGGTATATGATTGCCTAAATTCATAATATTTGTATCGTTTTCATTGTTCACTATCTGACTAATATACGACCCTGGCCACAGACAGCCAGGCCGACCTCATGGCAGGGGAGGCTCCACCCTACCCCGGCCGTCTTGCCCCCCCCCCCTCCCCCC